CAACTGGTTCAACTGGTTCAACTGGTTCCACTGGACCTACTGGTTCAACTGGTTTAACAGGACCTACTGGTTCAACTGGTTCAATAGGAGCAACTGGTTCCACTGGACAGACTGGTTCAACTGGTTTAACAGGTTCTACAGGACCAACTGGAGAAGGTAAAACTGGACCAACTGGTTCAACTGGACCAACTGGTTCAACTGGTTCAACTGGTTCAACTGGTTCAACTGGTTCTACTGGTTCAACTGGTTCAACTGGTTCAACTGGTTCAACTGGTTCTACTGGTTCCACAGGTTCTACAGGACCAACTGGAGAAGGTAAAACGGGACCAACTGGTTCAACTGGACATACAGGTTCAACTGGTTCAACTGGTTTAATAGGAGCAACTGGTTCCACTGGACCGACTGGTTCAACTGGTTTAACAGGTTCTACAGGACCAACTGGAGAAGGTAAAATGGGACCAACTGGTTCAACAGGACCAACTGGTCCCACAGGTTCTACTGGAGCAACTGGTTCAACTGGTTCAACTGGTTCAACTGGTTCAACTGGTTCAACTGGTTCAACTGGTTCAATAGGAGCAACTGGTTCCACTGGACCGACTGGTTCAACAGGACCAACTGGAGAAGGTAAAACGGGACCAACTGGTTCTACAGGACCAACTGGTTCAACAGGACCAACTGGTCCCACAGGTTCTACTGGAGCAACTGGTTCAACTGGTTCAACTGGTTCAACTGGTTCAACTGGTTCAACTGGTTCAATAGGAGCAACTGGTTCCACTGGACCGACTGGTTCAACAGGACCAACTGGTTCTACTGGTTCTACTGGTTCAACTGGTTCAACTGGTTCTACTGGTTCTACTGGTTCAACTGGTTCAACTGGTTCTACTGGTCCTACTGGTTCAACTGGACCTACTGGACCAACAGGAGAAGGTAAAACGGGACCTACTGGTTTAACCGGTTCAACTGGTTCAACAGGACCAACTGGTTCAACTGGACCTACTGGACCAACAGGAGAAGGTAAAACGGGACCTACTGGTTTAACCGGTTCAACTGGTTCAACAGGACCAACTGGTTCAACAGGACCAACTGGTTCCACAGGTTCTACTGGTCCTACTGGTTCAACTGGTTCAACTGGACCTACTGGTTCAACTGGACCTACTGGTTCAACTGGACCAACTGGTTCCACAGGTTCTACTGGTCCTACTGGTTCAACTGGTTCTACTGGACCTACTGGTTCAACTGGTTCTACTGGACCTACTGGTTCAACTGGTTCAACTGGACCTACTGGTTCAACTGGACCTACTGGTTCAACTGGTTCAACTGGTTCAACTGGTCCAACTGGTTCTACTGGACCTACTGGTTCAACTGGTTCTACTGGTTCTACTGGTTCTACTGGTTCTACTGGTTCTACTGGTTCTACTGGTTCTACTGGTCCTACTGGTTCTACTGGTCCTACTGGTTCTACTGGTCATACTGGACCTACTGGTTCTACTGGACCTACTGGACATACTGGTTCAACTGGTTCAACTGGTTCTACTGGTTCAACTGGTCCTACTGGTTCTACTGGTCATACTGGACCTACTGGTTCTACTGGTCATACTGGACCTACTGGTTCAACTGGTTCAACTGGTTCAACTGGTTCAACTGGTTCAACTGGACCAACTGGACCAACTGGTTCAACTGGTTCAACTGGACCAACTGGTTCAACTGGTTCAATTGGACCAACTGGACCAACTGGACCAACAGGAGAAGGTAAAACGGGACCGACTGGTTCTACAGGACCAACAGGAGAAGGTAAAACTGGTTCAACAGGACCAACTGGAACTACTGGTTCTACTGGATCTACTGGTTCAACTGGTTCAACAGGACCAACTGGATATACTGGTTCAACTGGTTCTACAGGTGCAGGTGGTTCTACAGGTTTCACAGGAGCTACTGGTTCAACTGGTTCAACTGGACCAACAGGTTCTACTGGACCAACAGGAGAAGGTAAAACGGGACCGACTGGTTCTACAGGACCAACAGGAGAAGGTAAAACTGGTTCTACTGGACCAACTGGAGAAGGTAAAACTGGTTCAACAGGACCAACTGGACCTACTGGTTTAACAGGTTCTACTGGACCAACTGGAGAAGGTAAAACTGGTTCAACTGGTTCAACTGGACCTACTGGTTTTACTGGATCAACTGGTTCTACTGGTTCTACTGGTTCTACTGGTTCCACAGGAGCAACAGGATCAACTGGTTCAACTGGTTCAACTGGTTCTACTGGTCCTATTGGAACAGGACCAACAGGAGCAACTGGTCCGACTGGACCTACAGGACCTACTGGTTCTACTGGTTCTACTGGTTCTACTGGACCTATAGGTTCTACTGGTTCTACTGGACCTACTGGACCTACTGGACTTAGAGGAGTAATAGGAAATACTGGTTCTACTGGAGATACTGGTTCTACTGGTTCTACTGGTTCTACTGGTTCTACTGGTTCTACTGGTTCTACTGGTTCTACTGGTTCTACAGGACCGACTGGTTCTACAGGACCGACTGGTTCTACAGGACCTACTGGTTCTACTGGTTCAACTGGTTCAACAGGAACTACTGGACCAACTGGACCAACTGGACCAACTGGACCAACTGGTTATACTGGTTCAACAGGTTCTACTGGTTCTACTGGTTCTACTGGTTCTACTGGTTCTACTGGTTCTACTGGAATAACTGGTTCTACTGGTTCTACTGGTTCTACTGGACCTACTGGTTCTACTGGTTCTACTGGTTCTACTGGTTCTACTGGTTCAACAGGACCTACTGGTTCTACTGGACATACTGGTTCTACTGGACCTACAGGACCAATTGGAACAGGACCTACTGGTTCTATTGGTTCTACTGGTTCTACTGGTTCTACTGGTTCTACTGGTTCTACTGGTTCTACTGGTTCTACTGGTTCTACTGGACCTACAGGACCAATTGGAACAGGACATACTGGTTCTACTGGTTCAACTGGACCTACTGGTTCAACTGGACCTACTGGTAGGACTGGATCTACTGGTTCAACTGGACCTACTGGACCTACTGGTTCTACTGGACCTACAGGACCAATTGGAACAGGACCTACTGGTTCTACTGGACCTACTGGTTCTACTGGACCTACTGGTTCTACTGGACCTACTGGTTCTACTGGACCTACCGGTTCAACTGGACCTACTGGTTGGACTGGATCTACTGGTTCTACTGGACCTACAGGACCAATTGGAACAGGACCTACTGGTTCTACTGGTTCTACTGGTTCTACTGGTTCTACTGGTTCTACTGGTTCTACTGGTTCTACTGGACCTACTGGTTCTACTGGACCTACTGGTTCAACTGGACCTACTGGACCTACCGGTTCAACTGGACCTACTGGACCTACTGGACCTACTGGTAGGACTGGATCTACTGGTTCAACTGGACCTACTGGACCTACTGGTTCTACTGGTTCAACTGGTATGACTGGTTCAACTGGTTCAATTGGTTCAACTGGTTCAACTGGTTCAACTGGACCTACTGGACCTACTGGTTCAACTGGTTCAACTGGACCTACTGGACCTACTGGTTCTACTGGACCTACTGGTTCTACTGGTTCAACTGGTATGACTGGTTCAACTGGTTCAATTGGTTCAACTGGACCTACCGGTTCAACTGGACCTACTGGACCTACTGGTTCAACTGGTTCAACTGGACCTACTGGTTCAACTGGTTCAACAGGACCAATTGGAACAGGACCTACTGGAAGAACAGGACCTACTGGACCTACAGGACCTACTGGTTCAACAGGACCTACTGGTTCAACTGGACCAATTGGTTCAACTGGTTCAACAGGACCAACTGGACCAAATGGGGAAACCAAGTGGATTACTAAATCAAATAATATTGATATATATTATACTGGTAATGTAGGTATTGGTAGTAGTAATACAAATTTTGATTTAGATGTATCAGGGACAGTAAATGTGACAAATAATTCAGGAATAATTGCAATAAATTCAATAAATAAACAAAGTATTATTATTTCAAATGACCCCCTATTAATATATAACGGATTATTTAATACATCTATTGGATATGCTGCCTTAAAAGATTGTACAAATTCTACAAATAATAATAATACGGCTATTGGATATGGTTCAATAGCCACTGCTTCTATAAATGCTTCAGATAATACTGCAGTTGGATATTATACATTAGTGTCAATTAATGGGTCTAGAAATACAGCAGTTGGTAGTTACGCATTTTCGCCCCTAATTAATAATCTTACACAATCCACAGCAATAGGCTATAAAGCTACCCCAACTCGTAGTAATCAGGTGGTATTGGGAACATCAGCAGAACAAGTATATATACCAGGTTCAGAATCTTCAACCAGTTTTAATACAGGTGCATTGGTCGTTGCAGGAGGTGTTGGAATTGGTGGAAACCTAAATATTTATGGAAATGTTGGAAACCTAAATATTTATGGAAATGTTGGTATAAATAAATCAAATCCATTATATCCATTGGATATATCTGGAATAGTAAATGTGCAAAATACTTCAGGAATACTTGCAATAAATAGTTATTCTCAAGGATCATATACAAATAATATTATTATTTCAAATGACCCCCTATTAAAATATACCGGAGGACAAAATACGTGTATTGGATATCAATCCTTAAAACTATCTATAAATAGTAATAATAATACTGCAGTTGGATATAATTCATTATCAAATAGTATTGAAGCTACATATAATACTGCAGTTGGTAGTTTTGCATTAAGAACTTCATCTAATTCATATAATACTGCAGTTGGTCATAACGCATTACTGGTATCAAGTGGTATTCAAAATACAGCACTTGGTCATAACGCATTTACAGAAAGTTCAACTGGTACATTATATGCACAATCCACAGCAATCGGTTATGATGCTAACCCAACTCGTAGTAATCAGGTGGTTTTAGGAACACCAGCAGAACAAGTATATATACCAGGTTCAGAATCTTCAACAAGTTTTAATACAGGTGCATTGGTCGTTGCAGGAGGTGTTGGAATTGGTGGAAACGTAAATATTAATGGGCGTATAAACTCTACTACAAATATAGTGGGTTCAGTATCATTATTATTAACTAATAATTTACTATCTACGGCAAATTTAAGATTTTTCTTAAATATTAATGATGTTAGTGGTCCAAATGGTTTATCAAATGGCGGAGATACAGGAATTATATTTGGTAGAAAAGATGCCACGACTCCCCCTTATAATGGAAATTTAGTAATTGGTCCTTTTATATCAAGAGCACTTGGTATTAAAATGACACAATATGGAAATGTTGGTATAAATACACCAAATCCATTATATACATTAGATGTATCGGGAACAGCACGTATAAATTCGAATTTAATTGTTGATAAATCAATTGGTGTAAATACATCAAATCCGTTATATCCATTGGATGTATCGGGAACAGCACGTATAAATTTAATATCAATGAATAGTTTTTCATTTAATTCTGGTTCTAATTTGAATTCAAATACTAAAATACAAACAGGAACTTATATTTCTGGTGCTGTTATTGCAGGAACCGCATTTACTAGTGTAGATATATCATTTAATTCTTCATTCACAACAATACCTACTATTACTGTTTCTGGAAATACGACTGCATTAAATAATGGTCATCGATGTATTCATACAGTTGGCACATTTACAAATTCGGGTTTTTCATGTTATATTTATAATACAGGTTCTGTTGCAACAACAACCGCAATAGGTGGAACATACATTGCGATTGGTGGTTCATTATAAAAAATAGAAAAAACATGAAGAAACAATTTATAATTTAACATAAAAAATGATATTTTCATGATCCATTTCATCCGATATTATATCAATCAAATAAAAACGGTATAAAAATATAATATGTATAATACAAATTATATGAATGGATTTTATAAATTGGTTTTCAAATAATAAAATAAAAAATATCGGTTTTGAAGATATGAAAAATGCAATTAAAGATGAACATTATATTATTAATACACTCCCAACTTTTGAACAAGATTGTTTAATATATGGAACAATTGCATACAATAAAGAAGAACATATTATTAATCGTTTAATCGAAACGAATGACAAAGACCGAATTATTATTATATATGGAAAACATTCCACAGACGATTCTCCCCAAAAAAAATATAATCAATTAATTAACTATGGATTTAAACGAGTTTATATATACACAGGTGGGTTATTCGAATGGTTATTATTACAAGATATATATACTTTTGGTGAATTTCCTACAACGATTATTTGTAAAGATATCTTGAAATATAGAGTTACATCATTATTACAATTTAGAATTACATAATTACATAAATACATAAATACATAAAAATATTTGTATAATAATATATTTATTATACAAATATGGATACAAATATTCAAATTGCTATCGGTATCGGAATCATACTAATAGTTATGATTATTTATTTCTATTATAAAAATCCTACCAAAGAAATAAAATATTTAGATGGTATTGATTGTATTTATTGGATAAATTTAGATAGGTCACTTGATAGAAAACGAAAAATGGAACGAATGTTCTCAAATACGATTTTTTTAGGAAAACCTATTCATCGAATTCAAGCATTCGATGGTAAAACATGCACATTACATGATAAAATAAAAATGAAACATAAACGAAATTCGAATCTCGAATATGCATGTTTGCTTTCACATTTGAAAGCGATCAAAACATTCTCAGAAACGGATTATAAAAATGCCATTATTTTTGAAGACGATGTGACATTAGAATTTAAACTGTTTTGGAAAAAATCATTGCAGGATATTATTGATAATGCACCGCCTGATTGGGAAATTATTCAATTGTGTTATAATACAAATACGAATTTGACGCATGAATATACACTAAATAACTATAAAAATAATCATTATGGAAATATCGCTTGTATGGCGGCATATATTATCAATAATCAGTCTGCGAAGAAATTCATTAACGAAACATATATTTCATCAACCAATAAATATAAACTGCAAGATTATCATACTCATGAAGCCGACCATTATTTGTATAAATGTTTGAGAACATATACGTATAAATATCCTTATTTTATTTATCCGACAGATAACGATAGCACATTACATCCGCAAGATTTAGATTCTCATGTTCGTTCGAAAGTTAAATTGGAACAAATGTACAGACGACTGAATGATATGTCGACTGAATGATATGTCTTATGAAAAGGTCCTCATAAAATCGATACAAATAATATATTTATAGAAGTCATAAATATATTATTATTATTATTATGGTTCGAATTTATTCTATTGAAGGAAATATTGGTGCTGGAAAAACGACATTATTATCACATATTGAGAACATGATAATAAATCAAAATTCAAATCAAATCATTTTTATGAGAGAACCACTGGATATATGGACAAGTATTGTCGATGCAAATGGTGTGAATCTTTTAGAGAATTTTTATAAAGACACAAAAAAATATGCATTTCCATTTCAAATCTTCGCTTTTTCTACACGATTAACACTCTTTAAAAATACATTAAAAAACAATCCAGAATGCGAAATCCTTATTTGCGAACGATCATTGTATGCCGATGGAAACATTTTCGCTAAAATGTTATATGATGACAGGATGATGGACGAAACACAATACCAAATATATACAAAGATGTATGATGATGCGATTCATGATTATCCGTTATCTGGTGTCATTTATTTGACGATTCCGCCATCCGTCTGTGCAAACAGAATTGTTTATAGAAATCGAGCGGGGGAAGAGAACATTGAAATGAAAACATTAGAAAAATTACATACATATCATGAAAAATGGCTGAATCAACCCTATTTGGATTTTTATGTTTTACAAATGGATAAAGTTATGGTGGATGATTTTATTGCGAATGGGAATATATATGATTTGATTATTTAGATTCCTGTAAAAGTTTTATTTATTAATTTTTGTAGATTTTGTTTCGAATATTCTTCTGTATTCAATTCTTCTGTATTTAATTCTCCTGTTTCAATCAAATATTTTATATGCTGTATGTTATCTTTCGTATTATTAGTATCAATCGTATGATATAACATATTTTTTTGTTCATTTGAGCTATTTTTTTTTATTATAATAATACCATCAATGTTGTCATTAGTATATGTGTATAACCAACATATTACGTTTTGTGACATTTGTATATTATTATATATTAATTTTTTTCAGGAAAAATATCTATTATATTTTCTTGGCCATAAAAAAATCAAATAATAAAGGTATTTCAACAATATCAACAATTATTAATTCTGGGTCTCTATCAAAATTAGATATCCAAAAATGATATTTCTCATTACGTATTGTAAATCCTATACAGAATTCCACGCTCATATTATTAAAAAAGAAAAATTCGGAATATTTCAATGGCATCAATGTTTTTTTTTCCAATAATACCAACATATGAAAATAATTGCGTGGTTCTCCTTCATAACTAAAATGAACCACACATATTAATCCTTCTTCGCATTCAACCAAAGGGGTTGAACCTCTTACATTGTTAAACAAAGGTGTATTGTGTTTCCATGTTTTGACAATTTTCAATTGGTTCTCTATTTTTTTATCGTTTTCTTTTTTTTCAGAATTATCAGTATTAGTTTCATTAGAAGAATGAGAACATAGTACTCCAATTTCAAGTGGATTCCATTTATAAATAAAATATTCATTATCATCAGGTGTTTCATTACATGTTTCACCGTAAAAATTCGCTAAAGGTATCCAATTTTTTTCACACCAACTATTCGCATCTGGTGGTATTAGAACCTCTGCATCTACCAAAATATTTTGTGATTCAATATCATATCGACCCTTCACCATTCGGTTTTTTCCTAAACCCGAATAATTAATACTTGTCGCAATAAAATGAATATCGCCCCCTTTTTCATAAAGCCGAATATCTTCTAAACCATAAATATCACCACCGAAGCATTTAAGACCTGACTTCGACTCCTGAACTTCTTTAAATACTCTAGGTAACAATGACTCGCTATCTAAAGGCGAATAAAAGTTGCGTGTCCGAATATACCCATCTGGGTCTTTCAACCAATATGTCCCATTAGGATACAACCAATAATTCACAAATCGAGTATTAATAATATCCTGACCTTTATAATTCAAATAGGCAGTAGAACTCGGGATATAATCACCATAATCCGGATATTCATATTTGATATGTTGGCAACTAGGCAAATCCGATATTCGCATCGATATATTTTTCACACTTATTTCTAAAATACGTTCATTATGGTCTCCCGGATACCATATCACAGAAAGTCCATGATGTAATTCCAAATATGCCCAAAAATTGACTTCCCAAATAAGTTGCTTTTTTGACAATAAAAAATCGGCAAAATAATCGAGGTAACATTTATGAAATTCTAATACACGGTCAGCACTTCCGATAAAAAAATCCCCGCAAAAACGCCAACAAATATCATTCATTAAAAATTCTTCGTTAACATCATTTTTCCCCCAACATCCAGGTAGAGTCAAAAAATAAGGATGCATTGTTCTTTGAGACATTGACTTTAAAAACTCGAAAGCATATTGTTCTCGTTCTACCCCTTGAAATATATGATAAATATTGAAATCAATCCAAGCAAAATGTGTAGATGACCAAACATTCTTTTCGATGGCCATCTTCAAATATTCGGTTTTTGTATTCATTAAAATAATATATTCACGAGTATCCTTTTCGATATTTATTGTATTTGGTAAAGTGAGTGGTTCTCCTAATTTGGCTTCAACTTCATGACATAATTTGTATGTCCATGAATCCTGTAAATTCATATATTCAATAATTTTTATATTTGGAAATTCTCGAATAACTTCATTCATATATTTCGAACAATCTGGAGAACAAAAGACAGCCAATTGTATTCCTGTTTCCGCTATTTTCTTGAAATTTCGAAAACGCAATTCGATATCTTTGTTTTGGAATGGCGTTTGATAAATATTCATAAAGGCAGTCACAAATGTAATATTTGATTTATTCATATTATATATATATTTGTAATTTTACTATTTATATTTTTTTTATTTTATTATAAAATCGAAGTATTTTATTTGTATTTTAATATGAATAAAATATAAATATATAAAATGAACATATTAGTAGTAGATGTTGAAACCACCGGATTAATATCAAATAAAACCCCGACTTATATCACACAATTAAGTTTTGCGGTTTACGATACGGCACTAAAAGAACTAATAAAAACATACAATGCATTTATCAAAATTCCACCAAATATTATTATTAGTGACAAAATAACCGAAATTACTGGAATAACACGTGATAAATTAGATACTCACGGTATTGATATCACAGAAGCATTAGAAGAATTCTATAATGCATATTGCAGGTCAGACATAATCGTTGCTCATAATCTATCATTCGATAGTAAAATGATTGAAATAGAAGCAACCCGAAACCAACACATATTTAAAAATTCCGAGTTGGCTTTTTATATTATGCGAATGTTTACTATACATAGTAAATTAGCAACTCTTCAATTGAAATGCACAATGAGAAAGAATATTGATTTATGTAATATTCAAAGAATCAATTGTCGTGGTAATACATATAAAAAATTTCCTACCCTATCTGAATTATATGAAACATTGTTTGATGTAATTCCAGAAAATCTACATAATTCTATGATAGATGTTTTGGTTTGTTTGCGATGTTATTTAAAAATCGACCACGATATCGATATTTCTGATTCCCAATTTGGAACATATATAATCAATTCGCTGAATATATCAATAACTCACTAAGTAAGTATATATGAATATATATATCAATAAATCTTCAAAATATAATTTTGTTAATCATCTGCATCATCATTCTCGTCATCGTCATGAGATGATATCTTTTTTTTTGATTTTACACCTTCTTTCAAATTTTTATCAAAAGGAATAAAAAACCGATTATCGATTTTTTCTCGAAGCAAACTGAGATTTGCATAAATATCGAGAATAATAAAAAACCACAATACATTTCTAAACCAATTTGATAAAATCGGTTTTTTTATTCCAATATAAATAAGAATTAATCCAAAATAAGAAAGATTTATTCCAAATCCATAAATCATAAGATGTGCAATAAAAAAGATAATTCCTAAATATAAAAACCATGTATATGATGACTGAAGATTCGGTAAATAATTATTTATTGACATATATATAATTATTTTATTTTTTATTGGATTTTTTATATTTTTTACACATTTTTACATTTCAAACGCCGATTTTTAATTATTATACCAATGAAGACTTAAAATGTCCCATTTTAATTCTTCAAGGGTTTAAATAATATACATTTATGTCCGGGATATTATTTAGGAAAAACTATTTTAGTTATTTTTAGTTAAATAATATAAAAATAAAATCTTTATATACTATATAACTAAAATGGATAAATATAGTTGCGAAAAATGTGCTAAATCCTTTTCTCAAAAATCACACTACGATAAACACTTAAGTCGTAAAAATCCTTGTGAAATACAAACTGATAAGATAAAAGCATTAATAGACAAGGCAGTTGAAGAAAAAATTATTGAATTAAACAAAAAATTGATTTCAAATAATACAGAAAACAATATTACAATTAACATGACAGAACAAATTGATATATCAAAAATGAGTAAATTAGAGTTATTGGAAAAGTGTAAAGAATTGGGTATTACAAAGTGCTGTTCAAAAAATAAATCACAATTAATAGAACGAATTAACGGCAAAAACAAAGTTGTTGAAGAACCTAAAATAATTTTATCAAATGAAGAAATACCACCACAAAATAGTCAAATTATTGAGGTTGATACAAAAACATTAAATGTAATTGACCTATTTTGTGGTTGCGGTGGTATGTCAAAAGGTTTAACTGATGCTGGATTAAATGTAATTGCAGGAATAGATATTTGGGACAAAGCGGTTGAAAGTTATAATAAAAATTATCATCACAAAGCATATTGTGCAGACTTAACGCAGTTGCCTCCTGAAAAGTTTAATGAGTTATACAATAAAGAAAATAAAAATGTAGATATTTTGGTTGGAGGTCCGCCATGTCAAAGTTTTAGTATTGCTGGAAAAAGAGATAAAAATGATCCAAGAAATGCTCTATTTATGGAATATGTGAAATATCTTGATTATTTTAAACCCAAAGCATTTATTATGGAAAATGTAATAGGGATGCTTTCAAAAAAAACAGCAAATTGTGAAAATGTTATTGACATCATAATGGAACAATTGAATAGAAATTATAATTGTATAATTAATAAATTATACGCAAGTGATTATGAAGTTCCACAAAATAGAAGACGCACTATAATTATAGGGATTAGAAAAGACCTAAATATTTTACCAAAAGAACCAGAACCAATTATAAAATCAGTCCAAGATAGAATACCAGTTAAAAGCATATTAATTCCAAAAGAAGAGGTTGATAAAAAATACTATTTGAGTGAAAAAGCATTAGCAGGAATAAAAAATAAAAAAAATGTAAATAAAGAAAAAGGCTTTGGGTTTGGGGCGCAAATATTAGACTTTAACAAACCATCATATACAATTCCTGCGAGATATTGGAAAGATGGTTATGATGCGTTGGTTAAATATAACGAAAAAGAAATTAGAAGATTGACAATTACAGAACTAAAAAGAATACAAAGTTTCCCTGATAATTATATTATAAATGGTTCAAATAAAGATATTATCATGCAAATAGGTAATGCGGTTGCTTGTAAGTTTGCCTATTATCTTGGTAAATATATAATTAATACTCTTCAGTAATTAATTCGTTCCAAAAACATGATCCTCTAAATTGAGAATAATTACGACTGTTTCCATCATACATTCCACTATCAAATATAATTTTTTTATTTTTGATACATTCAATAAAATACTCAAAGTTAAATGCTTTACCAAAATAAATCTTTTCGTATGTATTGTCTATTTTTTTACATATAAAGAACCCATTTTTATCAAATTTGTTGTCAATATGTGGTTTCATTTTTGATGATTTCCATAAAGCAATTACAATATTATCGTTTTGTAAGAATAATGGAAAATCTATTTTTACACTTCTTGTATCATTTGAAAATGAATAATAAATGATTATATCATTACTTTCATTTATTGTTAATATCTGTCCGTTAGAGTTCCAATTATTGTATGTTGGAACACAACTTCCAGACCACGAATATCTGTTTTCCTTACTTGGATTTGGATTTCCAAATGTCTTAATAAAATCGCTACGGCTTAATTTTATTTCATCAGTCCAATTGTTGACAGTATTAATGCTGTTTCTTTTATTTTTTCCTGAAAACGCATATTCACTTGCACTAAAATCACCTAATGTGGTTTTACTTGAAGATTTTTTCATTTCATAACCATTAATGTCAGGTTCATTTTTTGCGTTATGCTTTATACCCATTTTTCTTTCTAACCAATGTCCATCTTTTCCACAATGGTTTATATTTTGTCCTTCTAAACATATTTCAACACCTTTAACATAGGTATTAAATAATGTTATTATATGTTGTTTATCAATATTAATTTTACTCGCAGTTTGTAAAAGATAACTCATCTTATATGTAATAATATAATACTTATTTATTTAAGTATTTCATTTCAATTTTTTATTTAATTAATTTTATAGAAAAATAATTAAATAATATATATGCCTACCCATCCAAAAGGTAATAGGTGAAATACCGAAAGAAAAATATGAAAATATATTTAAGGGTCCTTATGAACGACCAGAAAAATATGTTCCAAAGAATAAAACAAGAAAAATAAAAAAGAATTATAAATGATTTTTTATATGATTTATGACTATATAAAAATCGGCGTTTGAAATGTAAAAAGGTGTAAAGGGTTTTTATGAAGAACACATTTCACAAATATCATCCTCTTCTTCTTGCATATTAGCCGCCTTATCTGGCTCAATTGTGAACTGTTGTGCTTGATGTTTACCTCTTCTGCGTAAATAATAAATCCCAGTTTTTAATCCTTTTGACCATGAATAAAATGCACTAGCAGTCAATGTATTATAATTTGGATCTTCTATCCACAAATTCAAACTCTGACTTTGACAAATAAATGCTCCTCTATCCGCCGCCATATCAATAAGTCCTCTCATTGGCATTTCCCACACCGTTTTATATTTATCTTTTATTTCTTGTGGTATTTCAATAATATGTTGTATACTTCCATGATTCGCAATAATATTATTCTTTATTTTTTCATTCCATAAATTCAAATTCATCAAATCCGCCATTAAATATTTATTGGCTTGAATGAATTCACCCGCTAATGTGCGTCGACTATATATATTCGACGTTATCGGTTCAATACATTCATTAAATCCTAAAATTTGTGACGTAGAAGCTGTTGGCATGGGGGCTAATAAAAGCGAATTACGAATACCATGTTCCATTATTCGTTCTTTCAATTGAACCCAATCATATCGCAAATTACCTGGTTCAACCGACCACAAATCAAATTGTAATAGACCATTTGATGCAGGAGACCCCGCAAATGTTTCATATGCTCCTTCTTTCATTGCCAATTCACATGAAGATTCTAATGCAGCATGATACATCGTTTCGAATATATTGCGATTCATCTGTTTTGCCTCATCCGATAAAAATGGATAACCCATGATAATAAACACATCGGCTAATCCTTGAACACCAATACCGATTGGACGATGACGCATATTACTACGACGGGTTTTTTCAGTAGGATAATAATTAACATCAATTATTTTATTCAGATTTTTCGTAATGACTTTTGTCACTTTATGCAACATTTCATAATCAAAAACACCATTTTGAATGAATGTAGGTAATCCAATGGATGCCAGATTACAAACCGCAGTTTCTTGACTATCACTATATTGGACAATTTCACTACATAAATTCGAACTCTTTATTGTTCCTACATTTTGCTGATTTGATTTACGATTACATGCGTCTTTATATAATAAATAAGGCGTCCCCGTTTCCATTTGTGCATCCATTATTTTATACCATAAATCCCGTGCATTTATCGAAATTCGCCCTTTTCCTGATTCTTCATATGATTCATATAGTCTGTTGAATTCTGCACCATAAACATCTGAAAGTCCGGGACATTCATCTGGACACATAAGAGTCCATTTCCCATTTGCCTTAATACGTTCCATAAATAAATCAGGAATCCAAAGAGCATAAAATAAATCTCTGGCTTTTAATTCTTCGTCGCCATGATTTTTACGCATTTGAAGAAACATTTCAATATCTGCATGCCAAGGCTCAAGATAAATCGCAAATGAACCATTTCGTTTTCCACCCCCTTGATCTACATATTTGGCTGTATTATTAAATACACGTAACATTGGGACTATACCATTTGATGTCCCGTTTGTTCCTCGAATATGTGAACCCGTCGCCCTTATATTATGAATATGTAACCCGATTCCACCCGCTAATTTCGATATCAATGCACAATCCTTCAATGTATTATATATTCCATCAATACTGTCATTTTCCATTGCCAATAAAAAACAACTGGATAATTGGGGTCTAGGACTACCCGAATTAAATAGTGTAGGAGTCGCATGTGTGAAATATTTTTGTGACATTAAATTGTATGTTTCAATAACATGCTCTATATCAAACCCATGTATTCCAATTGATACACGCAACCACATATGTTGTGGTCGTTCGACGGTTTTGCCATTTATATTCATCATATATGCTCTGTCTAATGTTTTAAATCCAAAATAGTCAATTAAATAATCTCGTGAATAATCACATAAATTATCTAATTCAGATTTGTGTTTTCGAACAACTGAAATTAAATCAAATGAAACAAGAGGAGAATGTTTTCCATGTTTATCCAAATAATTATATAACAATTCCATGACTTCAGAAAATGATTCATATGTATTTTTTTGATGATTTGAAATGATAATTCGACCCGCTAAAGTATTATAGTCATAATGTATTGACGCCATAGATGCACATTGTTCTGCACTTAATTCATCTATTTTAGTAGTGGAAATGCCATCAAATAATTGGTCGATTACCTTCATTGCTAATGAAGTATAATTGACATTTATATTTTCTTCTTTCCCAATACGTTTGATTCTTTGAAGAATTTTATCAAAGGAAACGGTTTCTAATTCACCGTTACGTTTGGTTACATTCATTTCATCATCTAATGAATTGATATATGATGTTAATAAAGGGGATGTCATTTTATTAACATATAAAAAAATGTTTATATTCTTTTGATTTATATGAATATTCATAAATATTTTATAAATATTCTATAAAAATACAGAATATATGATGTTATCATTATTTGGTTGTGTTATACACAAATAAGATACCATGTGACATGTTATGAATTTTATGCAATAAAAATCCAAGAAATATACAATTTATCTAAATGATTTCGAGTAGTCTTCATATCTTTATTATACGCACTATAAATATCTTTCACATGATAATATCTTCCGATATATCCCAAAGTCATTAATACAAGTAATATTATTGCAAGTCTATTATTTATTTTCATAGATAATAATCTGCCAAAAAATATATAATAACACATATTTACAAAGAGAACATAGACAATCGTATGAAATAATATCGATACTGTCAATGCATAACTATTTTGATAGATAATATCATATAATGAAAATTCAGGATTTGTTGTGTCTAAATATAATTTTGTAAACATATAGTATATAATGCTATTAGATAAATATTTGACATTTCAACAAAAAATAATTATTTCCATTATTTGTGGCGGATTATGGATATATTATCGTACTTCAGATTGTTATTCTCTTATACCCAGAAAACATTTATTACCTGTGGTTTTCGTTTGTTTTTGGATATATCTCAATTATTATGACCCATTGTTTTTACCGATTGGTCTATTCATTTTGATTTTATACATGAAAATAATAAAAAGATAAAAATAAAAAACATAAAATAAAAAACATAAAATTGATTAAAAAGAGAGAACATATAAATAGTATATAACATAAAATAATTGAATATTTATACAATGGATTTAACACAAAACAAACTTACACGTGCTGAATGGGATTCGATTGAAGTTCCTGTTTCTGAATCAGAAAATGAAATATTGAAAATGATTATCGAAGGATTTACAAATCGAGATATTGTAAAAAATAAAACAATGTCATTATTCTCTTTTACAAAAATAGAAAAATCAATCGAGACTGAAAAATTCTTGTATAATAAATATTTCGAACCAATTGTACAAGAAATGATAAAAAAATACGGTACTGCCATCAAATTAGACATCGCAACAACGAAACCTGGAAGTGGAGGAGGAAGTGGAGGAGGAAATATCAAAAAAATGAAAAGCATCGATTTATTGCGAATTCAAAATTTAGAATCAAATATAGAAAACAATAAAAAAATAGTATATGAATTTATTGCATTAGAATTATGTAATAATTTATGTAAATATCTGTCAAAAAATAAATCAAAATACGCATTATATTTATACACATTAATACAATTATCAAAATCATCCATTTATAATATAAATAAACATGTAACCGATTTTATTTCAAAAGTGGTTTCTCTCGCAAATACCAACACCGATTTATCATATATAATAAAAGAATCATATATATTTATCGAACAAAATAAATGTCTTCTTGAATATGAAGATGTAATGTTGTTCTCTCATCAAAAACAGTTGTTTTCAATTTTCAATCAAGAGAAGGAAAATCCAAGACTCGTTTTATATATTGCTCCAACAGGAACAGGAAAAACGCTTTCGCCTATCGGGTTATCCACAAAATATCGCATTATTTTCGTATGTGTTGCCCGTCATATTGGATTAGCTTTAGCAAAATCAGCCATTTCGATGGAAAAGAAAATAGCATTTGCATTTGGTTGTGAAACGGCATCTGATATTCGACTTCATTATTTTTCAGCAGTAGATTATACAAGAGATAGAAAATCAGGTGGTATTCGAAAAGTTGATAATAGTAATGGTTCAAAAGTAGAAATAATGGTTTGTGATGTAAAATCGTATATTACAGCAATGAATTATATGTTGGCATTTAATTCCGAAACACAGGTAATTACTTATTGGGATGAACCAACCATTACAATGGATTATGAACAACATGAATTGCATAGTATTATTCACAGAAATTGGGTGGAAAATAAAATACCAAATGTAGTATTATCTTGTGCCACATTACCAAAGGAGGATGAGATTCTCGAAACATTGGCAGATTTTAGATTAAAATTTGATAATGCAGAAATACATAGTATTACTAGTTATGATTGTAAGAAATCAATACCAATATTGACGAAAGATGGGTTCTGTGCTCTTCCACATACCATGTATTCGAACCATACAGAATTATTAGAATGTGTTAGACATTGTGAATCAAATAAAACATTATTGAGATATTTTGATTTGAATGAAATTGTCAAGTTTGCGTTTTATGTGAATTCGAATAATCTTGTAAATGAACCATTGATGATGAAACATTATTTTAGAGAAATTGTGGATATTACGATGAATTCTTTGAAATTATATTATTTGGAATTACTGAAACATATTGAAATAGAAAAATGGGCGTCAATATATACATATATGAAATCAATACAAAATTTGAAATTTGAACCAGTATTAAAAAAAACAAAAAGTATAGATTTATTTACCTCTTCTGCATCATCCTCATCTAAAGGAAAAGGTAATATTGGAGGAACAACTTTAACAAGAACACAAAGTGTATGTATTAATAATGAGAACAACAATAACAACAATAACAACAATAACAATAACAACAATAACTTTAAAGGATTATTATTGACAACTTCAGATGCACATACATTAACAGATGGACCTACGATTTTCTTGACGGAAGATGCAAAAAAGATTGGCAATTTTTATACCCAGCAATCAGCCATTCCAGAGGCAATGTTTCAAGATATACTGAATAAAATAGATTCAAATAATAAAATATCGTCTGAATTATTTGAATTAGAACGAGAATTGGATTTATTAGAAAAGCCAGATGAAGAAAAGAAAACAAAAATGAAAGAGAAGAGTGATGAAAATAAATCGGCGGTAGTAAAAGATTTATATAAAAAAATAGAAGCTCTTAGAAAAAAAATCCGATATATTGCATTAGATGCAGAATATATACCTAATACAATTCCACATCAAAATAAATGGACGGGAGGAGTTAATGAAAAGTCATTTTGTCCAAATATCTCAGAAGATTCTGTCAAGGAAATAATGGGATTAGAAATAGACAATTATTTGAAAATTCTAATGTTATTAGGAATCGGTCTTTTCATACAGGATGTTGAACCTCGTTATTTAGAACTAATGAAAAAACTAGCACAAAATCAAGAGTTATATATTATTGTTGCATCCAGTGATTTTATATTTGGAACGAATTACAATTTCTGTCATGGATTTATTGGAAAAGATATGGTAAATATGACACAAGCCAAAACAATACAATGTTTAGGACGAATTGGTAGATCCGCCATTCAAAGTACATACACAGTCCGTTTTCGAGATGACGAATTCATTTATAATCTGTTTAAAACACCTCTGGAAAATAGAGAGGCATTAAATATGTCGAAATTGTTTTCTAGTGATTGATTGAAATTATCATATCTAATAAACAAAATATAATACAATAAAAAATATAATACAATACAATATAATAAAATAATTATAATAAAAATATATTTTTTTATGAAACTTAATATATTTATCAAGTGAATATTTATCCAATCGTATTATTTTATTTTACAATTGTAATTACAAATTTAGAGTTGTAATTACAAATATACGCTACGGAATGGACCATCTATTCCACCGTAACAACTTTCGCCAAATTTCTAGGAAAATCGGGATTCAACCCTTTTTCAACTGCACAATAATAACTAATCAATTGAATATATACATTCGCCAAAATTCCACAATACGTGGAATTTTTTTTTATCAAAAGTTCTCCATTTTCATCCGATATTTTGAGAACATTTGCAAACCTAGCCTTCACTTCTTGAAACACGTTCTCGTTTTTCTCTCTATATTTTTCATTTACATCTAATAAAATAATTGGTAAATCAGGAACAATTAAACCAAAAGGACCATGTTTTAATGCAGACGATGAATACCCTTCGGCATGTATATATGTAATCTCTTTTATTTTCAAAGCACCTTCTTTTGCAACCGCTTCTTCTTTCCCTTTGCCTAATATAAACATCGATTGTGTATTTTGAATGGTTCTCGAAATTTCTATTATTTTTGGAATGTTCTCTTTTTTTAAAATATCTTTCATTTGAAAAGGTAGATTATGTAAATCATTAATCATTCGCCGCCTTTTTTCAATACATGTTTGTTTATTTTGTGAGAACCATATAGCAATCAATGATAGTATTATACATTGGTTTGTGAATGATTTTGTGGAAGCAACTGCCACTTCCCGCCCTGCATTCAAATATACACCACAATCTGTTTCTCTTGCAATGAATGAATCAATGACATTAACTACACCAATTGAAATAAGATTATTATCTTGAATTATTTGAATACATCTGTGAAGGTCTTTTGTTTCTCCCGATTGAGAAATGAGAACCGCTCCCACCTTCCCCCTTTTTGGTATATCTCGTTTATTAAAATCTGCACCATCATATATCGCCACTGTATGAAATATATCAAGACTTTTAAAAATATCGAGAACCCATAATCCAGAATGAAAAGAAGTCCCACATCCTAACAAAATAAGATGGTCAATATCTAATAAATTCGTGCGATTATTATCAAGACCCCCCAATTTCACCGTTGAATCATCTAATATTCTACCTCCATTATTAATGGCACGTAAAACACACTCTGGTTGTTCATTGATTTCTTTTATGGTCCAATGTTCATATCCCACTGGCAACAATTCTATATCTGAATGTTGTTTTATTTTTGTATCATATGATTGAATATTCATATTATATGATATCTTTTGATTCATTAACGATATTTCAATAATATCATGATTATTGAGAACAATATATTGTTTTATATAATTATGAAATGCGATTTGTTCAGAAGCAACCATAACAAAATTCTCTTCTACTCCTAAGCCTAATAAAAGAGGAGAACCATTTCGTGTTATCCAGAGTTTATTTGGATGTTCTCGATTTATTATCAAAAGAGCCCATGTTCCTTTTAATCGATTCACGGTCATTTGAATGGATTCAATCATAGAATAATTATTATCTAAATAGTAACCAATGAGAACCGCAATGATTTCTGTATCCGTTTGTGAAATAAAAAAGTATCCTTTTTGAATAAGTTCTGTTTTTAATTCATAAAAGTTCTCAATAATTCCATTATGAACCAATGAAATCCGGTTTTTATTATCATGATGAGGATGTGCATTCAAATCTGTTTTACTACCATGAGTCGCCCATCTTGTATGTCCAATAGAAATATTAGGATTAGGATTAGGATTAGGTGTAGATTCCATTTGATTTTTTAATAAATCAATCGAATTGTATGTATTGGTGGATGCGAATTTAATTGTCTGCAATTCATTATTTACAATAGATGAAATACCTACAGAATCATATCCTCTATTTTGTAAAAGAGTGAGTCCTTCTATTACAAATTGAGTTGCGTTCTCATTTCCAAGATAACCAATAATTCCACACATATAACTGAAATATAATAAAATATAAATACTAATATTTATATTTTATTATTGAAAAATGATAAGTTAGAAACCATGAAGATTTTCAAATTCAATAATATATATATATATATAAATTTATATCTTATAACGAAGTAAAACAACTACTAATTCTATATAATATTTATTTCTTTTACGATTACCTTATTCTTTTTAGGTTTTACAATTCTTAACTTTTTTACTATTGTTTTCACTTCTTTTTCTACAATAATGTCTGATTGTTTAACAATATTGTCTGATTGTTTAACAATATTGTTATAACCAACTATTTTTGTATCATTAATTAATTTGATGTCTTCTTCTAATAAATTAAAATGTTTATATACTTCTTCGTCAGTCCATTCTTTATTTAATGGTGGTAATGGTATCCATTTACAAGTGGAAGAACAAGTATGTTGTGAGTTTTTTCGTAACGATAACATAAAATTTGGTAATCTACATTTCATATAACTCAATAACGAATTTGCTTCATTTTCAGTATCTATTTCAAATGATATATATGTTTTACAATGAACTTCGTTTGGATTTCCAATAAAGGTATTTCCAAAACATTTATTTCCTCCATTACCATCTGGTGTAATTATTTTATATTTTGATATATTTGTTTTTATTTCAGTTTTATCAATATATTTTTCAAATCCTTTTTGTTGTGATACATAACATTTAATAGTTTCATTTGTTTTATCATTTTTAAATCGTTTATCGTTTGTTTGTATTTTATGATAATCTTGACTTTTATATAATGTTATAAGTGAATTAAAATTTAATATTTTATCAATAATATTATGATATTTACCATCTACAAATACATCATATTTATTCAATTTAGTCATAGAACCATTATACGTGCAATCTCCATTATGATTAGTATCCTTCAAGAAGTAATTAACACCTCCTTCAATTGATACAGAACTACCAAATATTTTAGACGCATCGTCAAAATGTTTAATATATACAATATCATTTCGTGACAACATATTTTTACGAAAACTATCTAACCCTTTTCCTCCTGAAAACCATCTTGAAGGAATTACAAAACATAGCAAATCGCATTTTTCAATATAATATTCAACAAACTTATTATATAATGCTGTTGCTCCTGATGTTTTTAATTCTTCGTTATAAGGCGGATTACCAATTACAATATCAAATTTCTCAATCCCAAACTCTTTTTGAATATTTAATTGTAAAGAATTACCTTCATACAAATTAAGTTTATAATCATTATTCAAATTAAATATTTGTTTAACAATAAAACAATTCTTCTTGTTATATTCCGCCATAAACAACATCTTTTCTAAAATGTGTTTCTTTCTGTCTTTTTCATTTGGTATTTTTATTTTTAATCCTTCCATTAGTTTATAATAAATCGCAATTGGAAAATTTCCCATTCCTGTTGTTGTATCACCCCATTTTAGAGTTTCATCTTCATAAATATTTTTATCATATTTTTTTTTATAGTATGCTTCTAAATCCCATAACATATCATTATTAATAAAATTTATAGGTGTAAAAACCTCCCCAAACTTTTTCTTCTCAATATCCTTTGGTTTCAAACAACTATCAATTAGTTCCAATAATTCCTTTGGTTTATCTATTAAACTTTGTAAAGACATCTTAAATTGGATTGATATATTATATATACAAGAATTCTTTCTAATATATTTCCCTATTATTGCTTCAATTAACCTTATTATGTCTGGTTTATTCCACCAGATAAACGACTGGTCTTGAAATACACTAATTAATGTTGGACTCGTCTTAATCACATTTAACATTTCTAAAATATCTTTATGTTCTGTATTCATAGTCAAAATACAAATCAACGGAATAATAAATGGTAATACATCTTTGGTAAGGGAAATATCAATATCTTTATTATCTTCTGTCTCTTCTGTATCTTTATCTTCTACTTCATTTGTATCTTGTTTTATTGTTTCTTTTCCAGTTGGTAATGCTTCTTCGCTTTCTTCGTCAAACTGAACTTTTATATTTACTTTCTCATCACCAATAGAACTTGTAAAATACTGGTTCATTATTTTTTGGTCTTTTGTATCCATATCAATAATGCTTTCTTCAATCTTCTTCAATAATATTTTTAAGTTATGTATAGGGTCTGCTTTCCAAATATGTAAGAGTTTTTCAACTAATTTTGTCTTATTCTCTTTTCCTTGAAATAAATCACTATCAATATTTATCAAATTATTTTCTACCAGATATGTTATTTTCTGCTCTACATTCAAATCTTTTTTATAGACATTATAATCCAAACAAGTATTTAGAACTCTGGAAATATTCAAATCAACAACAAACCCCATTTTTTTAATTCCATTATTTATTTTATCATTATCACTATTATTGATACTTTCAGTCATACAACGATACATCATTTGGATAATCTTATCACTTGAAACAATATCATTAAACAGAAATACCATATCTACAAATGGTAATGTAATTCCCAAAGTTAATTGATTTCCTGCTAATAAAATCAATCCGTCTTTTCCATCTTCTTTTGCTTTCAATTCCCAATTTTTAATTTCTTCTTTGATATCTTTTAATTTATATTCTTTTTTGGAATTGACAATTTTTATTTCATAATTTTTAAGGATACTATTTTTTCCCATTCTATCTTTCAAATGTTCGCTTACTTTGTTAATTCTCATATTTATCCCAAAAGGTAAAAACCACAATTGACTTGTAAAATCACCATTATTCAATCGTGTTCTGCTATTTTTTTCAATAGCTATTCTTTTTATTCTTCCAAATATAGATGCATCTTTTTTAGGGTAATCCTGTTCTTTATTACTACCAGTAATAAATCGCAAGATCGCATCGACTTCATTTGGAAAATTCCCACTTAAAAGTGTTCCATTTGAAAATCCATATGAAGTATCTTTAATTTGTTCTTTTATTACTTCATATCTTTTTCTATCCATCATATTTGTTATAATGTGTAAATCAGGCATTGTATCATAAATACTCAATAATTGTTCTTGTTTTTTGTTGTCTTCGGTTAAGAATATAAAAACGTCTTCTCCATGTTTTTCTACCAATCCTTGAATATCTCTTTTTTTACATAATTGTTCGTCTTCGATATCCCAATAAAACTGACATTCTAAAGGAATATTCCATTCACTTAAAGGTTTCGCATATGTAGCGGTTAAATATAGCTTAATCGTTTTTGGCGACGAATATGATTGTATAATATTTTTAGACATTTGCGTTGTTCCATGAAAATGGTTCTCATCAAATACTATAAAATCCAAATTGAGTTGTTGTATTGTTTTAATCTTTTTATCCAATACATAATCATCTAATAACTGTTTGCTTACAATAATGATATTTTTTTCATTTAGAACCATCGTTTCAAAATCGCACCCTTTTTTTATTTCAACAATATTTATTTCAACAAAATCTCTAAATTTATGAAATAAATCATCGGTAAATTGAGATAATGTTTCTGTTGGTGCTGGGGTAATAATTAATCCGTTTATTACATTATATTTTTTGTGATATTTTATAAACAATCCTCCAACACAATATGTTTTTCCAGACCTTGCTTTTGCACCCAATAATAATTCTTTCTCACCTTCATCAACCCTTTCCATTTGTTTATGGGTAATTAAATCTTGATGAAATCGCATTTCTAAAGGAATCTTTGTATTACAAAATGTAGAATTCACATCATTAATCGTAATGTCTTGTATTGAATGTTTGAGATTTTGGAAACATATTTCTAAATCTTCCAAATCTAAAATGTGATGGATATTTTCTTTGATATAATTATTTGTTTCTTGACTTGAAGTGATTATATCCAATACTTTTTGTTTGTTATTCACTACAAGATAAATATCATATTCTTTATATTTATGTGAGTGTTGTTTTACAATTGCTAATATTTTCTCAACATCATATTTATCAATTGATTTCTTACTATCATCTAAATAAAACTTGGAAGACATAAAAATCCATTTTCCATTATTTTTATTTTGTAAAGTAATATCGCTTGAACCTCCTTTTCCTTTGCTAAACACAGATAGACTTTGTAAATATGTCTCTAAATTATCTACCTTTTTTAATTTACATGTATTTATATTCCCTTGATAATGGTCGTAAATATCATTTGGTAATTTGGAATAAAATCCAAATTTAATGATAATATCACATACCTTTTCAAATAAATTGCCTCTTTTAGATTGTGTTTCTGCATTTGTTTTACTATTTACAGATTGTAAAAGTTCAGCAAAGGTAGATACTTGTTTCATTTGGTCAAATAATTCAATTCCATTCATTCTTGATTTTGATTATTGTTTTCTATTTGTTATTGAATAAAAATATATATATTTTTATTCAATTTTATACATATTTATTATCCAAGCATTTTTTTGTAGTTATAATTTATTATTTGCAAAAAGTAGCCGTTTATAAACCATTCAAATGGGAAATGGCAAACGGGTTTCCTTTCAATTGCGATAACAAATCAGGATTTGTTCTATCTAATTGAATATTCGAATATAAAATGTTTTGATTCACTGAATTTTGGCCGATTGTTCCAGCAGATGGCGTCTGACCCGGCATAGTTGGGTCTAATGCTCTAGTATTTGTTAAAAACCCATCTTTATCTTTTCCTGTCATATTTATTTCACCTGAAAATAAACCCATATTTCCATTTGGTGTATATGATGATAATGTAGATGATTTCAAATCATTATTTCGTTGGTTATATTCCGCATCATATCTACGTGATTCTCTTCCTCTTTCTCCAGCACTACCACCTCCAACATAATATGCATTTTGTGTCATTCTATTATTAATTACAGCTTGATTTTCAGTAACTTCATATGCACCACCCCGTTGATTTTTGTCAACAAATAAATGACCTTTTGATACTTGTGTGGTTTCTTTAATCGTTGGTGCTGGTCTATCTGCTGGATTAAACATATACGAATTGGATACAGTTGTTCCTGGATTTTGATAAGGACGTAATGTTCCAACCGTGTTTTCACGACGTGACGGGCGAAGAGCATCTAATAAAGGGGCTACTACTGCACCAATAGAACCACCAAAAGATCCAAAATACGTATCTTGATTATTATTATTATTATTAATCGATCGATTATTTTGATACATCATTTTGGATTTGTATCCATAATCGGCATCACTTCCACCATTTGCACCTGTCCTATATGCTGGTGTAAATGGAAGAGCCCCTAAATCAATATGTTTAGAAGGCATATATTCCCCATCCACCATAGGTGATGAATTGAATGCAGCACCCGCACCACCCACATATTCGGCGGTAGTTTCATGACGAGCCCCGTCTTTCAAAATATTAATAGAACGACTTGTAGGTGCGATAGTTCCACCAGTTGTTGTAAATAATCGTTCAGGACCTAATTCAAAAGACGTTTCTACATGGTTTTTTTCCATTTGTCCTAAAATACCACGACTTGTAATTGATGACATCGCTGGTCCTTCATGACCATATAATCCAATTCCACCAGATTTTTGATGATTTGCAACACGTAATTCATCGACTGTTCGGGGTAAATACAAATCTCTAGACATTAATCCCGAATTAAACCCACCGACACCTTCATTACCATATCCAGCACCAATACCAGGTGCGACGTTTTGTTCGGCAAAAGGTTTTACATTCGACATTTTATTGGATGGATTCACACGTGATTGATAAAAATCCGACATATTTGGAGCACCATTTGCAAAATGATTATTTTGTTCAGGAGCAAATAAAGGAGCACGTTCTACCTTTTTCATTGTTTGAGAACCTGCACCAGTATAATTATCAATAATACCTTCGGTCGAATTCGCATCTGTTCGAATGGTTCTTAAATGACTTCCAAAAAACGGTGCCATATTATTATGTTGGAAATATTCAGAACTAACGCTTTCACCTGTTAATGACCGATAATATTTATTATCACCATCTTCCATTTTTTCTCCTAATATTGATGATTTTGAATTTGGATTAAAATACTTGTCGGTATATACATTTGGATTATCATATTTGTTTACAGTAGATAATTTACTTGTTAAATCATTTTCTTGATTTTTTACTGGATATTCTTCCGGAAAATTTGCATTTGGAACATCTATATTTGGTAAATATTTGTTCTCATATTGACCAGTTCTCTGACTAAATGTTTCGGTTTTTTTTTGATTGTTCATAATAAAAAGTCCTGCCAAAGCGATCATTGGAATAGCAAGTTCAGACATATTTATATTTAATATAGAATAATATAATAAATTTATTGGCAATATATTTATTATATCAAGATACAATTTGATAATTTGATCTATCCTTTTATATCCATAATATCAAATCAAATCAAATCAAATATGTAATGTATTTGCAATTTTTGGAACAAAATTATCTTTCTCTAAAATACGTGTTTGAATATTCCAATTGAAAACACGTTCAAAATTATCTTGTGGATTTATTAAAGGATACTCCCAACGATTATGTTCAGATACACGATACATCCATGCAGGATGTGTTGCTCTACTTTCATCAATAAATGGTTTTATATTATCATAAATATATGGGTCAGATTCCGCCATATGATGATTATAATCATTATCTGTTTCAATATCACGATTCAATTTACGTGTTAAACCTCTAAAATCACTTTCAAGATTAATTGCATTTGTACATAAATTTGCACCCCAACCTTGTAAACGTAATTGAGGGTCTGTTTGAAAAGGAACTGTATTACCATTTCCTGGTTTATTTAAATAATAACTTTCGGAATATGTGCTTTGTTGTAATGCTTTTTTTATTCTTGCAGGGTCATCATGAAATCTTGTAAATGACATAAATATATTATAATATGTTATTTTATACCTATAAAATAATATATTAATATTTATTAATATTAATATTTATTAATATTTATTAATATTTATTAATATTTATTAATATTTATTAATATTTATTAATATTTATTAATATTTATTAACATTAAAAATGTAATAAAAGGAAAACATATGAATATTTAATATCTATATGTTTTCTTTTAAATATCCAGATTCAGTTATACAAATATATCATACGCCTAAAATATGTCTAAATATGATTGTAAAAAATGAAAGTCGTGTAATTATTCGTTTATTAGAATCAGTTGTAAACATTGTCGATGGATATTGTATTTGTGATACAGGAAGCACTGATAACACGATAGAGTTAATTACAGAATATTTTAAAAAGCATAATATACCTGGAAAAATAGTAGAAGAACCTTTCCGTGATTTTGGTTATAATCGAACATTTGCTTTAAAATCAGCCGCAGAAATTCCTAATATGGATTATCTTTTATTATTAGATGCAGATATGATATTAACTGGGTCTTATTTACAATCGGAAAATATTCAGAAATTTAAAAAGGGATTGACGAAAGATTTTTATCATATTTGTCAAGGTTCTCAAACTTTTTTTTATAAGAATATAAGAATCGTAAAAAACTATCGAGATTTTTCTTATTGGGGGGTAACACATGAATATATCAAAACACCACCAAATGCAATATCGCATTATTTTGAGAATGATACATTATTTATTAATGATATAGGCGATGGTGGTGCAAAAACAGACAAATTTGAGAGAGATATACGATTATTAACGAAGGGTCTAGAAGAAAACCCAAATAATGACAGATATACATTTTATTTGGCAAATAGTTTGAAAGATGCGGGTCATTATCAACGTGCAATTGAAATGTATCGAAATCGAATAACTATCGGCGGTTGGGTCGAAGAAGTATGGTATAGTTATTACAATATTGGAAGATGTTATGTGATATTGGGAGAAATGGAAAAGGCGATTTGTATTTGGATGGAAGGATATGATTATTATCCAAAAAGATTAGAAGCAATATATGAAATTGTGAAATATTATAGAGAACATGGAAAAAACAAATTAGCCTATTTATATTATGTGATTGCAGATAAATCGAAAACAAAATGGGGGGCATCTTCTGATTATTTATTCTTGCAAAAGAATATTTATGATTATAAATTAGATTATGAAATGACAATTGTAGGATATTATGTAAATGATGATAATTATAATTTAACCAGATTAAGTATGGATGTTATTTGTGATCCGAATGTAGATAATGAAATATCAAATAATGTTCTCAGTAATTACAAATTTTATTCTAAAAAACTAATTTGTCAAAATCATCCATCAATTACAAAACATAATATGAGTATTTTAGAAAATGCAACAAAATCGTTAAACATAACCGAATCAGGAGAATATGTTACAAGCACTCCATGTATTGTAATCAAAGATAATAATCTTATTGTGAATGTTCGATATGTGAATTATAGAATTGATGATAATGGAAAATATATAAATCAGGAGAAAATCAAAACGAAAAATGCAATTGCAGTAATTGATATATCGAGTCCTATATGGAAAATTTCAAAAGAATTTGAATTGAAATATGATACGACGATTGACGAAGATAATTGTTATGTTGGATTAGAGGATATTCGTCTTTTTGTAGATTCCATAGAATCTGTAAAAACTATTTTTTATAATTCAAATAGAGTATTATCATATGACCGTGTGGTAATTGAGAACGGAATCATTGATTTAAATCAAGAATCCACGATAAAAAACAAATGTTTAAAAAAAGAAAAACAAAATATGATTGAAAAAAATTGGGTTATTATTCCTTCAAGAACTGCATCCGAATCAAAACCCAATTCCAAACTTTTAACAGTTATTTATAATTGGTCTCCGAAACTATCCGTTGGAAATATTATTGATGGTGAATTTATTGAAACTCATCAAATAAATACACCGAACTTCTTTAAATATTTGCGTGGTTCTACAAATGGCGTATTAATAAATGGAGATATATGGTTGATATGTCATGCAGTATCATATGAAGACCGACGATATTATTATCATATAGTGGTTGTATTAGATAAGGATACATATAATCTAAAAAGTTATACTCCGTTTTTCACATTTGAAGGTGAAAAGGTGGAATATACACTTGGATTCCAATATTTAGAGAATGAAAAATCATTACTTATTGGATATAGTGTTTATGATAAAAGCACAAAATATATCAATATAAAACTCGAAAATCTAAAGAATGAAATGATTATGTATAGATAAAAAATATATAATATAATATTATATTATATATGAATTCAAATATAGAAGCGGTTTGGTTAGTGATCATACCAATAATAGGAATATTATTTATTGCAATTCGACTTATTTATAATTATAAAATTGAAAAACTTGAAAAAAAAGAGAACATAGATGATATATTAATATATACGGTTTTATCGTGCTTTTTTATTGTTTTTTTTTATGGTCCTTCAAATCCTTATTATATATCATTTGCATATACTATTTTTATTATTGTATTGGTTGTACTGGCAGGAATGTCTATAAAATATTTTTATAGTTTATTTTCAAGATATTCAAAATAATTATATCGGGTTATATTGAGAACCATTACACCGTGCATAACTTTTTCGATGCCATTGTGTAATTCCATGTGTAAGAATTCCATCTAAATGTGCTTTTGTGCCATAACCCATATTTGTATGAATATTATATCTCTCTGATAACTGGGGATTTATTTCACATAATTCATATATATAATTATCACGTGCACATTTTGCTAATATAGACGCTGCTGCAATCGCAGTATATTTATTATCCCCTCCTTCAATTGTTTCATAAGGAATCGTAAATAGGGTATTGCGTTCATTATCAAAAATGGTGTATGGTTTGAAATCGTTCCCATCTACCAGTAAAAACGTTTTACTTGTCGTTTTACTTGTCACAGCATTTATTTCTAATGTATTCATTATTTGACGAATACATTCATGCATTCCTTGAAAAACGGCTTGTCGAATATTAATCGTATCAATAACATCATGTTCAATATATTGGATTGCCCATGCTGCGGCATGTGTTTTTATCAATTCCGACAATTCATTCATTTTCTTTTTATTTTTGATTTTTTTGCTATCTTTAATATTTGGATTATTGGATAAATAGGTTTCATCTTCTGGTAAAACGACGGCAGCAACATATAGGCGTCCAAATAAAGGTCCACGTCCTGCCTCATCAATACCAATTTCATATTTATTTTCTGTATTGTAAATATATTTTAGAGAAGACATATATAATTTTATATATAAATATATACATTTATATACAAATCGATTTTATTTTATTTGAAGATAATATATAAACTATATGAAATATAAAAATATTTTACGAAAACAATGGATAGTTATATTTGCAATTATATTATTTTTTATATTTCTTATATTTCTTATTGGTTTACAATTATTTCGATATTTTAATTTATATGAAGGTATTATACAGGTTAAAGTGAAAAATAATGAAAACATTAAATATATTATTATAGAACCTATATCAAGCGAAATATACACATCTTATTTACAGTTATCTGCATTTATAATATATGATTATAATGGTAAAAAAATCGATTATACCGCTTCATCATCAAATGGTATTTTAAATAATGATAAAAAATATGATTATATTGCATTAACCGATTTAGATAATACCACATATTTTCAATCAGGGGGTGAAGGATGCAGTTTAAAAATAATACCGGAAAATCCAGCATTGAAAATCAGCAAGATTTTTATTAAAAATATATTAGATAAATGTTGTATTGAAAGATTACGTAGTTACAAAATATCAATAGTAAATGATAATTTTGATGTATTTTTTACAAAAGAATTTTCTGATATGGAAAATTTATATACATTGCCATTTATGGAAGAAATATTGCTTATTTAGAACAAAAAATCGTGTTTTTTATCCACTATAAGTTGGATATTTATACAAATATATATAAAATATTATATTATATATATAATTGAATGAATCTGAATCTACAGAAATTGTTAAATGTTAAAAAATGGGTAAATATAAAAAAATGGTTTAACAGATATATTATTAGTTTTTTATTATTCATTTGTTTTATTTTTTTATTATATAATTTATTTGTAAAATCATATGAAGGTTTAGGTACTGATTTAAACGATTTATCAAATATTAAAAAATGGTATTTTAAGAAATCGACAAGCTGGTATAAAATAAAAAGAGGTATAGATGTCATTCAATTTAAAGATACTGGATTTAGCACTATTAACCCCGAAATTACAATTACATTTTTATACAACAATTTAATGGGTAAGGGTTATTGGAGAAATATTTTTCATTTTACAAATACTGATAATAATTGTTGTAATAAAGGAGATAGAGTTCCTGCAATTTGGGTAACACCTGATAATACTAATAATTTTCATATAACTACTTCAACTGTAAATGATGGAAATAGTTGGTTTAATACAAATAATGATATACCATTTAGTAGTGCTGTATTTATTGGTATTGTAGTACAACCTAAAACAATTAAATATTACATAAATAATACTTTAATGATGACAAAAAATTATGATAGTAATATTTTGAATAGAAATGATTCTACAAAATTATATATAGGAGATAAATGGCATACTCAAGATGATGGAAGTATTTTAATTAAAGATTTTACATTATATGATTCTGCATTAACGTCAGACCAAATAAATGAAGTATATAGTTCAATGACCGATGTTAATCCACCTGACAAAAATGACAAAAATAATAATGGTTTATCATTTACTATATATGATGGTTATTTCAATGATGATTTGTCATTTTTTAAAGATGCGGATAAATTATACAATGGAATGGCTACTAATTTTACAAATGTATATACTGCTACAGAAGAATATATAGTTATAGATAAAGATAATTTATTTTCGGTTGTTTGGAAAGGATATTTTTTACCAGATATTACAGGGACATGGACATTTGGATTAATTTCTGATGACGCAAGTTATATGTGGATTGGTGATAATATGAACGATTATACAATCACTAATGCAAAAATTAATAATGGTAATCTTCATGGAATGAATCTTCAAAAATGTGATGTAGCCCTTATTCAAGGAACATATTATCCAATAAAAATAGTCTTTGGTCAAAATTATGGAGGTGCTGATTTACAGTTTTTTTATACTATAAATAATTCAGAAAGAAAATATGATTTTAATGGCAAATTCTTTAAGAATGCAATTATGCCTACACCTACACCAAGTTCTACATCTAGCTTTACACCAACATCTACATTTATATCTGCACTGACACCTACAACTTCTACTAGTGAAATAATTCAAGTCTCACAATCAGGATAAAGTGAATACACTTCAATAACCATAAAACGTGACATTATAAATCTTCAGTAATGTAAAATAAATTATCTAATATAGCATATTTATTTTCGAATATGTTTAGCATAAAATCAGTTTATACCAGTGAAAATTTATACCAATAACGATTTGAAATGGGACGCACCAGAGGGCGTCATTTTATACCAGTAAAGATTTAATATCATATTTTTATATAAAATAATATATTTTCCTTATATAGAATATATTATCTATGAAATATAAATTGAATGTTTTCACAATATTTATAATTTTATTAATACTTTTAGTATTATTCATGATTCTGAATAAATGGTTTTCTATAAAAGAAACAAAAGAAACAAAAGAAAACTTTCTTGATTATAATTATGATATAAGAGAGAATTCAAATACGGACGTATCTTTACCATTTTATGGTAATGGTAAAACAGTTTCACATTTATATGATAATATATATTTTGATAAAAATAATGGTTCAGTAATTTCATTAATCGGTAGTCAGACAGGTGTTGGAGCACAACAAGGAGAAAATTCAATTCCACTTACAATTATAAATATTATTCCCAGAAAAACAGATTCAAATAATAGTTTTACAGTAACTAACTATCCTTATAGTGCTTCAACCCAAATTGTTCCTGTTGATAATATGGAAATTCTATATAGAAGTTACAATTGTAAAGATGTAGGTTTTGTAAGTCGTCAAACAGATAAATCATATAATTATCAATACTTTTATTATTCATGGTATAAAGATACATATATCCATTTATTTAAATATGATATATCGACTGCTAATACTAATAATAAACAAATAAAACATGTAAAGTCATTTGCATTTATTGGAAATGAAAAATATATTTTTGATAGTTCTTGTATAGATGACAACATCCCAACAACAAATATAGGAGCGAGTGAAAAGGAATATGGAGGGGCTATTGCAAAACCAGATAATCTTTACAATGGAGATGCATATAGTTCGAATTTAAGTAAGATTTTAAGCAACATTACAAACAACGTTACATATGATATATCTTATGGAAATATCATTACAAAAAATGCAGATTCTACATACACCATACATAATCGTAATAACGTAGAAGTTGGAATAATTGGTAGTACACCACAATTATATCAAAATTCGTATAATGAAATTAGTGAATTTAAAACAGGTCTTAAAAAGGTATTTAATATTAAATGTAATAATGTGTTGGTTCTGGTAACCGTATATCACGATAATACAATTATATCAGTAATTGGACGCAATGCTTCAAACGAGTATGAAATTATTAATACAAAACGATTTAATAGGAATCAAGAAGTAACAAATACAGATACTGATACTGATACTGATAACAAAGACGCACCTCCATGTACAATAACTTCACATCAAAGTCCAAGTCCAGCTCCAACAACATCATCGCCTAAAGATACAAAATGGACAGATTTATATAATCTTTTTAAGAAAGATTGTGGAGATGATCCAACATGTATGTATTGGTATTTTCAAATAATGTCAACTAAAAATAATGATACGGATACAAATATATCCGATATTTTTTCAGATGATTATTTTTTAAAATCAGAAATTGTTCCACCAGTTTGCCCTCAATGTCCAAATTGTCCAAGTAGTAATGGTGTATGCAGTAGTTGTGGTGGATGTGGTGGTTCTGGAACAAATATAACTTCAGATAATTTAGGATTAACACCAATTAATTCAACAATGTATAAAGATAAATTGGGCAATATATACATTGCGTACACGGATAATTCAGGAAACACGAAATATATATTAGAAGGTAATAAATCAACTTCGGCACCGATTGCTAATGTAGCAAACAATTTAATAAATAATACAGCAGATATTATAGATGGTACTGGAAGTGGTGCAGTAAATTTATTGAAAGATACTGGAAGTGGTGCAGTAAATTTATTGAAAGATACTGGAAGTAGTGCAGTTAATTTATTAAGAGATACTGGAAGTGGTGCAGTAAATTTATTAAGAGATACTGGAAGTGGTGCAGTAAATTTATTAAGAGATACTGGAAAAGGGATTTCAAGTTTGGGTCAAGGTCAAGGAGGTCAAGTCGGACAAGTCGGTCAAGTCGGACAAGTCGGTCAAGTCAGTCAAGTCGGTCAAGTCAGTCAAGGAGGTCAAGGAGGTCAAGGAGGTCAAGGAGGTCAAGGTATTGGAAATATACAAGGTTATACACCAGTAGATAATTATTCATATTATGGTGCATTACAATCAAAAGGAGGTAATTTCATGCCAGTAACTGCAGACTTTAGTTCATTTAGAAAATAGATATGTTTATTTAATCCTATAAATATATTATATTACTTTATAAATAATATAATGTATTCAAGAGATTGCACATATGTAAGGTCAAGCATGTATGGAACATATATAGGTCCAACTGGACCGATTGGTATGACTGGAGTTACTGGTACGACTGGACCTACTGGTCCTATTGGAACAGGACCGACTGGTCCGATTGGTATGACTGGAGTTACTGGTACGACTGGACCTACTGGTCCTATTGGAACAGGACCAACTGGACCTACTGGACCAACTGGAGATACTGGAGATACTGGACCTACTGGTCCTATTGGAACAGGACCAACTGGACCTACTGGGCCAACTGGAGATACTGGAGATATTGGACCTACTGGTCCTATTGGAACAGGACCAACTGGACCGATTGGTATGACTGGAGTTACTGGAGATACTGGAGATACTGGACCTACTGGTCCTATTGGAACAGGACCAACTGGACCGATTGGTATGACTGGAGTTACTGGTTCTACTGGACCTACTGGTCCTATTGGAACAGGACCAACTGGACCGATTGGTATGACTGGAGTTACTGGAGTTACTGGAGATACTGGACCAACTGGACCAACCGGAGAAGGTAAAATTGGGTCTACTGGACCAACCGGAGAAGGTAAAATTGGGTCTACTGGACCTACTGGTGCAACAGGACCAACTGGTTCTACTGGACCTACTGGACCGATTGGTATGACTGGAGTTACTGGAGATACTGGAGATACTGGACCTACAGGTACGACTGGTCCTACTGGACCTATTGGAAGTGGTTCAACTGGAACAACTGGAGATACTGGTTCTACTGGACCTACTGGACCGATTGGTATGACTGGAGTTACTGGAGATACTGGAGATACTGGACCTACAGGTACGACTGGTCCGATTGGTATGACTGGTGCAACAGGACCAACTGGTTCAACTGGACCTACTGGACCTACTGGACCTACTGGATCTACTGGTTCAACTGGACCTACTGGACCTACTGGACCTACTGGATCTACTGGTTCAACTGGACCTACTGGACCTACTGGTTCTACTGGACCGACTGGTTCTACTGGACCGACTGGACCTACTGGATCTACTGGACCTACTGGTTCTACTGGACCGACTGGTTCTACTGGACCGACTGGACCTACTGGATCTACTGGACCTACTGGATCTACTGGTTCAACTGGACCGACTGGTTCTACTGGTTCTACTGGACCGACTGGACCTACTGGATCTACTGGTTCAACTGGACCTACTGGTTCAACTGGACCTACTGGTTCTACTGGGCCTACTGGTTTAACTGGACCGACTGGTTCTACTGGACCGTCTGGTTCTACTGGACCTACTGGTTCAATTGGAACGGCTGGTTCTACTGGAACAACTGGTTCTACTGGTCCTACTGGTTCAATCGGAACAACTGGTTCTACTGGACCTATTGGACCTATTGGAACAGGACCTACTGGTTCCACAGGAGCTACAGGAGCTACTGGTTCAATTGGAACGGCTGGTTCTACTGGACCGACTGGTTCTACAGGACCTACTGGTTCAATTGGAACGGCTGGTTCTACTGGATCAACTGGATCAACTGGTTCTACTGGTTCAATTGGAACGGCTGGTTCTACTGGATCAACTGGTTCTACTGGTTCTACTGGACCTATTGGAACGGCTGGTTCTACTGGATCAACTGGTTCTACTGGTTCTACTGGACCTATTGGAAGGACTGGTTCTACTGGATCAACTGGTTCTACTGGTTCTACTGGACCTATTGGAACAGGACCTACTGGACAAACTGGCCCGACTGGACCTACTGGTTCAATCGGAACGGCTGGTTCTACTGGACCGACTGGTTTAATTGGACCTACTGGTTTAGGTTCCACAGGTCCAACTGGACCTACTGGACCTATTGGAACAGGACCTACTGGACCTATTGGAACAGGACCTACTGGACCTACTGGTATAACAGGTCCTACTGGTTCTACTGGACCTATTGGAACAGGACCTACTGGACCAACAGGAGCAACTGGTTCAACTGGTTCTACTGGTTCAACTGGTTCTACTGGTTCTACTGGTTCAACTGGATCTACTGGTTCAACTGGTTCTACTGGACCTACTGGTTCTACTGGATCTACTGGACCTACTGGTTCCACAGGAGCAACTGGTTCTACTGGATCAACTGGTTCTACAGGACCTACAGGAGCTACTGGTTCTACAGGTTCTACTGGAGCAACTGGACCTACTGGTATAACAGGTCCTACTGGTTCTACTGGTTCTACTGGTTCTACTGGTTCTACTGGTTCTACTGGTTCTACTGGTTCGTCTGGTTCTACTGGACCGACTGGTTCTACTGGACCGACTGGTTCTACTGGACCGACTGGTTCTACTGGACCGACTGGTTCTACTGGTTCTACTGGTTCTACTGGTTCTACTGGTTCTACTGGTTCTACTGGTTCTACTGGACCTACTGGTTCTACTGGACCTACTGGACCTACTGGACCTACTGGTTCTACAGGACCTATTGGAACAGGACCTACTGGTTCTACTGGACCTACTGGACCTACTGGTTCTACAGGACCTATTGGAACAGGACCTACTGGTTCTACTGGACCTACTGGTTCTACAGGACCTACTGGTTCTACAGGACCTATTGGAACAGGACCTACTGGTTCTACTGGAACGGCTGGTTCTACTGGACCAACAGGACCTGCAAGTGGTGGTGGTGGATCATCACAATGGGTCAATATTGGAAACGGAAATATTTATTATAATGGCAATGTTGCAATAAATATGAATATTATTCCAACTGCCACATTAGATGTAAGTGGTAATTTCTTTATAAGAGGCACAAATCCATCCTATATAAAAGGTAATTTATATGTAGGAAATTTGATTACAGAAAATATAATTGCAGGTAATATAGAAGCATATAGTTATAATGCTACATCAGATTATCGTATCAAAGAAAATCTTATTTTATTAAATGAAACATTTTTTGTAGATTCATTAAAACCACTGTTTTATAAAAATAAGCTATCAAATAAAGAAGATATGGGTTTTTTAGCACATGAAGTGCAAGAAATATTTCCATTTTTAGTAAATGGAGAAAAAGACGGCAATAATTACCAATCAGTAAATTATAATGGTTTTATTGCATTATTAGTAAAGGAAATACAAGAATTAAAAAAACGATTGCAAACCGCAGAAGAATTATTACAAGATGTAAATAATAAAATAAATGCAATGCAATGAAATAAACTAAAATAAATTATATTATGTTATAAAAATATAATATAATAATGTTTGTAAAAATATATCAAATTATAAATATTCAATTCTCTATATCAACAACTATTTCTGGCGTTGTTTTTGATTTAATTTGTAAGGGAGTAATTATTTGAAATGGCTGAGAATATGAAACATTATTATTCTTATTCTCTTCTTTTTTATTTTCATTTTTTAAAATCGTATTTTCTCTTTCTAATTCATTAATTTGTTTTAATAATATATCAGTAAATTTACTATCATTTGCTTTTTTATTTTTATTTTCATTTTTTAAAATCATATTTTCTCTTTCTAATTCATTAATTTGTTTTAATAATATATCTGTAGATTTGCTATCATCGCCTTTTTTATTTTCATTTTTTAAAATTCTTTCTAATTCATTAATTCGTTTTAATAATATATTAGTAAATTTGCTATCATCGCTTTTTTTAATATCATCGCCTTTTTTAATATCATCGCCTTTTTTAATATCATCGCCTTTTTTAATATCATCGCCTTTTTTAATATCATCGCCTTTTTTAATATCATCGCCTTTTTTAATATCATCAGTCTTCTTTTTTTGCAAATTTGCTACCATTTTTTCCAATGCCTCATTTTTTTGTGTTAATAATTGTAATTGTTCAATTTGATTATTCATGATTTGTATTATTTCATTCGGTAAAAGACATCTTGGTTCTTTCCCATTTTCATTTATCATTACTTCCCCCATGTTTTTATAATTTTCATCTAATTGTTTTATTTGTTTCAAAACATCTGGTTTCATAAATGCTTCTCCCAGTTTGTATTTTTTTAATAAATTATCAATATCTTTCATAAAAAAGTTTTTAATAGGTTCTTCTATTTTATTACGAATAAATTGGTCCACTGTTTTATTAGATTCTTTAAAATATTCATTATCTGGGGTTGCCAATAATCTACGTTTATCAAATGTATTATGTTCATGAGAAAAAACTAATATTGTTTTTAATGGATCTAATTGTGCAAAAGGAATCGTATAATTTTTTAAAAAGTGTTTTTCTTCTGCTAATGCCGCATGATTTTCATACTCCGTCATTTTTAATAATTCCGCTCGAAATGCAAATGTTCCTGCAGTCGCATGATTTGGTCCAAATGGTCCGGATTGATACATTTTTTGAATATGTTTAAAATAAATATAAATTTCACTTGCACCAACACATAATGCATCTTTATTATTGTTTAATGTATCCACTGCATGGCTTACTCTTTCTGGTGGATAATAATCATCATCATCCATATATACAATAATTGTTCCTTTCACTTTTGAATGCATAAAATTACGTTTCTCTCCTAATGACATCTTTTTTTCTTGTCTGAAATATCGTATTTGTGATATATTTGATTTATCGATTGCATCATGTATAGAATCAGTTCCATCATCGACAATTATCCATTCCATTCTATCATGAGGATAATCTTGATTTAAAAAACATTGAAACATGGTTGATAAAAATGGTCTGCGATTAAATGTAGGTGTACATACAGATACAAATGGATAAAATTTTTTTTTTAAAACAGGTGTATGTGCTATAGTTTTTCCCATTTTAATATTATATATAATACTTTTTTAACCTTTTTATAACAATATTCATTATTATGTTCTCTCTTCTCTAAATAAAAAAACAAATTACATAAAGATTTATTTGTAATAAATATTGTATGAAATACACAAAAATAATATTAATTATACGACTATTAATATATATTTATAAATATTGGCATTTTTATGAATCAAATAATACATTAATTCGTCAAATAAAAGATAGTAAAATATATAACAGTATTTTGTCTATTCATAAATACAATATATTTATAAAAGAATGTTCTCATATACATGAAAATAAAAATGTAAATCTCCCTTATTTATTACGATTATCGGAATTTATAATGACAACCGAAAATACACAACTTTATACAAAGGTTTATAAAATAACAAAATGTATTCATGACCCAGAAATTCTAACAAATCAATTTATGAAATATGTTAATATAAATAATACATTGCCATTTGAATTATCCACAAACGTAAAAGGAATGAATGAATTATATAAAATGACAAATGATTTCGAATATTTTTCTAAAAAATTATTATCGTCTTCTTTTATTTCAATTTCAGAATATAAAAATATATTACACGAATATAAAATTAGAAATCTGGATGGTTCTCGACATAATGATTACACAAAGATCGTAATTACAAATAATACACAAACTCATTTTTATTATTTAAATATACTCATTGGTGCAACATATGAAATATGTAAAGAAACTGTCAAATATTTTTTTTATATGCCTACACATACCCCATTATATGATACATTAATAGAAATACAAAAAAATATGAAATTATATTATAGGATTCTTGATGAATCATATCGCAGTCTTAATTACTTGGCAATAGATATAATTGATGAAATTCAAATGTTCTCTAAAAAATTCAAGATTTTGATTCAATCAAGTATTCATTTATATTATTTTACGGGATGTTTGTTGTCTGAAATTCCCGGATTTATTTATGGAAATCATGACTCATTTTTTCTATATGAAACATTACATATCGTTTTATTCCATTAGTATCTATTATGATGCACGGCATTATTCATCGATATCACTTTCTTCTGACACAATATCTTTCTTGACGTTTTTGTCTAAATAACGATATATTCGTTTTATATCTAATTTATCAATATTATAATTATCAAACATTTGTTCTACTGCATTTATTTTTTCATTTTGTAATAAAAAATCTTTTCCATGAAATAATCTTATTTCTTGAAAAAAAGCCAACAAATCTTTTTTATCCATATCTAATTCTTGACATAAATTATAAATAAATAATATATTATTGTATTCAGTTGAATATTTTGTGAGAACCTTTGTAAATCTTATTTCGTCTTTTTTGTCGTCTTTTTTGGATTGAGAATGAAATGTTTTATGATACAAATAATTATTGTAAAATGTTTTCATTAGAGAACTCATTTCATTAAATTGCCAAATCTGATTTTGAAATGTGATTCTATCTATAAAATCTGCAAAACAAATATTGTCTAAAATTTGTAAATAAAATGGGATTGATATTTCATTTCCGGCTTTACTTAATAGATCTACAATATTTTCATGCCATAAAAGAGCAACAATGGTTCTATCTGTTTCGTTTATTATTTTTATATGATCATTTATTGATACTTGATTATATATTAATTTTTGGGTTATTTTTTTCGAATCTTCATTAAATTGTTTGATATGAAATATATGTTCCATTGAATCATCATTTAATAAACTGGGATTTTTTTTACATATTTTTTCAATGAATTCAATCTTTCTTAAATCTCCCTGTATATATTCTAATATTTTTGTATGTGTCGATTTATCAAAATTCGAAAAGTCTGGTATTTTTTTATATATTATTTGTTGTATCTGTTCTTGTGTAGGCGGTTTCAATTCATATGTATTACATACCTTCATTAATTCCTTTATTTTTTTATCTATATAATAATTTCCTATACATATTACTGGGTTCATTGTCATATGTTCCAATCGCTGTTTTTTTGTTTTTTTCTGTCGAATTAATTTTATTAATGCAGTGATACCTCCTTTGTCGCCATTATTCATTCCATCTATTTCATCCATAATTATTGCTATTTTTTTGGTTTTTCTTGCCATCATATTGAGAACATTCTGGGAAGATATATTATTACTTGTAATTGTATCTATTAATGATTTATTACGAACATCTCCTGCATCGTATTTGATAATATCATAATTCAATCCTTTTAAAATTTCTGTTATAAAATGTGTTTTTCCACAACCTGGAGAACCATATAAATATATACCTTTTTTAAAATGTATATTTTGACAGTTCGATTCATAATTTACAAGCATTTTTTTGATATCATTTTCTATTTGTTCTCTATCAAGAATATTATTCATTTACTATAATAAATGAATAAGTTTTATATTGGTTATTTTACGCATCTCTGTCTCCTTCCTTTATACCCCATAAAAAAAGGCTTTTTATACACCATCCGCCTTATGCCAAATATTTGTTTGGCTTATGTATCGTTTTTTTATGTTGTCGAATATATTTTGTATGTATTATCATTTTTTTATGTTGTCGAATATATATTTTGTATGTATTATCATTTTTTTATGTATTGTATATATTCATTAATGTTCATTAAATTAACCCATTAATTCCGTTATATGAATGATTTTTTCTAGAGGTTACCTGATATGTGTTTGAGAATGAACATATTTGTTTTTTTATTTTTTTATCGTATTCTTTTTTTTGTAGCATTCTTTTTTTCCATTTTCGTTGAATTATTACTATCCAATATGTTTTTATTATTACATGTTTATATGTTCCATCTTCATTGGTAATAATTTGCATTATATTGACTGGTTTATTGAAATAATATATTATATCAATAAACTTTGATATGTCTTCATTGTTTAATTTATAGAATGTTGTATTTTTTATTGTTTTTACCTCCAATATTTTTTTTTCGTCTTCGTAAATATATTCACAATAACAACCGATATAATATTTTTTAGGGATACAATCATAATCATTGGAATCCAATATCTCATCATATATTTCATTATATAAATCATAATCCAATATTTCATATTGTTGTTGTTCTTGTTGTTCTTGTTGTTCTTGTTGTTCTTGTTGTTCTTGTTCTTGTTCTTGTTCTTGTTCTTGTTCTTGTTCAGTTTGGTGGTAACCATAGATAGCAAAATCGTCATACCAGCAATCATGTTCTTTATCATAATCTCTATGATTATAACAGAGAACATGAAATAGAGCATCCTCTATCATACTATCTATTATACTCTCCATTTCCATTTCCATTTCAGTTCTCATTTCCATTTCCATTTTCAAGCCAAGTTATTCGAGTAGTTGTTATGTATTGTATTAGTAATCTAATAATACCTTTTATTTTTTGTAAAAAAAGTCAATCAATTTTATGATTGAGGTACAATATTATGAAAATTATCACCCGAAATTTTTACACCACTTGTCTATGTTTGAAGGCCACTCATATTTTGTTTTACATTATGTATTTTGACAGTTGCGGTATCTTTCATTCCTACTACTTGAGATGTTATATCCTTTCCGATTTTTCCAAGTTCTGTTGTCAAACCCGTTTTTATCTTTGAAAAAGAACTGGCGATATTACTTAGATTATCTTTATTTATTACATTTGTTATTTTGGTATTATTTGAAAGATTGGTAATCGCATTATCCATTTTGTTAGTATAATGTTCTCCTTTTTTTGTCAATATATCAAACAAATCATTTATATAATTATATTCTTTTGTTCTTTCATTTTGTTTTTTTCCCATTTCTGTTTCTATGATTCTAATATTTATATAATCACCTCCAAAAATAACACGTAAAATATTGTTAATATCCGTCAAATATTTCAAATATTTATTGTCATTATTTTCAAGAGTTTCAACAATACTACATATATTAGTTTTTACACGTTTATCAATTACTGTTTTTATTTTTTGATATTTGTTATACACACTTATGTCTTTGTATAATAGAGCCTTATTAAATAAGTATTTATCTGTTTGTCCATCTTTTCCTTTTTCTACATAAATATATTTTTTATATTTTTCTTCACTGGTATAGACTTGATATTTTTGTTGTAGTGATTCATTATTATTTAATTTTTCAAACTCTTTTATATCAGGAGGTGGAACCATACCAATATTTGAACGGTCTATATACGACAATCCCATCATTGGAAGTTTGAATTTATATCTATAAATACACCATATTGCAATCAACACCATAAATAGAATATATACAGGTATCAAAATCATTTTAATCGGTCCAGCATAATTATTATCTCCTGAATCATGAATATTACTTGTAATATTTTTTAATCCTGTAAGTAAAATATATATGGAAAGAATTTCCATAATAAAAACCATTATAAACCAACATATAGATTTGAATACATACACTGGTAATTTCCATCGGCTGCTTGATTCAGGAATATCATATAATTGAGTATATATAATGTTATTTATAAAATCCTTTTTAGAAGAGTAGTTTTTTGTATTACTATATATCGCAAAAAGTATTGTATATGCGAGATAAAAAACCGCAATAGTGGTAGCAAGAGGTATCAACGCTAATGAAATATAAAATTTAAATAACCAATATAATATCCAAACGATAATTTTAAAAATGACAAATATTACAGATGTTTGCGTTCCACCAATCCATTTGAACCACGATTTTTCCCATGAAGCCTTATTGTTCTCAACATCAGAAACTTGTAATAAAGATGAAATTAATCCTAATAAATCGCCATTTTCTCCAATATTGTGTTTAAGGAATGATAAAAACATAAATATAAATGTTACAATTGTTGCAATTTCTGTATATCCTAACCAATTACCTTCTATTTTGAATAATTTTGTTATTTCACTATCAACTTTTAGTATTTTAACAAATGGAACTGATAATGTCATAAAAAAAGAAACGTAAAAATTAAAAAAACTGCGTCCATATTTATGTAACACATAATAAAATAATATAATAGTCATGAAAAAATAAATATACGGGGGTATAAATTGAGATATTAAACCAAAGAAAGGGAATGTGCGAATAAATGTTTTTACCGTATTTAGCCAAGTATATATTATTTTTGTAGGTTTGAATAAATATTCAAATAAAAAATCGGTTTTGTGTTTTTCATAATAATGAAAATAGTTTTCCCAATCTGGAAACATAGGTATTTTACATTCTTCAACAAAAGGTACTTCTTTTGGTTCTCCTGGATTATTTTTATGTGGCATATCTTCATAATCCATAAAAAAAAACATATAATAAACATTATATACAACATATAACAATACAGGTATCATTAAAATGCGATATATTTCGTTTTTAATGATTCTTGCATAATTTAATAAATCTTTATGAGCATTATTCCTATTTTTTTTTTGATAATATTCACATTCTGATAATGGTATATAATAGTTCTCCATTTCTGCAGTATTTGAAAATGTATCAGATAAAATATAATCTTGTAAATACTGTGTATATTTGGGAGGAGTCATATCTACATATGGATTCAAAGCAACGATTGGTATTTCAATATTTCCGTCAGTGTTTATTTTAGAATATCGAAAATTATTACCAAATAAAAATGTTTCAAAAATATTTTTTGCCAGTATTCGATTATCTTTACCATCTACAATTGTTACATATTTATTCGTCGTTTCATTATATTTATTTCCTGTCGCATCTGCATTTTGTTGTAATAAAATATAAAATATATGATTGAAAATGGCGATATGTGTCTTATCCAAATGAACCCCAAATGAATTATAATATAAAAATTCTAGTCGGTTTAAACAATTCGTATATATTGTTCCCACTCTTGCTTGTATTTCTTTAAATCCTATGCTATTTATTCTTGTATCACTACTTGAATAAATTTTTTTAAAAAGACATAATGAAAAATATTTAATAACATAATCCAAATAATCTTTTATTGTTCCACTTTCGGTTTTTGTAGTATCTACTGAAAAAACATAATTTTTGTCTGCTGTTTGTGTTGCTGTTACCGACGGCAGCACCGTATTATTAATATTAAATGCCAAATCTGTATATTTTGTTCCATTTATGTTTGTATAATAATTATCTATATTCGTTTTTGTTGATCTATATAGCATATCCTTATCATATATTAGAGCTTTGTCAAAAAGAGACATTTTATCAGTATTAGTGGCAAGACCACTGACAGTAGGAATTGGAAAATAATCATCCTTTAATTTAAAATAATTAAATTCTTCTGTATTGTCCATTTTAAATCTTGCAAGATAATCATATTTTTGTTTATAATCTGATTCTGTATTTTCAAATGGAGATTGAAACGTTTCATCATGATCACCATAAAATAGTTTTACATTTATTTTTAATATTTGTTTTTGTATATCTGGGTCATTCAATAAATTATCAAATTCATTATTAAATTCGAATAATTCATCGTTATTAATTGTTCTATGAAGTTTTGTTTGATAACGATTTAATCGTTTTGTATAAAAATTACCTACTTTATTTGCAATATCTTCATTCTTTATAAATTCTGGATGATTTTTTTTAAATGAATCGATGGTTTTCATCAAATCTGGTTGTTGTCTCAACGAGAATTCTTCTTTTTTTGAAAAATTTTCTATCCAAAAAAACATTTTATCAGCAGTATTTTTATAACTGTTTTTTGTTAAAACTTCCTTTTCATTACAATTATCAATTTGTATTAAAAAACAAGTCATTAATATATCATAAATAAAATTTTCTAAAATCGAATCAAAATTTGTAATCGGATATGATAAATATCCCATTAATTTTTCTAACAGTGTTTTTATGTATGAGTAATCATATGATAGGTTCAAAACACTATGATGATGAAAATAATCAATTCCTTGCCATTCAAATCCTTCAATAATGTTCTCTTTTGTTGGATTTGGATTTGAATCTGTATTCTTTAAAATATCTAACATTGGCATATTTGAGAACCCTTCGATTTGATTTCGAATCTGATTTTGATTTGTATTTGAAATAGGTATTGAATTCGTTTTTAATGGTTCTTTTTTTCGCCATTTACTCGTCATAATATATATTTAATATATGAATATATATTATATTGCGATTATCTTGCATATAACATACCGCAATTACCACCAACAAATGATAAAATATTATATCTTTCTTCAAATACCTTCATGTTATAATTATATTCAAATAGACGCCAATTGGATTTTGATGTTCCAACAGGATTACTATTATCATCGCAAATTATATTATAACTTATATTTTCAACATCAAATGGTGGAATATAGGTAGACACTTCTAATTCAACAATTCGAAATTTACTTAAATTAATTGCACCAGATGGTTGATATTCAAAAGGGTCGGTATTTAAACAAAAATTATAACAATATAAACCGTCTTTTGCACATCCCTTTGTTCGAACATATTTTTCAATATAATTATATACACCCGCTTCTAATATATTTTCACGATAATCTCCATTAAATACAATCGCCATTGTTTCTAAAATTTCTTTTTGATTATCAGATGATAATTTTCCAGTTATAAAAATGCCACTTGATAATAATTGAGAACCTAGTGGGTTTTGACCTGGATCGATGATTACCGGCATTTGAACATCCGATGGAATATGTTGATATGCCCAATTTGTATAATTCGACCATTCATTTCTCATATTTACATCATTTCTTTGTAAATACATCATCCAATTTGCAACCATTCCAGATGATGTTAATTTCACTTTCTGTGTTCCAGTAATATTTTGATAATTATATTCAAATACATCTTTTACTAAATATACTTGGTCTTCCGCTGCAAACATTCTCGATTCATCTGCTGACAAAAAACAATAAGTCGATAATAAATGAATATCTGCATTCCATAAATTCGTTTTAATTGGATATGCATCTTTAACAGATAAATCTGCTGGAGGAGTTTGTAAAAACTGATACATATTGAATTGTTCAAGATTAAAATCTGGTTGAATATATGGATAATTATTTGCTACATCAAATACATCACGCACTCTAAATAATTCATTTATTGGACGAAATGTCACATTTACATATAATTCATTATATTGTAATGCAATCATGGGAAATGCACATCGACTATTTAATGTAAACCATGTATTTATAGGAATATATAATTTCCTTCCTCGAATCGATGGTTCCGCAACATCTGTTGATCCTTGATAATATGCAGAAGGGTATGCATTTGTTCTTCCATATGCATTTCCTGGATTATTTAATTCATTTATATTTCCAGTCATTTTATCAAATAATTCTTTCTTCTCAGATGAAAAGTCTCGTTCAACCATCGCACGTATATATTCGCCACTGTATTTTTGAATAAGTTGAGAACCACAAGTAATGGTTATTTCAGTAATCATATTTGTCCCGAGTTCATCAATCCATTTGAAATCATATGGTGCCCACATATTACCTGTTTTTACAGATGGATTATAAATAGGTGACCAAATTGTCGGCAGATTTATAACAATATATGTATCCATTAACAATTCTGCATATCGTGGCATTTTGAATGTAAATGTCGATGGTTCAGTCAATCGTAAATCTCTTAAACCGTCATAATCGATTCTAAATTTTTGTAATCCAAAATTCGTATACTTTGCATATGTTACTTTAAAAAACGTTTTTGTAGGATTTCCTGTTAATATTATATTATTATTTCCTGTAGATATAAGATTTAGTAATCCTCCTGCCATATTACGTTATATTATATTATAATATAATAATACTATATTTTTTATTTTCATTTATACTATATATAGTATATATATGTCGTTATTAAAGAAAATAATATATGGGTTTATTTTTGTCATATTATTTTATATATTATTTCGACTTATAAAAAAAAGAACAAATATTTTACAATCAATGAAAGAGGCCAAATATACAGAAGGTCTTTCCACTATATCCAATATCTCTAATGTTTCTGTAAAAAAAATAATGACAGCTAATTTAGTAAATGAAATAACAGAGAATCTTTCTGAAAAGAGATATTATAAGAATGATTCTCTATTAAATATGTATCATATAAAATCGTCATACAATTCAGCATATAGTGGTAAAGATATATCAACTGATATGGTATTATATCTATTACATCGTGGATACCGATTTTTAGATTTTGAAATATATTATGATTATCCTTCCGAAAAAATGGCAAATCAAAATAACACACCAATAAAAAAAGCGGTTGTCGCTTTTGCGGATGGTTCTACTACATCCAAAAATAATTTAGAATTGAAAGATATTTTAGAAATTATTTATTTGAATGCATTCTCAAATGCATCTAACAACAATGATCCACTTTTTATTCAAATTAGACCGATGTACAATATACCAAGAAGTAAAGATACGGCTGATGAAAAAAATAAGAAAATCGGTGAAAATACTCAACTGAATACACAAATTGAACAGGCATTAAGTATATCTACTTCTTATAAATATAATGATGCAGTCGATGGATTAACACCTATCAAAAATTTATTTAAAAAAGTAATTATTATTATGGATAATGTGAGTAATCCTTATACAAATTTGAAAACAGAAAATTTAATTCGTATGATAAATATGAATCCTGAAAATATGACATTATGTAATGCCGCATCTTCACTAGATAATTGTAATAAAAATAATAATATCCTTATACAAGTTAGACCAAATGATTTAAATAACAAATTATTATCACAAAATCCACATTCATTAAAAATAATATCCGCCACATCTTGCCATTTTTGTCCAATGATGGCGTGGTTCTCAAGTTATATTGGTGGCTACTCTTCTGCAGGTTTATCTCAATTAGGTGATTATGAAAGTTTGTTTTTGAATGCTGGTGGTTCTGCCTTTATATTATTATCTGAAGCAAAAACATATTCAACCTATAATGACCCATCTAAAATAAATGATAATAAATTGAATTTTTCTTAAGAAAACATTTTATACTGGGTATACAAAGTATATACAAAATACAAAGGGTCTATTATAATATATTATAATTATATAATATATTATAATTATATAATGGTAAATACCAAATACAAAAACAAGATATGTGATAATCAAATGTCATTTGATGAATGTGAATTGGCAATATTGCGACATGCAGTAGATGAAACCGATGAATTACAAAAACAAAAAATAGCAAATAGTGAAGATGTAAAACGAATGATAGAAATTTTAGAAGATTTTTTAACAAAAAAAAAATTGGTTTGTTATGGTGGAACTGCAATAAATAATATTTTACCAAGATATGCACAATTTTATAATAGAGAGATTGAAGTGCCTGATTATGATTTTTTTTCAGATAATGCAATGCAAGATGCAAAAGAGTTAACCGATTTATTTTATAATTCGGGATATTTAGAAACAGAAGCAAAATCTGGAATTCATAAAGGAACATACAAGGTGTTTGTGAATTATATCCCTATGGCAGATATTACACAAATTCATCCCGAATTATACAAATCTATTAAAAGAGAATCAATTACTATAGCGGGTATAAAATATGCTCCTCCAGATTATTTACGAATGTCTATGTTTTTAGAACTTTCAAGACCTGCTGGTGATGTATCACGTTGGGAAAAAGTATTGAAACGATTGACACTTTTAAATAAATATTATCCTTTAAAATCATCAATCGATTGTCATAATATGGATTTTCAAAGAAGAGTAGAAACAGTTGATTCGTCAGAAGGTGAAAAAATGTATTCAATTGTTCGAAATTCGTTTATTGAACAAGGTGTCATTTTTTTCGGTGGATATGCCATGTCTTTATACACAAAATATATGGAAGAAGATAAAAGACAACTTATGAATAAAATTCCTGATTTCGATGTTTTATCTGAAAATCCAGATAGATCAGCATTAATTATAAAAGAAAAACTGGAAGAAAATGGTTTTAAACATGTTCAAATTATAAGTCATAATAATATAGATGATGTTATACCAAAACATATACAAATTACTGTTGGAAAAGAAAGCATTGCATTTATATTTCAACCAGTCGCATGTCATAATTATAATACAATCAAAATAGAAAATCACGAAATTAATGTGGCAACTATTGACACGATGTTATCTTTTTATTTAGCATTTATTTATACAAATAAACCGTATTTTGATAAAGATAGAATATTATGTATGGCACAATTTTTATTTGAAGTAGAAGAAAAAAATAGACTAGAACAAAAAGGATTATTAAAACGATTTAGTATCAATTGCTATGGAAAACAGCCAACCATTGAAAGTATCCGTGCTGAAAAAGCTGAAAAATATAAACAATTGGCAAATAATAAGAATACTCGTGAATGGAATGAATTATTTTTCAAATATAATCCAGGAAATGAATCTACAAATGAATCTATAAATGAATCTACAAATGAATCTACAAATGAATCTACAAATGAATCTACAAAACAATTTAAAAAATACAAAAAAAATAGAATTTCGAAATATAAAAATTTGCCAAATAATGAAAATAAAATGAAATATATTCCAGAATATAAAGTGAATTTAACCAAACGATTCAAGAAAAAAAAGAAATCTAAACGTAATACTAGACGTTTCAAATTTCGGTCATTTTTTGATATTTGAATTTTCTTTTTGAATATATTTTATTCATCATTTTGTATCTATATAATATATTATGCGAAAATCACAAAAAAAGCAAGATAAATCATTTATTATGGCAAATACGAAATTTATTTCAAAATTGAATAAAACAATAAAAAATAAATCATCCATAAAAAAGTGCGAACAATTTTGTAAGAATGATTACCAACCAGAAACAACAAAATGGTTAAAAAATATATCTAAAAAATGGAAGATTCCATATGTTTCACCTACAAAAAAACATCTAAAATATAAGTTAGACCTTTGCAAAAAAGCATTTTGTAATGAAAAATGTATTGGTTACGGTAAAATAGATAATCCTCCAAAAAACGCATTTAGAGAATCTTATGGTAAAAAAAATATTGATATATTGAAAAAAAAAGGGGCTTTGTCTGGTTGTATAGATGAAAATAATTATGATGTTTTACATAAATAAAGTCTCACATTTGCGAAATAATATCTATAGATTTATGAAAACTGTAAAAGGACGAAGCAAACAATGCACTTTTCAAAAGTAAACCCAACAAGTTGAAATTGCCGTCTTCTCTATAAATAGATAAAAAGGTGAATTTTTTGAAAATCATCGTATTTATAATAGGTAATTGAAAAATGAAATATAATAATAATATTATAATTGGATTTTGAAATTCATCAAACCAATAAACCGCTTTTTTTTCACGCATTTTTTTGGCTTCATGTTCTTTTATTTTATGATAATTGTTTTCTTCATATTCATGAATGTAATCAGATGTTAATTTGGGTTTAGGAATATAATTTGGTTGTATTTGTTCATCTTGCATATGTTCAGAAATATTCATAGGAATATCTCTTTGTGGTAATCGTTGTTGAATCATTGTGTTTTTATATTGATTTTCTACATTTTGTGTTTGTTGAGGCTGAGGCATCGACATTCCACCTACTGGTGGAGGAGGAATTCCATATGGATTTGGATGACCATTAATTGGAATATACATATCTGTTCCTGCTCCTAAACCGTTTTGTTCAAAAGAACCACTATCTGGTAAATCAATAATACGAGTCATTGATATATTCTCACTCATAATACAATATATAATATCAATATTGTATTATTTTTACGCATTTTCTTTTAGAGGTTCTCCAATATCAATTATTTTTTTTGTGGAATCACATGGTGCTGAATGGAAACTATATTTATAACATTCTTCACCAAATTTATATGTTTTACCATCAATTTCACTAATAAGAGGACCATTAAAATTCAAACATTGTTTTCCATTACATGCTTTGTAGAAAAAACTGGCTAAACCCAATCCTAATAAAATAGATATAATAGAAATACCAATTTGTGTATTTAAAAGTCTTTTAAAATTCATTATTATATAATATAGAAATACAATAACATTATGTAAAATATATATGTTGGTTTTCTAGGTTTTCTAGAGATTATGCGTTCTGCATTTTTAGATGTTTTCTACGTTCTACGTTCTACGTTATCCACTAGATTTAATGTTCTACATTATAGTTGCGCCGGTATTTTTGATATTTCACTATCTGCTGGACATTTTGTATTGGCTTGTTTAATATTGAAACATGTTCCTGCTGAATCTTTATATTGAATATAATCTACATTATCTGGTTTTGGATAAACATATATAACACGTTTATCAAATTGGTAAATATACACAAAAAATATACCAACGGCTAAACTTAATATAAAAATAGGAATGTTTATATATTTCAAGAAACTCATATATACTAGTTTTTATTATTTTTTATTCTAAATATATAATCTTATTATTGATACTATATAAAAGTCGGCGTTTGAAATGTAAAATGGTTTATTATTTCTTCTTTTTATTATTTTTTGAATTGCCTTTCCCTTTTTTTGAAGAACTACTTACCGGTCCAGGTGTAATAGGTTCATTCAACCAATCGTCCGCATCTTTTACAGTTTGAGATTTTATTGAACTTTTTTCTTGTGTTTCATTACCTTTAAACACAAATTCATTTGGATTATTTGTTTTTTCTAAAACAAATTGCGATTGTTGTGCTCGTTTTTCTTCGAGCTTTTTCAACATTCGTTCCTTATGAGTATTTTTTGCAACCGCATTATTTACTTTATTCATATCCATTTTTGCATTTTTACCACCCATCATTGCACCCATCATTGGATTCATATTTTTCATCATATTCTTCATCATGTCTTGAAATTCTTTACCATTACCCATTCCTTTCATTTTTGATAAAAGGTCACCTGCTTCTTTCATTAATTCTTCTTGAGAGATATTGCCATTTTTCATTTTATTATCTAATTTACCGCTTATTTTTTTTACAAGGTCCATTATTTGTTTCGGGTTTTTCATCATTTTTTTTAAAATATCACCAGTAGATTTCACTTCGCCATCTCCATCATCATTAAATATATCCATTACTTCTCCACTTAATTCTTCTGCTAATTCTTTTGCTAGAGAACCAATTTTTCCGTCAAATAAACCTTTTATATGTCCATGTAGTTCATCTACATTCGGCATACTTGAACTATCAAAATTGAATGTATTCTGTCTTTCGTCAGCGTCAGCAGAGGCGTCAGCAGAGGCGTCAGCCTCTGCACCTGCACCTGCAGCTGCAGCAGAAGCAGCTGATCCAAACATTTCTTCAAATACCTTCTCCATTTCAGGTGATTGAAATCCGTCGGCGAATTTTTTCGCAAACTCTTCATGCTCATCTGTTTCAGATTCCGCATCATTTTGATGAGATATATTTTTAAAAAAATTACCAAGACCTTCAATTGTCTCTGATAATTTACTTTGTAATTCTTCTTCGTTTATTCCTTCAAAAATAGATGCAGCATCACCAAATGATGCAGATGTTTTAATACTACTCATAATTGTTATCATTATTAATTGTAAATATTTCCACATTGTCTTTTTGGTATTCTCTGTAATATCTGTTATAGAAAAAAGTATTTTGAATTCGACATTTGGTAAAAACAAAGTATTTATTTCCGAAGAAGAACTAAAAATATCATCATTTTGATATAATATATCAAAAAATCTTTCTGGATAAACTGTAAAACAATAATTAAATAATTCTTTCATATTTTCTCCTGGAATTAACCAATGTTCCCATAAATTGGCGAATTCAGGAAATGTCGTGGATAAATCCCGTAAAAAATCACCCATTACTAATGGAAACTTTTCAGGCATTTCATTGTTATTTTCTAAATTCGGGTTCTCCATTTATTATTATATTATTATATTCTATTTTATATATTTTAACACATAAATTATATATACGTTTGTTTTTGTAATAACTATATTTTTATTAATGATATAAAGATTTATAATATATAAAATATATAAAATGAGTTTAATAGAATTAATAAATAATAATACAACAGATAAAAATACAACACATTCTTATTTAGAACTATATGAAGGATTGTTAAAAAGAAAAAAACACACTGCTAAAAATGTATTAGAAATAGGAGTATCTAGTGGAGGTAGTATAAAATTATGGCATGACTATTTTTCAAATGCGACAATATATGGTATAGATATAACTAGTAATATGGATTTCATTCAGGAAAAAACCATTATAAATAATGATAAAATTAAATTATTTATGTCAACTGATGGTTATATTAATGATTTTGTTATTACTAATTTTTTAAATAAAAATATACAATTTGATTTTATGTTAGATGATGGACCACATACATTAGAAAGTATGATACTATTTATAATGTTGTATTCTCAAATAATGACCGATGATGGAATATTAATAATTGAAGATGTCCAATCATGGGATTGGATTGATACACTTAAAAATGCGGTTCCAACCCATTTAAAAGAATTTATCAAAATATATGATTTACGAAGCAATAAAAATCGATATGATGATATTGTTTTTACAATAGATAAAAGTAATTTATACCAGTGAAGATTTATACCAGTGAATATTTAAAAATGTCCCATTTTAATTCTTCAAGGGTTTATAATTATTTTTTCAACATTATATAAAGATATAAATAATAATATTATTATTATTTATAATATTATTGGAATGCAACATGAATTATGTAAATGGAAAAAACATATGTCAAATGATGATTATATATATTTCATAAAGTATATTGACAATGCTAAAAATAATTTGCCAAATAATAAATTATTGCTGTTTTTTGGTAATGAAATTGGAAAAAAAATGTTAATGCGTGAATTATCAAATTATTTAGGCAATGATCAATTTATGTTATGTGATACTTATGGATGTGCTTTTTTTAGACCAATTGTGAAATTAATTTATATTCCAGGAATAGATAATTACCAACCAAAATGTATTCAACAATTAGTAAATGTTATTTATTATGGTCAATCGATTATTGCAGAAACATATAATATTGAAAAAATAAATAAAATCATTTTGGACAACAGTAAAACAATCAATCTAATATGAAATGTGATATGAAATATAACATATATCACCTGTTTTATTTTTCATGTATTCACATAAAGGTAAAAATAATAATAAATAATATAGACAATGATATTATTTATTATTTTACTATTACAATTATCAATTGCTTTTTTTCATCATTGCAGTATTAAATTGCCATTTAAGGCGCCAATTAAGGGACGATTTATCGGTGGAATTAAAATGTGTCAACATTTAAAGAAATGTTCTCCATTTATTATAAAAAATCTAGAAATAAACACAAAAATAAATTATAATATTACAAATAATATTACAAATAATATAATAAATCAAATATCTGGATTTTATGGATTGATTGGACCAGACATTGACAAAAATTCTATAAAAACATTGTATGAATTATTTACAGGAGATGGTATGATTCAAGGCGTTTTTTTAGATAAGGGTAATATTACATTTGTAAAACATATTTTGAGAACAGAAAAAATAGTATATGAAGAAAAACATGGTAGGTTCTCAAAAAACTTGTTAATAACTGTGTTTTATATGTTAATGAATAAACTCAATTTATTACCGAATGTTCTTGGATTAGCAAATACAGCATTCTTAAATATAGAGAATGATACCTTTGCTCTTTTTGAAAGAGATTTACCATATCAAATAGATATTAATTTTACAAATAAACAATTGAGAACTATAAAAAAAATTGATATACAAGGTATTGAGAACTTTTCTGGTCATTCAAAATATATTGATAATATTGTTCATACAATTGATTATGATTTTCTAACAAAAACGGTATCTTATATTACTTTCGATAACAAATTTCAAGAAATAAATAAGGTTTTTTTGAGAACATCATATATTCCTATTATTCATGATTTTGCTGTTCTCAAAAAATGGTTTTTATTTATTGATTCTCCGTTTATATGGAGTCTCTTTTCACAATTTCCTGTTGTATTATCAAATAAAAAAAATACATATATTCACATATACAATAAATATACGAATGTAATAACTAAATTTGAATGTTTAACATCATTTACTTTATTTCATTATGCCGATATAATAGAAAATAATAATATGATTCATATTTATGGTTCTCAATATGAAAATATGAAATTCTATTCATTAGAGCTTCAAGGAAAATATAGAAAAATAATATTGAATTTACATACTGGAATTGTTTTTATAAAAAAAAATCCAGAATTGGAGAACATGAATTTGGATTTTCCTTTAAAATGGAAAGAGTTTGTTTTACTGAGATCAATCGAAAATCAAAGAATAAAAGGCTTTGTTTTATGTAAAGAATTGGATATTGTAAAAAATATTCATCTTCCACAAAATAGATTCTTTTGTGGAGAACCTTCTATTATTGAAATTTCTGGCTCTCCCTTTTTAATTGGGTTCTCATATGATTCTTTTGAAAATGGATTTTTGATTCTATTAGAATTATTTAATGGAACATATATTGAAATACCTCTTGTAAATAATATTCAATTAAAAATTGGATTTCATTCTGCGTTTTTCTCTGATAAAAAATAATAGTACTATTTAATTCATAATTATGGTTCTCAAATTATAATTATATTATACTATACTATATAACTAAAATGGGTAAATATAGTTGCGAAAAATGTGCTAAAACCTTTTCTCAAAAATCACACTACGACAAGCACATTAGTCGTAAAAATCCTTGCGAAATTCAAATAGATAAAATCAAGGCGTTAATAGATAAAGCAGTAGATGATAAATTGATTGATTTACATATAAAATTGAAACTAAATAATAATGAAAATAATATTACAATCAACATAGCAGAACAAATGGATATTTCAAAAATGAGTAAATTAGAATTATTAAAGAAATGTGAAGAACTTGGAAATACAAGGTGTAGTTCAAAAAATAAAGCACAATTAATAGAAGTTATTAACTCCAACAATAAAACAAATAATAATACTGAAGAATATAAAAATGTTTTAATAAATCAAGATGTTATTAATAAAACAACCACATCTCTTATTGAACATATAAGCGAAAATGTGGTAATAACCGAAAATGCACCAACAACCATTAATTTATTTAAGGGGGATTGTCTAATTGAAATGGCAAAAATAAAGAGTGGTTCAATAGATATGATATTATGCGATTTACCTTACGGCATAACAAAAAATGAATGGGATATAATTATTCCATTTGATAAATTATGGGAACACTATAATAGAATTATAAAGGACAATGGTGCTGTCGTATTATTTGGTTCTCAACCATTTACATCCTTAATGATTACAAGCAATTTAAAAAATTTTAGATATTGTTTAGTATGGGAAAAAAATAAATTTTCGGATTTCTTAAATGCAAAAAGAAAACCGATGAAAACCAATGAAGATATTGCTATATTTTATAAAAAACAACCTACATATAATCCACAATATTGGTATTCAACACCATATACACGATGGAACACACAGTTGGCTGTTGATAAACAAACTAATTATGGTAATCACAAAGAAAACTTTGTTGAAAGTTTAGATGGAAAAAGATTACCAACTACTGTATTGAAGTTTAATCGCATAGAAAGACCAAAACACCCAACACAAAAACCAATTGATTTATTAGAATGGTTGATAAAAACATATTCTAATGAAGGAGAAGTAGTATTAGATAATTGTATGGGCGTAGGTTCAACTGGAGTTGCTTGTAAAAATTTAAAAAGAAGTTTTATTGGAATTGAATTGAATGATGTTTATTTTGATATAGCGAATGAATCGATTCATAGTTAAATAGTTCCCAATATAAATATAAAATCAATGAATTTAGTTACACCGACCAAAAAGAAAAATGAGACAAACTTTCTATAAAAAAATAAAAATTTAATTACTCAAATCTCTTTTCAATGATGTAAAAGCACCCCTAAGGGCATTAGACTATTTCACAATTACATTTCTGTAATGGTTAGTCTATTTTATTGAAATTTGTATTCTCTTCTATACTTTTCAGGTCTTTCTCCTATTTCTATATAAGAATTAAATACTTTTTGGATGTTTTTACATCCATTTTTATCACGATTTATACATCCCTTCCTATTATTTTCCATTTTATATGTTAGGATAGAATGTATTTTTCGTTCTTTCTGTTTTTTGTCTTTCTTAAATTTCAAATATAAATTTTCACAAGGTTCTTCGGTTTTATAGGATAAACAAGAGGTTCTAAATTCATCTATATTATAAACTCTAAATGTTTCTTGTAATTTTCTTTTCAAAGTTAAATTTGGTGTTGATATAAAATTTCTCATTTGTTTTCCTATACTCCAGTCTCCTATTATAATAATGTGGTCTTTGCTGTATTTTTTTGCTATTTTATTCACCATATTATCTTCTGTTCGTTTTTTATTGATATAGGCATACCATTTATATTGACGAAATTTAATATCTTGATATAATGGAACTAATTTTTCATTTGCTTCTATTTTGGCTGTAATATATTCTTGGAATTTTTCTATATTACAGGTTTTTGAATTATATTTATTTAATCCTTCTTCTATTTTCGTAATTTCTATTTTATTCTTGTAATTTTTCAATAATGCCTGATATTTTAATCTTTTTGTTTCTTTCAAATATTTTCGGTTTGTGTAAGAAAAATAATTACTATCATCATCCATCATAGAAAATAATGCTCTTTTTCCAGGGTCAATAAAAATATGTTTCCCTTCTAAAACCTCTTTGGAAACTTCATCAATATAAGGAAATTCAGGATTTTCTTTTTTTTCTTCTTTCTTTGATTTTTTTGGTTTATCTTTATTTTCTAATCGTTTCTGTTTTATTTGTTCTGTTTGTAATGCTTTTTTATCGTCTTTAATTATATCTTTTTGTTCTTTTGTTAATCCTTGTAATGCTTTTTTTCCTGCTTTTTTCTTATCTTTTTTTGATTGTTCTTCCTCTACAAAATCCTTATGTAAAAATCTTAAAGAAGTAGAATATCCATCTGTAATAATAGTATAATCAAAAACATAATTCTTTCTGGTTTGTATTATATTGAAAAATGTATTCCAAATAAATTCTTTGTTTTGTTCTAATTGATTATACAAATCTTGTTTGGTTTTATTCTTTATTTTTCCTTGATTTTTTCCTTTTGTTATTTCTTTAGAATTCGTAATCCAAATATCTAATAATTTTTGATGTTTTTTAGTATCAATAAATAATTCAACTAATGCTTTTGTATCAACTTGAATATGTCTCGGTATAGAATTAGTTTGTATAGGAAAAAACTGAAAGGATTTTCTTTCTATTTTTTCTAATTCTAAACAAATAAAAATCATATGTTTCAAATACTTATAAGGAGTAATTTTAATATCATAATAGTAACTTATTTCAAAAGTTGCCGGAACAATTTTATTACGAAATTCTTTTAACCAAGTATGGTATTTTTTATCACAAGTTAAAGTATTATTGATAATATCATTTTTTACTAAATTGATTTCTTTATAAAGTTGTTTTTTGAATTCTTTATTTTGTATTTGGTCTTGGTAAATATGTTTGAAATAATAATTTATAAATCTTTTTATATAATCAAAAAAGTGTAATTTAATATTATTTTCAATAGAAGTAATCATAGTAGTAGAATAGTAATCTAAAATAGAGGATAAATTACTACCATCTTCCAAATTAAAAGAATGTAATTGTTGAAATTCCTTTAATAAAACCGCATTATTCCCTTTAGGTTTTTGACCGGAAGAAGGTAATAAAATAGATTTCATACACATAGAAATAGTATCTGTTGTAATTTCAGGAATGTCTAAACCTTTATGATATTTATCAAGAACCCATAATCTCAATAAAAAATAAGTTTTTGTAGTAATTTTATTGGTTCTAATAATAGCATTTTGCAGAATTTCCATATTTTCATTAACTTCTTCTTTGTCGTTATAAAGAATAGAAGTAATAGGAAGTTTCAAACACCGATATTTATCAGGAGGTTCTTTTTTGGAAGACATCCTATATAATTACTAAAGATTATTTCTTTAAGTAAATATACGCAATTATTATATTATCCTAAATCATTCATAACATTCAACTTTTTTGCCTTTGTCATTATATACCCAAATTTCGCATTCATAACCTAGTTCTTTTACTGATTTTTGCTTTAAAAATATAACATCTATATCTTGTGTTATGGTATATGTTGATTTTACTTCTATAAATTTATTTTGTGAAATTATAAATATATCCGGTAAATAAGTATGATTTGTTCCATCTGGTTTTATATAATCAAATACAGGTAGATGTTTATTTTCAATATCTGTTTCGTCAATTTCTTTTGTTAAATCATCTAACGCATAATTTTCATAACCCATATATTGTATAACTTTACCAGATGGTAAAATATAATCTTTTAATCTACATCCTGTAGTAAATGCTTTTTTTTGTATTACTGAATTTTTCATAGGATTTGAATATCCATATATTGATATGTTTGTCTGTTTTATTTTATCTTTAATTTTTTCACTTCTAAATGGATTAGAACAACCTAAATTTTTTATATTAGTTTCCTCTATTTTCATCTTTACATCTGGATTTAAAAATGGATTTCTAAATCCAGTTTTTTTCTCATTATTTTCTGCTATTATTTCTAATAATTCTTTATTTTGAGTAGGTCTGTTTGTTCCCCAATTTTGATTAGATGTTTTCACTATTTGTTCTTGAATAATTGAACTCTGTACAGCATAAGGAACTCCGTGATTTTTAATACAAGTTTGCTCCTTTTGTTTTTTAATTGTTTCTAGTTGAGATATATTTTCAACGCCATATTTTTCTTTAAAAGTTGATATTTTCTTTTCATTACCTTTTTTCAAAGCACATATATCGCAGTATCCTCCAATTTTTAATAAATTACAAAATTTTCTTGAAAACTTATTTATACAATTTTCTGTTTTACAATTACCTTCTATAATAAAATGTGGATGTAATTCATCTCTAAAATATTGTCGGTGTAAAATTAAATTTAATGTATATAATGCTTCTAATGTGTATTTATTACTTCTTTTTTTGACACATCTTTCACATTTTCCTCCATATTTATATAATTCCTTAAATATTCTACAAAATATTCCTCTACATTCCGTGCTAGAACAATTACCTTTTATATATGTATTACCGTATATGTCTTTATCAAAAACATTATTTTCATTATCATTTTTTGCTTTTATAGTTATGACTTTTGTAAAATCTATTTGATTTTCTTCACAAAAGGATTTTAATATATTTAAGTCATATTTTGTTTTATTCATTTTAGGTTTTATAAATAATATGGATTATAATTTATATCAATTTTATATTTTATTTTCAGTTTCTTCTTGTTTTATCTTTTCTTTTCGCTTTTGATATGCTCTTTGTCTATATTCCTTTAATTTTTCTGGATTTTCTTCTTTTAACTTTTGTAAATAATTAGAACCTAATTCCTTATATTTTTCTTTATGTTTTTCATAATATCGTTTATGATTATCACCATTTGTATATTTCTTTAATCTTTCTTCTAATTCTGCGTTCTTTTTCTTTAATTCTTCATTTTCTTTTTTTATAATATCAACTTCTTCCATTACTATTGATATTATAAATTATTATATTTTTAAATATTTTTGTGTATATTTATTATGAAGCAACATACTAAAGATTACAAACAAAGTGCTGTTAAATTCTATTTAGAACATAATGAAGATATGCGTGATACTTGTGAAATTTTCAAATGTAAGTTTCAATCATTAGCAAGATGGGTTAAAACATATAAAAATCAAGAAGGTAATCTTAACCGCAAAACTCGTAAAAATCATAACTTGAAAATAAGACCAAAAATAGAAAAGTTTGTAAAAGATTATGTAAGAAAATATAACACTAGCACTTTATGGGAATTATCTAAATTAGTAAAAGATGAATTTAAAGTTCATCTTAGTGATACCAGTATTTATAATATTTTACATAAACATAAAATTACCAGAAAAAGATTGAGAAGTAAATATTATCCTGAAAAGAAAGAAGGAGAGGAAAAACAAGATTTGGAAGATTTCTATAAAAAATTAAATCAATTTGATTATAGAAAAACCATTTGTTTGGATGAAACATCTATTTATTTGAATATGACGCTTACCTATGGTAGAAGTAAAAGCGGAACAAGAGTTATAAAGAAAACGAATAAATATCCATACAAACGCTTTAATTTATTATGTGCTATTAGTGCGGATAAAGTTGTTGGATGGAAATTATATCCAGAAAGAAAAGGAGGTGTAAAAACAAAAGATATTTTAGAATTTTATGATGAATTTATAAATGGTAAATACAAAAATCATTTGATTATAATGGATAATGCGGTTATTCATAAATCCAAAATAATAAGAGAAACGATAGAAAATAGTAAAAATGATTTATTATATTCAGTCCCTTATCATCCTGAAACCAATTCAATTGAGGAATTCTTTAGTCAATTGAAACATTACATAAAAAAAGAAAGTCCAAATACTTATGATGATATTTATAAAGTAATCAATAGAACTATCAATACTAAAATAACAGAAGAGCATTTAACGAATTATTTGAAACATAGTTATAAGATTTATAAGTGATAAATAGGTTTTGTCTCATTTTTCTTTTTGGTCGGTGTAATACATTTTTATTTATTGTTTTTTTATGTTTCGTATCATAAACTGGTTTAGATGATGTTCTTTTTCCATCTAATATATAGAATATTTCATCGCAAATATATTCATTTATAAAATCTATAAATATTTTAGTATCTTCAGCGATAGCATTTTCTAAAGTAAAGATACAATTCTTTACATTATAATCAAATTTTTTAAACATTTTGAAATCATTACATGCACGAACATAATAACAACTATCTAAATAGGCTTTACATTCAATAACCGCAACAAATACTTCATTCAGATAAATGTGAACATCTATTTGATGCTGTTTAATTAGTTTTTTTCCATCTGGTAGATTTATTATTAAATCCTTTTTATCGTTATTTCCGCATCGGGCGTGTAAATTTATATTTAATATTTCTCCAATTTTATTTATAGTTGTGCGAACAAATGTCTCAATATCGGAACCCCTCTTTTCCCGCATTTCACCACCACTACAACCGTTATCGTTGCTTTTACACCATTCATCTATAATGTTAGATATTTCAATTTCGGCCCATTGAATCACTGTTTTTTTTATTATATCGTGTTGATTATTCATTTCATTCATTCTTGATTGTGGTATATTTATTATTGAATAAAAACAAATTAATTTTTTTATTCAATTTTACACATATTTATTTGCAGTAAAAGTAGAATGTTTTTAGAAGCGTTAATATCTCTATCCATATTAAACATTACAATATTTATGGAAACTAAAAATAGTTAAAATTAATTATTGTAAAGAAAATTGATTTAAAAATAAAATATTACAATATACTACATAATATGTCTAAAATTAGTTGTGAAAAATGTGGAAAAGACTTTAACAGCAAATCTCATTATACACAACACCAGAAACGGAAAACTCCTTGTGTTAATGAAAACAAAATAAAGGAATTTATTGAAAAATCTGTGGAAGAAAAAATTAACAAATTGATTATGCCTGTATCTATTCCTGCCGTTATACCTGCCATTATACCTGCAACAACATCATTTACGATTGATACATCATGTTTTGATGAAATTAAAAAATATTACGATGAAAACTTAAATGTGGATAAAAGCACTTACAAATCAAGCAACGATGAACCAACCCCTATTGATTGTATAAGCGAAATGATAAATAAAATTCCTACTGACTTATGGAGTAAAAGCGATTTATCTATATTAGACCCTTGCTGTGGTAATGGAAATTTTAGTATCCCAATTTTATTTGAACTATTGAAGCATCACGACAAACGAACAATTTTAGAACAAATTTTAGAATTTAATGATATTAATGAAAGTAGGTTAGAAAATGTTCGTAAAGTATTTTGTAGTGAAACATATAATTTACAAATATCTAATTACGACTTTATTACATATAATAATCCAAAAAAATATGACTTAATCGTCGCAAATCCACCTTATGCTAAACTGTTAGATAATGGTAAAAGAGCATCAAAAAATCACAATCTAATTAAGGATTTTATTGAAAAGGCATTATCGCAATTAAAACCTAATGGTTATTTATTGTTTATTACGCCTGATAATTGGATGTCTTTTGCGGATAGAAATGTATTAATTGAAATCATTACTGGATTACAAATAATACATTTGGATATACATAATGCAAAAAAATATTTCAAAAAAATTGGTTCAAGTTTTACTTGGTATATAATTCAAAATTGTGCGTTTTATAAAAATATAAATGTTTCTGGAACATGGAAGAAAAAGGAATATACAAGTTCTGTTGTATCAAAACAACGCAAATATATTCCATTATTATACAATCAATTAGTCCAAAACATATTATCAAAAACAATAGACAACACAATGCTCAAAAAATTTGAAGTTAAAACCAGTAGCGATTTACATAAATATACAAAAAAACAATTTATTAGTGATAATGCAGACGATACGCATATATATAAATTAATACATACTCCTTGTCAAACTGTATATTCTTCCAAACCACATAAGTATCAAGATGGATATAAAGTATTTATATCTACTACAGATAAATATAAGGTCTTTATAGATAATTGTGGAATGACCCAATCTATCGTATTTATATTATGTTCTAATGAATTACAAGCAAAAAAATATTTACAATTACTACAACATCCTTTGTATGTATTTATAAATAACATTTGCCGTTGGGGCAATTTTAATAATATAAGAATACTACAAAATTTTCCTATACCCACTATGGAATATAGTGGTAATCATCAAGAAATTTATGATTATTTCAATATTACAGAAGAGGAAGTTAAATATATAAATGCAAACTTATAATTTCATTCCTTATATTCAGGATCACAATTATCACAAAGTATAGGATAATTATTATAATTTTTTTTATAATCTTCCAAAAATGTACTTTCGTAAGCGTGATATGTTTGTGTGGTTATTTTTGTTTCCTTACCAAAAATTTCAATAGTCATTTCTGTTTTTGGTAATTCATAACCATACATTTCAATCTTACAACCTAATTCTAAGTAAAAGGCAAAGGTATTATAAATAAACCCATTTGTTTTGGAACAATCGCCAGACTTGCCTCTTTCTTTTACATGGTGTCCGCATAAATACGACCCCACCCTACCTTTTATTCCTGTTCGTGTTCCGCCAATTTTAACAATATTTCCGTTAATTATCAACAAATATAACCATTCGGTTTTTTTGTTGAACAATTCACTTGAAATTTTTGGAACAAATTTAATTATTGTATTTCGTTTTTTTGTTCCTTGTGTTTTTCCAATATTATATATTTCACTATCTAAAACTATATCTGCGACTGGAACAAAATGCTCCTTTCTGTTATATGATTCAAACGGAATAGTTTTATCAACCGAAATTAGTTTAATCCATTTCTTTATTAATGAAGTTTCGTATAGTTCATTAATATTTTCCAGTCCTGTAATATCCTTCGTTTTTTGTATTTCTTCGTTCATTAACAATATTACTGTATTACTTATTCTTTATATTTCAAATCAATTTTTTATAAAATTAACACGCTTTTAGCTGTTAATTTTATAATTTTTTCTTTATTTTATCCACCGAATATTCTTTTTCTACATGTTCATTTTCAAGATTTTCTTTTTTGAAAGGTCTATTTTGTCTTTTTCTTTTTCTTTTTCTTTTTCTTTTTCTTTTTCTTTTTCTTTTTCTTTTTCTTTTTATTCTTTGTCATTCTCTTTCTCTTTTTCATATATTCGTTTTGTTTATTTTCTAGATTTACACTATTTTCATATTCTTTATAACACTCATTTAGCTGTTAATTTTATAAAAATTTCTTTATTTTATCCACAGAATATTCTTTTTCTACAAGTTCATTTTCAAGATTTCTTTTTTTGAAAGGTCTATTTTGTCTTTTTATTTTTCTTTTGTCTTTTGTCTTTTTCTATATTTTATTCTTTGTCATTCTCTTTCTCTTTTTCATATATTCGTTTTGTTTATTTTCTAGATTTACACTATTTTCATATTCTTTATAACACTCATTTAGCTGTTAATTTTATAAAATTTTCTTTATTTTATCCACCGAATACTCTTTTTCTACAAGTTCATTTTCAAGATTTCTTTTTTTGAAAGATATATTTTATTCATAAACATTATTTAGTTCTGGCATTTCAGAAAAATATAAACAAGATTTTATACACCAGAATTGAATGGATTTTTCGATAAAAGTAACAGAAGTATATTGTTCTATATCTTTATCAAAATCATATATTGTTAATAATGTATCATTTTCAGATGGTTCTAAATATAATGGATTCAATTCATCTATATCTACAAACACTGCAAAACGTTTTACTAAATTAGATGTTTTCAATGGTAACGATGAAAAAAACGTATAATTACCTAATTTAGGATGTTGAATTGTTGGAAATATAATAGATTCATTGTCATTTTCATATTCAACCGTTGAATATTCCATCTTTTTTGTATTAAATAAATCAAATAACATAAATCCAGATTTGGATGATTCGATTTGTTTACACATAAATAATATATAGGGTGTTTTTATGATTTTATTCGAAATTACATCTTTTAGATGATAAAAATCTACATTATTTTGAGAACCTGATAATGATATTTCATCGAATATTTTTTCTACAGAATATGAAATAGGAATTGATTTCACTTTTTTTGATATAAAAATCTCATATGGACTTACCCAACAATAATTATTTGATTCTAATGGAATATTTATACGTGTTGCATCATAGACCATTGTTATTTCATTTTCATGTAAAAAAAATCCTTTGAATAATTCTTCATTATAAATATCTGTTGAATCTTCAAAATCATCATAATTTATTTTATTTGTATTTGGTGGATATATATCAAACAATTTTTCTTTGAAGAAATTCATAATATTTTCTTCGATAGAATCCACAGATTTATCATCCATCGATGAATTAGACATTGGCATTTGTATTTGATTGTCTAAAAAAATATTATCATAATTCGGTAATAAGTATGTTTTCGTTAAATCATCATAAATCATTAAATATAATAAATATGGAGTGCATCCATTTCGGATACATTTATAAATACATAAATTCATTTTATATGAAATATCTGATTTTATATCATCAAATCTTTTTTGTAAAAATTTTTCATTGTCAATCGTATATATTTTTCCATCATATTCATATATTGTATTTATTTGTTCTTCTAATAAATCATTTTGAGAACCTTCTGATAAAGAATCTGGGTCTGAATTGGAGTCTGATAAAGAATCCAAATAGGAGCCAGATTCTGAGTTAGAAGAGTCTGAGCTAGAGGAGTCTGAGCTAGAGGAGTCTGAGTTAGACTCTGAATTGAAGTTTGATAAAGAACCTGAGTCTGCATGGGAATCTGTATGGGAATCTGTATGGGAATCTGTATGGGAATCAGAGTGGGAATTTGAGTTGGAATCAGAGTGGGAGTTTGATAAATAATCCGAGTCTGAATTTGAGCCTGACTCAGAATTGGAGTCGTCTGCACGGGATTTATGTTTATTCTTTATACCATCATCTTGTTTATCATATTCTCTATTTACAAATATATTATCAATCATTTCATGTGATTTTTTTAATGTATACATCCGTATATAATGATTATATATTATTTTATTTTATTTTTTATGAAAACAATATAGACATAAATAGAATAATATATTATATTCCAATCCCCCTATAATAATTAAATCGATGTACGCTGAAGAATATTTACCTGAAGATACAGAAGATTATTTTAATGCTTCTGAAATAAGTATTGATGAAACATCTACAATTGATACGGAAACCAAACATCATCTTAAAATGAAAGAAGTATATAAAAGAATGGATAAGGATTATTATTCATATAAAATAAAGGCTGATAATAAAAATATAAAAATTGAATTATATTCAAGTCCATCATTATCCAAAGGTTTTATTCGAAATGCCATAACAGGTATTCGTTCACAATATAAGGTTGGTTCTAAATACGAAGATTTATTTTTTAAAGTGAAGGATATTGCAAGAAAAAATCAAACAGTATTAAATGATTTACCACGCAAATTATTTTATGATTCACCTGAAGAATGTGAAAGACATTTGCATATTATTATTCCAAAAGAAGTTAAAGAAAATTGGGTGAAAAATAAAATATTGATTAAACCCTTGAAGAATTAAAATTGGACATTTTAATTTGTCAAGAGTCAGATACCACTGAAGAATTAAAAAAACTCTATAAAATCCTAAATTGTATCACATAAAGTAACAAAATAAACAAATATAAATATATTATTAATATATTTATATATTAAATGAATTTATTATTATCATTATTCATCATAAAAAAGATATTATATAATAATATGATTTTTATTACAAAAATAAATAACAATAGTAATAAAATCGAAATACTCGAAACAAGTAATATAAAATTATTACATAATTTAGATTTTCATAAAAATACTAATTTAGGAAATGATGAAAGAAACGAAAAATATTTCACAAATGATATATGTGAAATAGCAGAAATCGCAAGAAATATGGATATTTTAGATAAGATAAATAAACTAAAAAAGATACATAATATTCATTATGAAATAGAAAATATGAAAAAAATAAATATTAAACCAGGTAATATTAAATCTGGATTAGTTAGTGATTGGTAAATGTATGATTTACAATGACCAATGGTCAGATATCTTTACTGGTATAATTCTTCAAGGGTTTATATATAGTTATATTATAAATATGCCGTCAAATGGACCAGCAGAGAAAATAATATACGAATTGAAAGGAATTCCTTTATTTACATATGGTATGATTGGGATTACTACATTTGTTTTAGCTTATATTACATTTACTGATGTTGAAAAATCAACTGATAATATTGAAAATCCATTGAATCCTTTATTAGAATTACCAACTACATTATCAAATGAAGTCTCAAATATTTATCAAAATATGGATATATCAAAAGAAGCGACAGATTTATCAAATTCAGTCTCAAATATTTATCAAAATTCGGATTTATCAAAAACAGTGTCAAATATTTATCAAAATGCAGATTTATCAAAAACAGTGTCAAATATTTATCAAACCAATCCTTTATCAAAGGAAGGACAAATGAATGAAGAAAAAGACGAAGGACAAATGAATGAAGAAAAAGATGAAGGACAAATAAAGAAAAAAGACGAAGGACAAAGAGGAGGGAAAACAGAAAAATCTAAAAGGAAAACAGAAAAATCTAAAATGAAAACGAAAACAAAAAAACATAAAACAAAAAAATATAAATCTAACAAATAATTAAACCCTTGACGAATTAAAATGTCCCATTTTAAACCCTTGAAGAATTAAAATGGGACATTTTAATTCGTCAAGGGTCACATACCAGTAACGATTTAAAATGACGCCCTTTGGGGCGTCCCATTTTAAATCTTCATTGGTATAAATCGTTACTGGTATAAATCGTTACTGGTATAAATCGTTACTGGTATAAATTTTCACTGGTATAAATTCATATATATTCATATATAGTATAAGTAATAACTATAAATGAATAAAATAATTGAAACAACCTAATAATTAAATTTCAAACACACAATTTATAGTAATAATGACTTCTCTATAGAAAATAATTGATTTCTTTCTGTAAAAATGATGAAATTAATTATACATTCGATAATTCGAAACATTGTTCTAAAAATATATTCACTTGTGAAATATCTGCACCAACAACGACTTTGTCTGGAATCCATGTAAGATTGCCTTTAAAATAACATAAAATGACAGGTACGCCATTGACCACCTTTTTTCCTTTCAAATAAACATAAATATCAAAACATTCATCAATATCAATAATTGCACATTTGACATTTTGTTTCAATGATAATTTAGAGAACCATTCATATACTGTAGGGTCGATTTTTTTACAAGGTCCACACCACTCAGCACCTAATTTTATAATAAGTAATCCTTGATTTGTTTTCAATAAGTCATTAAAACTCTCTTTGCTAAGTTCAGTAATCACGTTCTCAGGAATAGTTAATGGGTCCATTGGTATGATAACTTTTCTCTGTATATTAGTAAAAGGCATCTGTTTAAACATTTTATATATATTATTTATTTATTTTTATGTAATGTTTTTGTTTATATTTTCGTGCGTAATGAAAACAGTAAAATACTTATTATAATATTATATATAATAAGAATAAAATGAAAAAATGTTCTTCTCAATCAAAAGGGCATAATTTAAATATTAATATGTATTCATTTAAAGAAATCTTGGAAATATTTGAATTATCATATGATTTTGATATTGATGATTTAAAACGAGCGAAAATGATTGTTCTCAAAACACATCCAGACAAAAGCCGTTTGCCATCCAATTATTTTCTTTTTTACAAAAAGGCATTTGATATTGTGCTGGATTATTATAATGAAAAACATAAAGTAAATATAGAAGTTCCACATGAAGAAATCAAATATGAGAACGAGACTCCAGATAAATCCACATATAAACAAGTTGGGAAAACGATGAAAGAATTAGGAACACAAAAATTTCAAGAAAAATTCAACGAATTATTTGAAGCAAATATGGCAAAAAAACACGATGATTCTGTAAATGATTGGTTTAAAAATCAAGATCCTTTATTTCAATATGATGATATTAAATCGACGAATAATTTAGGAATCGCAATGGATACAATCAAATCAAAAACAAATGCATTAATGAATTATAAAGGTGTAGAACATATAAATTATAGTATGGGAAATGAATTATATGACGAAGATTCAACGCAATACGTTCAATGTGACCCTTTCAGTAAATTAAAATATGACGATTTAAGAAAAGTGCACAAAGACCAAACTGTATTTGCCGTATCAGAACGTGATTTTGAAAAAGTGCAGAAATATTCATCAATTGACCATTTGCAAAGAGAACGAGGAACCGCCGTTTTAACGCCGATTGAAAAAACACAAGCGGAACAAATGCTTATCGAAAAAGAAGAGGCAATTCGTAAAACAATGATGGCGAAAAAACACGCCGACCATTTGAAATCAATGGAATATGTGGAAAAAAATAAATCGGTCATGTCATCCTTTTTTCAACTAACATATTGATATAAAATTGAATAAAATAATTTCAATGTTATAATGATAAATATATTAAACGAATCAAATCGAAAAAATGAATATAATAAATCTCAATGAAGTTACAGAGTTCGTAAAAGTAAAGGATATAAAATATTATTTTGATAATGATAAAGATATACTTTGTGAATTTCTAAATAATGTTGTTATAGTAGAAACCTTTAATGGAAAAGGCAATATGTTGTCAGATTTTTCAGACATTTATGTTTTGGTTTCTAAAAGTTCATTTCCATTTGATATATTATCATCAAATCAAATAGTCTCAATTAGTTTATCAGAGGAACAACATAATTTTATAATAGGTTATATATGGATATCTTCTTGTACAAAGACGTGTGAATTTAGTATGCCTTATCATTTTATGAATTTTATTGATACTAGAATATCAGGATTGAATATGACAAAACATATGATAAACAAATATAAATATTATGAAAAATGTCATTTATTTCCATTATATATAATGTGGACATCGGCACAATATTGGAAAAAATATTTTATAGAAGAGTATAAAATACATTCTAAAACAGATTTATTCAAAATGATTACAAATGAACACAAACTAATAAATGTCAATATTGAATGGAAAGAATTATTTTTAGCATTTGATTCATAAAAGCAAAAGCAAAAGCAAAGATCCAATAATAAACATCATAAAAAATCATAAAAAATGCAACGTTTTTTTTTTGTCATTCATTTCTTTTGTTTCTTGTTGTTTTCGCAAATATTCAAAAAGTTCTTTTTTTTCTAAATTAAGCATAGCATAACTATAATCCACAACTCTTTCTTCAATATCACTATAATCATAATATTGATTTATTGTAAGTGGTATAGTAATAAACCAATTATGAACTTGTTGCAATTGTTTCCAATAAATATCAATAGAATATATTTTTTTATTATGTGGTTCTCGAATTAATCGTTGAAGACCATCTTTAAAATTATTAATTAATGTATCATAATAATGTTTTTGAACAATATATCCAGTTGTTGTTTGAACATTAAATACACGAAGACAAAAATCATTGATTTGTTGAAATGGTGGGCATGTATTTCCACCAACGATTAAAACATCCCAATTTAATCTGTTTTTGTTTTTATGTAATTGATAAAATTTAAGAAGGTTCTCTAAAAATATTGTAGGATTTGTAAATTGGATATCATCTTCACAAATAAATATAAATGGATATGCATTTTGTTTTGCGATTTCCAAACATTTTATATGACTTAATGTGCATCCAACATTTCCCGAATCAGTTTTTATTGCATCAAATCGTTGAATATTCATATTTTCATGAATATTTATTTTTTTGAATTCTTCTGATACATGTTCTAATCGGTCTGTTCTATGTTCCAAATTAATAAATATAGTATTTGTAATTAATTCCATTGTTATTTGTATAATAAAAATATGTTTATATTTATTATATTTTGTAATTTATACATTATTTTCATTATACATCATTATCATTCGCAATAATCATTTGTTTTATTTTTTCAATGTTATCAGAATTATTATTATTAGACAAATACGGATGATTCGATTGTTTATTATCGAGAACATTGGATTTGTCTAATATTATATTTTGTAAAATATTAAAAATACTAGTTATTTTATCATCTAGGTTCTCTATTTTTCGGGATAGTTCATTTAAATCTTTTTTAAATATTTCTTTATAATCATTTTCTAATAAATCAAACCGAACATGTTTTTTTTCGGCAGATATTATTTTGTCAGCAATTATTAATTGCGATTGTATTGGAACATCTTCTAAAATATTTATATTTATTTTATTATTCTCTAATGAATCAACGGGTTTTATAACAGTCGAAAATTCTTGTATTTCAAGTTCTCTCATTTTTCTTTGCTTCTCAATTAATTCACTCATATTCGTAATTACATCATCGTCTAATTTTTCAGAGAAATCAATCGGTTTTGGTTTCTGAATTTCAAACATACTATTATATTGTGATACGAATTCAGTTTGTTTATTTATTTCTCCACGTTTATCTAGACGATTATCCAGACGATTATGTCCACCTTCAATAATATTTGCAGTATTTTTTGATGAAAGACTCACTAAATTGTTCATCATTCTAGATAAGACATCACGATTTATTTTATATAAATCATTTCTACTAATATTTTGAGGTAAACTATAATAACATTCTTGAATAATTTCTCTGAACCATTGTTCTTTTTCTTTTTCTTTGATTTGAGAACCATTACCCGATATAGGAAACACTGTATTACATAATGGTAATTTATTAACCATTTCCCATAATATATTTTGATTTTCTGGTTGTATAAATAATGCCATATATATTATTATTTTTTATGTCTATATTTTTTAATTTGTATCTTTTGTATCTTTTATAATTTTATCCTTTATAATAAATAAACGAGAATTATAAAATGTAGGTTTGACATTACCTTTTGTGCAAAACATATCTTCACATCCTGCTAATATATTCGCTAATAAATCTTCAACCGAATTATATGAAGTTTTGAAATATTCACCTATATCAGTATATTTCGGTGAATCAATATAAATCATAAAATCGCCATATTTATTATCATTTGAATAACTTTTTGGCATAGAACTTCCCTTTCTATAATTAATATGTTTACGTGGATACCATAAAAATTTAATGGTTTGTTCATTTTCTGTACCTATAGTCGAATCATCCGCATCAAATTGTTTAGGAGATAACCACTTACCAAAAGACTTTGCATTTTTTAATACAGAGTCATTTATTGTAGAGAGTGATGTGCTAATTATACTAACACCATTCAATTGTCTTATAACAGAATCTGCTTTACTTTGTGTTATTTTTTTTCCTTCTACGAGTCTTTTTAATTGGTCTTTTATTGCATTTAATACTGCAGTTGATTCTGCTTTTTCTTTTAAAAAATTGGTTAATTCTGTATATTTACTTTCTTTTTCTTTTTCCGATTCAACTATTTCTTTTCCAAAATATTCTGCCATTTTTAATTTATCATATATATCTTCTAGTAATTGTCTTTTATAATATTCTTTTCCAGCATTTTCAACATCATTTGTTTTTTTAACAGTTTCATAATTCAATATATCATTCAAATAATTGTATATATCATTATTTGTATTATCGATTTTTTTAAGATAGTCTTGAATAAATGTTACAAGTTTTTGTTCATTCTTAATATCAATTTGAGAACCACCTACAAGATGTCCTTTAAAATAATTGTAAAAACGAATTTTGTAACAAAGAAATTGTCTATTCTTTTTTGGCACATATTTTTTTTTCGTTTTTTTCATATGTTTTTTCACATATTTTTTGTTGGTTTGCATTTAATAAATAATGAGAAAAAATATTAATCGTTAAAATAAATCTTTCTATATCCAAATACAACATTATCAGGTATTTTTGAATTCAAAAACAGTTCTCTTCTCTTTTTTAAAGATAAAATCCTTTTTGAAAAATGTGTTTTACCAGTTAACATTGTAATAATAAAAAATAATGAATACATACCACATTCAGTATTTCCTTGTTGATGTGATATTTTGTTATTATAAAATGTAAATTGTATCGGTTTTTCTAATTCTAGACCCTGTTTCATAATACGATTTACTAAGGGGGTTTCACTGTTTTCCATCCATATTTCATTCGGAACACCATTATTTGCACTATCAAAGAAAAAAATGATTTTATGTTTTATATCAATATATAAAGATACCCAATGAGAACCACTTTCATCATGTTTGTCTAAATTAAAAACGATTCCAATTTTTGTTTTATTGGCAGATAAAAACCGTTCTAATGAAAAATTGCATAAATCTTCTAAAACGCATTTCCCGCCAGTTTCTGGAAGTTTTGTATCAAAATCAATTGTAGTAGGACCAATCAGTTTGAATTCTGTATAAGACAGTTCATATTGTTTGGCAACATCCGCAATATCATAATTTGAAAGCCATTCGTCTGGATTACTATTCCAATTTGGGGGATGTTTTGGTGCAAAAATATATTTATTGATTTGTTGTTTTATTGTTTCATCATCCAATTGATTTAACCAACACTCTTCTTTTTTACATGATAAACGATTTTTGAGTATTTCCCACGCCTTTTTAGGGTCAGATTCATGAATTGGATTACCCTTGTTTTTTTCATTATATTTTTGTAAGATAGTCATAAAAATATCAACTGTAAAACAGCTTTCTTCTCTAATTTTTTTATTATTAACGGCAGGACTACAATTCATTTTTTGAAAACCTGTGTTTTTCATTGTTTTCTTTTTATTTTTTTTTTCTCTAAATAAATGCCTACTATTATTATATTTTGTATATTTCATATGATATAATAATAATATATTTTTACTTTTACAAATATATTATTTTCGTTTTACAAAATTATCTAATGTATAATACGATTCTTTTCGAATATTATATTTAGAAGATTTTGAATCCATATTATATGAATCCATATTAGATGAATCTGAATTCATATTAGAGGAATCTGAATCCATATTAGAGGAATCCATATTTACAAACATAGTATCTTGCTCATCATTTACATTTTCGGAATCTTTCATTTCAAAATATTTAATGAATGTTTTTGCGTATTCATCCATCATTACATCCAACTCATTATTTACTTGAAAATCACGATTATCTAAATATTGTAGAGTTAATGAAATCATATTCGATTTGTATTTGTTTATTTTTTCTCTGAATTCTTGTTCTTGTTTGTATTTATTTGGGTCGGTTTTTTCAATATATCGGTTATATGTATTTTTATTCATCAAATACTCTAATGTAAGTTTATCAATTCTATCCATTTGATATTGATATATATAATAAAAAACATATATTATATTTTTATTATATATTATATAGTATATAATGTCTATAAATTTAGGAAATAGTATTAAAGGAATTTCTCCAAAACAAACCATAACTAATTACAAAGGAAGCGACCAAGTCATGTCAAGAAAGCTTGTAGTAAAATCATGGAATACGGCATATGCTACTGGTATTGTAAATGGCAAATCACGCATTATAACACCTTTTAGAGCAGTAAATAATTCCGGTGATTTTTTAGGACGTGTTCATTACAACTGTGGTGGTCCAAATCCAACAAATGCGGATAAACCTGGATGGAAAAGTAGAATCCGTAACATGTTTAATAATTGCGATAATACAGGTGTTCCTGCATCATCCACAAATGTAAAGTTTGTAGCAGATTCATCCGAATATTCCAAGTATAAAAAGCTTCGAGCAATAAATGCAAATTATAATGATTCCAGTTTTGGTGGGGACCAAAGTCATGCATCTTTTGTAAGCCGAATGGCGATACATCGATAATGATCAATTGTTTTGATAGGTATAAAATATATTATGATATTATAAGATGGTAGGTGTTTATCGTTTTTTAGCAATAAGTCATACGAATAATGGAATATTGAAAGGGACGAATGCAATGCCTCAAAAAGATATTACATCAACAAATGAAAATGCATTTAGTATGAATCGACATACATTTTTAAGACAAAGACAACTTACACGTCCAAATACAACTATTCCTCCAACAAATAAAAAATGGATTGGTGGAAATAGAGATTCTTCGAATATAACATCTAAACGCAGAATTAATACAATAGGTGAAATTTCATTAAATAAATCTGGTGGACCAATAAGTTTTACTACAAGTAAAGCTGGTAATGATGTGAGAGATGCAAAACATCGTGTTCGTTCAGGTGGTTATATTGTTCCTCCAGCAGTAACATATCGAAATATAGGAGGACCTATATTTTATTAGATTATTGTATTTTTTTCACTATATACATTATAGTAAATGTATAATTATTTAGCAGAATTTTTTGGAACATTATTCTATGTATATGTTATTGTAGCTACAGGTAATCCATTGGCAATTGGTGCTGCATTAGCACTTTCAATCTTATTAACTAGTAATATTTCAGGAGGTCATATTAATCCAGCAGTAACGATTGTAATGGCAACAGCTGGTAAATTAGAAGTAAAAGAAATATTCCCATATATTATTGCTCAAGTATTCGGTGGTCTTACCGCCTTACAAGTTTATAATAGATTCAAACTATAGATTGTATTATATTGTATTAGATTGTATTATATTGTATTAGATTGTATTATATTGTATTATATTGTATTAGATTGTATTAGATTGTATTAGATTGTATTATATTGTATTAGATTGTATTATATTGTATTATATTGTATTAGATTGTATTATATTGTATTAGATTGTATTGTATTATCTAGATTTATCTAGAATACGAAACAAAATATATAAACCAACCACAGTAATTGAACCAATATAAAATGTTTTAATATAATCATTATCTAAATTAAATTCATCTTTTTTATAATCCAATGAATCTACTGAATCCAATGAATTTATCGATTCCAATGAATCATTTATTTTCATATTTAATGGAATTTTTACGTTTTCATTATTATTTTCGATTAATGCAATATAATTTTGTGTTCCAGATTCATTTTTAACAGGATGAAAAGATACATCCATTTTGTTTGTACTCGAAGGATAATATGGATTGCTTTTACCACATCCACAACTTGATTTTACTAAAGAAGATGATTCAATCGATGAATACATATTATAATAAATATATATATATTATAACTTGCCTAAAGAAACATAAAGATTTTTTATTTAATATACAGATGACAACATATTGTATATTAAATCCAGATTTAAATAATAAAATAGAAGAGGAAATATATTTGGGATTATCTAATTGTGGTATAAACATAATGATGGATAATTCGAATATTTATAAAGACCCAAATATTATAATTTTTTTGAAAGGAGAAATATACAACATACATATGTTATGTTCGCAAATGAATATTAGTTTGGAAACAAAACCAGAATGTGTAATTATTCATTTATATAAAAAATATGGAATTAATTATATGTTGCAACTTCTCGACGGTGTATTTTCATTTATTTTATTTGATTATTATTTTGAAAATGAAATATCAAAAATATATATTGTAAGTGATATATGTGGTATAATTCCATTATATTCATTTATAGATAACAAAACAATATATTTTACTGAAAAAAAAATCATGTATGAAAATAAAATATTACCTGGTTGTTATAATTTATATGAATTAAGTAATACAGTATCAGCCGAATGGAAAATATCAAACATTGTTAATAAACCATATTTTTTACTTCCAAATACTATAAACAGTATAAATATAAATTATGATTTTGAAGATTATGAAATAATATCAAATAAATTATGGAAATGTTTAAAACAGATAGTATTAAAAATAATAGATGTATATCATCAAAATCAACATATAGTAAATGATATTGTAGACGAATTATTTTCATGTATGGGTATTGAAGATGATAAAAATAATGAAATTGTTATTTCTAATGAAACATTACAAAAACAAATTATTTTTTCATCGAAACATTTTATCATTTTTAATAAAAATGATGCAACAAATGATAATGCAACAAATGATAATGTAACAAATGATAATGCAACAAATGATAATGCAACAAATGATATATTTGAATATGATATTATCATGCGAAAAAAAATATATTCTAGTGTTTTTGAATTAGATAAAAAATATCCTTTTTTCGATAAATCATTTATTATGTTGTATTTTTCTATACCATTGAGTATTCGATATCATTTGCAAGATGATATTTTTTTATTATATAAATCAAGATTTTAGAAAAAATATCTTTATTTTTATACGTTGGCATAAAGATGTAATGAATAAAATATATTTGCAAAAAGATATAAATACAAATATTTATATCTTTTATAATGGTCAGAGCAATTGGTATTGATCTTGGAACTACATATTCTTGTGTCGGTGTTTGGCAAAATGATCATGTTGAAATTATTGCAAATGATCAAGGAAATCGAACCATGCCTTCTTATGTATCATTTACGAATGAAGAAAGATTAGTTGGAGAATCCGCTAAAAATAGTGCAGCAAATAATGCTGCAAATACAGTATTTGATGCAAAGCGATTAATCGGTCAAAAATTCAATGATTCAAAAGTCCAAAGTGATTTAAAACATTTATCTTATACCGTTTTGGAAAAGGATAATAAACCAATGATTCAAGTGGAATTCAAAGGGGAAACCAAACTATTTGCACCAGAAGAAATCAGTTCAATGGTATTAGGAAAGATGAAAGAAATCGCAGAAGCTTATTTGGGAGAAACCGTAACTGATGCCGTTGTAACAGTCCCTGCATATTTCAATGATTCACAAAGACAGGCGACAAAAGATGCAGGAACGATTGCTGGATTAAATATTTTGAGAATTATTAATGAACCAACCGCAGCAGCCATTGCATATGGTCTTGATAAACAAGGCGAAACAGTTGAGAAAAATGTCCTTATATTTGATTGTGGAGGTGGGACATTCGACGTATCTATTCTAACGATTGATAATAGTATTTTTGAGGTGAAAGCGACTGCTGGAGATACACATTTAGGTGGTGAGGATTTTGATACAATTCTAGTGGAATATTTCATGGATGAATTCAAAAAGAAGCATAAAAAGGATATTACGGGAAATAAAAGAGCATTAAGACGTCTTAGAACCGCTTGTGAATCTGCCAAAAGAACATTATCTTCTGCAACAGTTGCAAATTTAGAAGTAGACAGTTTATTTGATGGAATTGATTTCACAAGTACACTTACTAGAGCCAAGTTTGAAAACTTGTGTGAATCATTATTTAGAAAAACAATGCAACCAGTAGAACAGGTATTACGTGATTCTAAAATAGCAAAAACAGATATACAAGAAATAGTTCTAGTCGGTGGTTCAACCCGTATTCCCAAAATACAGCAATTATTAAGTGATTTTTTTAATGGGAAAGAATTGTGTAAGACAATTAATCCAGATGAGTGTGTTGCATATGGTGCGGCAATTCAAGCGGCGATTCTTACAGGAGTCAAAGATTCAAAGATTTCTGATCTTTTATTATTGGATGTATGTCCTTTAAGTTTGGGATTAGAAACTGCTGGTGGTGTTATGACGAAAATTATTAATCGTAATACAACAGTTCCAACAAAGAAATCGCAGACATTTTCGACATATTCCGATAATCAATCGAGTGTTTTAATTCAAGTATTTGAAGGTGAACGTGCGATGACAAAAGACAATACATTATTGGGAACATTTCAGTTAGATGCAATTCCGCCAATGCCTAGAGGACAACCACAAATCGAAGTGTCTTTTGATATGGATTCGAATGGTATTTTGACGGTTTCTGCAACTGAAAAATCGAGTGGCAAATCGACGAATATTAAAATAACCAATGATAAAGGAAGATTATCACAAGAAGAAATTGACAGAATGGTTGAAGAAGCGGAGAAATATAAAGAACAGGATGAAGAACTTCGTATCAAAATTGATGCCAAAAATAGTTTAGATGGATATTTATTTCAAATTAAAAGTTCTTTGAAAGACAAGACGATTTCATCGGAGCTACAAGAAAAAATGGATGATGCACAGAATTTATTAGATAAACCGATTGCTTCAAAAGAAGAGTATAGTGCCATCCAAGAAGTATTAAAGGATTTGTTTATGAAGGAAACAGTGAAAGATGCAGGTGCAGGTGCAGATGAATCGACATCGACAACTGATGGTTCTGCTAGTTATGATTCCACTGAAAAACCACATATTGATATTGCAGATGTAGATTAGAGACCAGTTAAGAAACAATAAGATTTAGATACAATATTATTCATGACAAATTTTATTAGTAAATATTATATTATATAATTATATAATATAGTATCAAAATGCCTTATAAAGGGACATGTGTATCAATATGTAAAACATTCAAAAAAACAGACTGTAATCCACCAAGATGTAAATATGTAAACGGTAAAAGTTTTAAATATTGTAGGCTTTCACATAAATATATTATGAATAAACCGAAATGTAATGTAACCCGTAAAATAAAAAAGAAAGACATTGAATCTAATGCACGTGAAACCATCGGTAGAATGATAAAAAAATCTGGCAAATTTTTACAGACGATTTGTTCAGATTCAGGCGTTTGTTTAGCATTCGGTAGAAAATCCGATGAAATCACCGCCTATTTCAAAGGATTCACCGATTTTAAATATGCGGTTTCTCCGATAAACAAAATAGGAATGCCTTCTGCAAATGGATTTATAAAAGAAATCGAATATTCAAAACAAGATTATAAATCTCACGCCATCCTTAAATCATCACGAAACCCAAAAGCAGATAATTTAGTATATGAATATTTAGTAGGATGTAAATTTATTAATCGGTGTATGAAAAAAGTTCCTTGTTTTGTTGAAACATATGGTCTTTATTTTTATGACAATGATTCTAATTGGAAAACCATGAAATCTATCAAACCACTTGAAAAAGATATATTGACACATTTAGAAAAAGAAGATACAATCAATTATTCAAAAGCATGTAAAGAATCAAAACATTCTGCCATTCTAATACAACATATTAAAAATGCAAAACCATTAAAAGCTTATACTGCAGTAATGTCGTATAGTAATTTTATGAAAAATGATTTATTATATGTATTATTTATTATTTATCATGCATTATCCTCATTTTCAAAACAATTTACTCATTATGATTTACATGACGGAAATATATTAATATATGAACCAGTAAAAGGAAAATATATTCAATATATGTATCACAATGACGACGGAACGGTAACCACTTTCAATTCGCCATATATACCCAAAATAATCGATTATGGACGTTCGTTTTTTGATAATGGAAATGTGAATTCTAAGTCAATATATGATAAAATTTGTAAAACAAATGATTGTGAACCTAAATGTGGTGAAAAATATGGGTTTGAATGGCTTGATCCAGAACCGAATGATTATTTTTTAAATTCATCGAATAAAAATGAAAGTCATGATTTAAGATTGTTATATTTATTGCAGAGAGATTTCAAAGAGCTTCGTGTAATAAATGATAAAAAACCAAGTCCTATAGAAACGACATTTATAGAAACCGAAAAAATATTGAATAAAGTAGTATATGGTGCGGGTATAAAAAAGAGAGAATATATGTTTTTTGGAACAGAAGAGAATATGACTATTAACGAAAAGAAAATATACAATATGAAATCTGCATATTTAGAGTTGAAAAAGGTCATTGAAATGGATGACGTCTTATTAGAAAATATGATTAATTATAATGATATTCATAGTGATAATAAACTAGGTATTTTACATGTATATAATGATGGGAAACCGATGGTATATGAAGAAAATAAAATGAATGACGTCTCAATTGAAAATACGATTAATTTTGATGATATTTATGATAATAATAAACTCGGTGTTATACATCGATATAATGATGGGAAATCGAGTGTATATAAAGAAAATAAAATGAATGACCTCTCATTAGAAAAGATGATTAATTATAATGATATTTATGCTAATAATAAACTCGGTGATGGGAAATCGATGGCATATGAAGAAAATAAAATGGAAAATATGATTAATTATGATGATATTTATGCTGATAATAAAGATAGTATTTTAGATGTACATAAAAAAAATAAATAGGACGAATAATATATAATTGACACTATAATATAAAACTCGGCGTTTGAAATGTAAAAGGTCTAATTCTTCAAAGATTTATATTTTACAAAAATAAAATATAAACCACTAAATAATGTCTCTAAAAATGCGTTTCAAAAAAACGCCACACTCTAAAAATCAATAGAAGTATCAAAAATATCTTTATCGACGGTTTTATTTGCAAGAGCATATTCCGAATTGGTTCTCTCGAAAAAATTGACTTTTGATTCAATACTGATTAATTCCATGAAATCAAATGGATTCGATGAATTGTATATTTTATCATATCCTAATTGCAAACAAAGACGATCCGCAACAAATTCGATATATTGGCACATTAATTTAGCATTCATGCCAATAAGACGACATGGAATTGCATCTGTAATAAAATCCTTTTCGATTTCAACTGCTTCTTTTACAATTTCATAAATACGTTTTTTCTGGATTTTCTTTTGGATTTTTGAATAAAGAAGAATTGCGGTTTCCACATGAAGAGATTCATCACGGCTGATTAATTCATTCGAAAATGTCAATCCAGGCATTAATCCACGTTTTTTTATCCAATAAATGCTACAAAAAGCAGATGAGAAAAATAAACCCTCTACTAATACAAACGCAACTAATCGAGTTGCAAAAGAACTTTTTTTATCAGCAATCCATTTTTTAGCCCATGTTGTTTTTTTTGCAATACATGGAAAATGTTCAATGGCATTAAATAATTTATCTTTTTGGACATCGTCGGTTATGTACGTATCAATCAATGTGCTATACATTTCATTGTGTATATTTTCAATATATATTTGTGCTGAATAATAGGCACGTGCCTCTGCACTTTGAATTTCATTAAAAAAGTTTATAACAATGTTTTCCATTACCAGTCCATCTGAATTACTAAAAAAAGCCAATATCATACTAATAAAATGTTTTTCATCGTCATTCATTTTTTTCCAATCACTCAAATCTTTCGATAAATCGACCTCTTGTACAGTCCAAAAACAATCTATTTGTTTTTTATACATTTCCCAAATCTTAGGTTCTCGAATAGGAAATAATACATAGCGTTTTTCATCAGGAACTAACAAAGGCTCGACAAATTTGATAGATTGAGGATTGACAGACATATCTCTAAATAATATATAGGGCATATTTTTATTTACTTTTTTTATACAAATTATCTATTTTCATTCTTCAAGGTTCAAGGGTTCAAATAATTATATATGATGTAAATTCCTACGCATGCAACAATAAAGAAAGAAAACGAATGAATATATATATTTATTAGTAAAATTATAAATATATTTTTATATGTCTAATACATATGTCATTTGATTTTTGTAAATATAAAAACCTTTTTGGAGAACCAAATGCTGGTATCAGAAAATATCGCATATTTGATATAGCAATATATGACACGTCAATCGTCATTATTATAGGTATTTTATTTTCATATTTTACAGGTTATAATATATGGATAACTTTAGCCGTTTTATTTATTTCAGGAGTTATTTTTCATCGAATGTTTTGTGTGAGAACTGGTGTAGATAAATTATTATTTCCATCATAAATTTGTTTTTTATATTTTATAAAAAACAAATGCATATTTTTTCCTTTCAATAAAATCCAAATGTAATGTAAATGAAAGAAGAATCAATTGATGATGTAAATATGATTTTATATGAATCAAAAAAAAAAGTAAGAAAACCACGTAAATCATCACATAAAGAATTGATAAATATGTATTATGAAGAAACCGGAATAGTTAAAGAAAAAGAAAAAGAAAAAGAGAAACATTACAAAAATACACCATTACAATATCTATCACCTAAAGAAAAATCCAATTTTGAAAATAAATTCACTGTCCCAAAAAATAAACACCAAGATCAATATGTCAATATGTTGAAACAATCAACAAAAAAAATAATTGTAGTAAGTGGTCCTGCTGGAACCGGAAAAACACTTTTTGCTACTGAATATGGTCTGCGAAATTTTTTATTAGGTTCATATGAAAAACTGGTTTTCACAAGACCATCCGTTAGTGTCGATGAAGATTTGGGATATTTACCTGGAACATTAGAAGAAAAGATGGCACCATGGGTAAGACCCATTTATGATGTATTATATCAATTTATTACACCGAATGAAGTGAAACAACATATGGAAGATAAAATCATAGAAATAGCACCTTTAGGTTTTATGAGAGGCAGAACATTCAAAAATACATGGATTGTTGCGGATGAAATGCAAAACTCGACTATTTCACAAATGAAAATGTTATTAACAAGATTAGGCGAAAATAGCCGATTGATTATTACAGGTGATTTAGAACAATTTGATAAACCAAATGAAATTAATGGATTAGAAGATTTTTTGAATAAATTCAAAGGAAAACGGTCATCGAGTATAAGCAGTTTTCAATTTGAACGAGATGATATACAAAGAGAAGAAGTTGTAAAAGAAATTTTAGAGATTTATGCAGGAGAGCATATACCAGATAATTATATAGAAGAAATTTAGCTAATGATAATAAAATATTATTATAAAGTATAATGAAAGTTTCCAATAAAAAAAGTATTTTACATAACAAATATATTTTATATTTTATATTTTTTATAGCTCTAGGTGATTTATTAATATTAGGATACAATAATGATTATTATTCTGTAGCTATATTTATTCTTATTGGATTTTTAACATCTTTTTTTAGTAAAAATATGATTGTTATAATGTTCATGGCAATTGCGTTTACAAACATAATATTAATATATGGTCGCAGTGATGGTAGGTTTGAAGGTATGACTACTGAAAAAACTGATGATGAAAAAACCGATGAAAAAATCGATGAAAAAACTGATCAAGAAACCGATGAAAAAACTTATGAAGAAACCGATGAAGAAACCGATGAAAAAAAAACAGATAATAAAAAAACAGATAAAAAAAAGAAAAAGAAAGAATCTGATGAAAAATCAAATGAAAACGTCGATGAAAATGGTATGTTATCTGTAGAAACAAATGAGAGTTCAAATAAAGAAAAATTTCAACAAGACAAAAATATCGTTTATACAAGTGAAGAAGATAAAGAACTGGATAAAACAGATAAAATGGTTATATCTCAAGAAAAAATATTGAAAAGTATGAATAAATACAAACCTCTTTTAGATACATTACAAGGTATTACAAAAAATATGGCAATTGTAAAAGGTGCTGCGAGTTCTTATTAATAAAGGATTAATAAAGGATTAATAACGATGCAGATAGTAGAAATTGTTGGATAAAAAATCGTATATAATAAAAATATAATAATATTTGTATTATATAAATACAATATGGCATTTCCAGGTCCTATCGATATTCCGATTATGGCCCAAACAATTATGGGATTTGTTGAAAGTGTTATGAATTTTTCACAAACAACTATTGGTGTGATTCAAAGCACAACTGGTGCTATTACTGGGTTATTTTCTAAATTAAAATTATTGACATTCTTTTCATTATTTGTTACTATTGGTAAATGTATAGTTATATTTTTTAATCTTGTATGGCACTCATTAGAATGGTTCTTGACAAAATTTATCCCGTGGTTATTTTACCCTTGGCCCCCCAATGTATTCGAAATTGGTAGAAAATATGATATATATGTGGAAGCCGGATTAATACCATGGGCACTTCGTTTTGCTATAGTGATAGCTACAAAAATCGGAAGTTTTCAAAAATGTTTTCTATGGTATATTATAGATATTGCTTGTTGGACATTATATTTACCATTTCGTTTTCTTTTTTGGTTTATTGATTTTGTATTAAATATTGGTGTTGTAAAAGGAGAACATAAAGTATGGAATTTTTTAAATGATATTGATTATTATATACATGGACCAGTTAAGAATTATTTTCTAGATCAATATGTTGCAATGTATGTAGGTGATAAAATGTATAAAAATGGTGAAATTGTGAATAATCCAAATGGAAACCAAAGGAATTCGAAAGGTGCACCGAATATTTTATTTGATAAGTTCAATTATAAAGATATAAACAAAAATGACAAAATAATCGATGTTGAAAGGGAAAAAGATATTAATGACAAAAATAATAATGAATCGATTACATATGATTCGAATAGTTTAAATCTGGGATTTCATATTTTTCATTTTCCAAATTCTGTTATGGAAACATGTTATAGGGCGACCAGTTATAAATTAGCAGATTTACATTCATATCCAATTGACGATTTTAATCGATTTTTGAAATGTATTTCTAGTCCATTTTAGAAAGACGATTATTTTGCTTGGCATGTAGATTATTTTTTATGTATTATATATATGGCAAAAAAATGTATTCCAGGAGTATTTTGTATTGAAAATATGACATTAGGTATTTTAATGATTTTATTCATTCTTTTAGCTTATATGTATTATATTTTTATTGTGAAGGTATCCGAAAAAAATGATAAGCAAATTGTTATATATCAAAATATGCTACCTCCACCAACTTCATCTGTTGTTTCTGTTTCTAGACCAAATGTGATTTTAGATTCATATGGACCGCCTTTAATAAATCCAAATCCGAATCCACTTGGCATTCCTGTGAATATCGAAACACGTGGATTAAATTTAGATTATACCCAAATGGGTATTTTAACTAGAGGAAACGGAAGTGATATGATATTGCCATTAATGGGTCGTAGATTAATGAGTGGTTTAGATAAATGGCAATATTACACCATTTCGAATACTGGTAATATGAATACAAAATTGCCTATTTCTGTTAAGGGAAGAAGTTGTTCAGGGGAATATGGATGTGATTCAATCGTAAATGGAGATATGGTATATGTTGAAGGATATAATGATACGTTTAGAGTAACTATATATGAATCAGGTAAGTTCAGTTATATACCATATATTTAGGTTGTTTTATTATATTTATCTATATTTATAATATAATAAAACTAAAACTTGATGGAAATAAAAAATCTCATGAAAATAAAAAATAATTTTTTATATCGTTTTTTTAATATTGAAAAAGAAAAAGATAATGATAATAAAGAAAATAAATTTATAAAAGGTGGAAGAAATATATATGATAAAGCAGAAGAACAAAATGAAATGCCACTTCCATTTTTATTTAATAATATAAAAGAACCAAAACAAGAACAAAATGAAATGCCACTTCCATTTTTATTTAATAATCAAATTTTGAACAATATATCAAAAGAACCAAAAGAAGAACAACAACTAAAAGAAGAACAACAACTAAAAGAAGAACAACAACTAAAAGAAGAACAACAACTAAAAGAAGAAAAACAACTAAAAGAAGAACAACAACTAAAAGAAGAACAACAACTAAAAGAAGAAAAACAACTAAAAGAAGAAAAACAACTAAAAGAAGAAAAACCAAAAGAAGAACAAGAAGTAAAAGAAGTAAAAGAAGAAAAACCAAAAGAAGAAATAAAAGAAGAAGTAAAAGAAGAAGAAGAACAAGAAGAACAAGAAGTAAAAGAACAAGAACAAAATGAAATGCCACTGCCATTTTTATTTAATAATCAAATTTTGAACAATATATTAAAAGAACCAAAAGAAGAACAACAACCAAAAGAAAAAGAAGAACCAAAAGAAGAACAACCAAAAGAAGAACAAGAAGTAAAAGAAGAAGTAAAAGAAGAAGTAAAAGAAGAAGTAAAAGAACAAGAAGAAGAAGAAGAAGAAGAACAAGAACAAGAACAACAACAACAACAACAAAATGAAATGCCACTGCCATTTTTATTTAATAATCAAATTTTGAACAATATATTAAAAGAATCAAAGAAATCAAATGAATCAAATGAATCAAATGAATCAAATGAATCAAATGAATCAAATGAATCAAAAGAATCAAAGAAATCAAAAGAATCAAAAAAAGGTCTTATATTTGTTTATAAATACGATGATCAATATAAGGTAGATAAAATATATGATTATACGAATCAACAAAATATTAATAATGATAATGATAATGATAATGTATATGATGCATTCTTAGAACATATTGATAAATATATAAATGACAAATCAAAAGAAAATATATAAATAAAAGAAGATAAACATTATTTATTATATAATATAAAGATAATACAATAGAAATATGTTTACATCTAATTTAACTTCAGAACCGAATACATCATCATCAGAAAAAACAAATACACGAGGTAATATAGCATCAGAAAATGCCAAATATAAAAATATAATAACAAATTATGATATAACAGAATCTAGTTATTTTGCAATAGATAATATTTTAGAAAATGAAAAAATAACAAATAAGAATGAAGCATGGAATAAATTGGATAAAACTGTAAAAATACAAAAACTGCATATTTTTTCAGAAAAATATGGGAAAGAATATAATATTCCCATGAAAGAAATAAAAAATTTAAAATTATTTTTTAACGATTCATTAGATAAAAACAAATTACAAAAAACAAAAGACGTTAATTATGATAAAGAAAAAGGAATTATATTATCTATTCCTGCTCTAACATTTAATCAAACAAATCGTAGTTTTACATTAAAAAACTTGGATTTAAAACATGTTTCAACAATTAAATCATTGACTCCCAAACGAACCAGTGAAAAAGCGAAAATAGATATAATATCCAAAGAATAAAAAGGTAATAATTGAAAAGGTAATAATTGAAAAGATATAAAAACATCATGTTATTTATTAATATAAAGTAAAATAAATAACATGATGTCTGAAAAATATACATCCGAATCTGATTCCGAATTAGAATCCGATTCCGAATCAAATTCCATATATGATACGCCATTTTATGAAAAACTGGAAGAAACGGAATTGAATGATTTAATATCAAGTATTCATGAATTAATTGAAGAATATATGAATATAGAAATTTTAAAAATGGCAAAACCAGACTTCCATGAAGAACTTATAAATGATGTAACAAATATTTTATTTCAAAATTTACAAGATGTTGAAATTTGTAAAGAAATCGATTATGATTCTGTTATGGAATTAGTTGATATTCAGTCTCAAATATATTTTGAAAATAAAGAAAACTCGAACACACAAATACCATTAAGAACAATCGAACATTGTAAATATAATTATCATTGCGAGCATTTGAGATTATCTGAAGATATTGCAAAATACAGTATAACAAAAAAGTTGGATGATGTAAGATTATTAAATGAGTCAACTCCTAAACAAAGAACACCTGAATGGTATAAATGTCGTTACAATATGATGACAGCAAGTAATTTATGGCAAGCATTGAACACAGAGGCACAACGTAATCGATTAATATATGATAAATGTAAACCATTAGATTTCGGATATACAGAAAACAAATGGGTAAATACAGATAATTCACTTCATTGGGGTGTAAAATATGAACCACTTACAGCTTTAATATATAAAAAAATAACAGGTGCAAAAGTAGAAGAATTCGGCTGTATTCAACATACAAAATATCCATTTATAGGTGCTTCTCCTGATGGAATTGTAACAAATCTAGATTCTCCATTATATGGACGAATGTTAGAAATCAAAAATATTTATAATAGAGATATGAATGGTATACCAAGTGAGGCATATTGGATTCAAATACAGATACAATTAGAATGTTGTAATTTAGATGTGTGTGATTTTGTGGAAACTCGATTTGAAGAATATAATTCGCATGTAGAATTCTTTGAGGAATCAAATAAAGAACGTATTCGAGGATTAATATTACATTTTATACCAAAAGATGGAAAATCAAATGTGCCTCTTTACAAATATATGCCATTAGATATTTCATTCAATGAGAACTCGATAGATGAATGGATATCACAATGTAAGAGTGAAATGCCAGAATATGCAATTTATACAAAAATATATTGGTATTTAGATGAAATTTTAATGTCAACTGTCGAAAGAAACCAAGTATGGTTCAAATCGGCATTACCAATTATAAAAGAAACATGGGAAACAATAGAGAGAGAAAGAATATCTGGATATGAACATAGAGCCTCAAAAAAACGTAATATTAATGAAGTTATGGTAATAAATACAACCGATGGTTCGGAATCACAAATAATTACAAATATGCCGCCTAATAATGGAGGAATATGTTTGATAAAAATTAATTAGGTGTAAAATAACCTATACCATTTTTATTTTCAAAAATAAAAATAAAGATATAAAGAATTTCCAATAATAAATACAATGAAAGTATTATATTTATTATTCACATTAATTAATTGTAAAAAAATAATAAAAAATATTGATATTCCAGCTTGTAGAAACTGTATTCATTACAAACCGAGTACATATAATAGTGATTTTACAGCATCATATAATAAATGCAGTAAATTTGGAGATAAAGATATTATTACTGATAAAATATCATATGATATTGCTGAATTCTGTCGAAAAGATGAAACACGCTGTGGGATAAATGCTAGATATTTTGAAAGAGAACCAAATATAGATATGAAAATACTCAAACATAATATAATGACTAATATGACTAATAATATATTAATATTATTAGTTGTTTCATATATAGTCACATTTTGTTATGTAAAAATATATCTAGCGTCTATGTAACATGTATATAACGTGTAACATGTAACATGTAACATGTAACGTCTATGTATTAGTAATTCATCAATAACGTCACAAATTTATTTATTTGGTATATGAAATGGATGTGATTTCGATAATGGTATTTTCAACAAATATAGACCCATTACAATAAAAAATACACCAGCATATTGAAAATAATTATCGAAACGTTCACCTAATATAAAATAGGCAAAAAGACTTTCTATAAGACTACTTGTTCCGTCCCATGCATTATTTACCATTAAAATGGTCGAACCTTGCAAATTGATGATCAACATAATAATAACACCAATATATCCGATTATACCTAATCCTAAATAAATTTCACCTTTATCATTCGCATATTCTTTTAGTGAGACATCACCGAGTATTTCGACAAATGAAAGAGCTAATATCTGAGGAAGACTCATTATATTATATATATTATATAATAAAAGATGTATAAAAATGAATAAAAATTTGATTTGTTTTTATTCAATAATAAAGATAATATAATACCTAAAACTATAATCAAGAATGAACAATTCTGATGTCTTACACGAGTCCGATGTGGTTGAACATAATGTAATTAATGATAGGACGTTAACAATATTAACAGAAGAAGCTCCATCAATTGAAGAGATTAATTTTATAATAACAGATATATTATCTATTGATACACCTCAAATTAATATTTCACCAACATTAAATAATAAAAGTTTTAATGGTGAATGGGAAATTAAAATAAATGCGCATACTACGATAATTATTAAACAGTTTAAAGGAGAAAGTAGTTGCGTTGATTATTTAGTATACGAGGGATATGTTGACGATAATACGAATGCTGGAAATGCGTTATGTATACTAGAAAGCACGAAAACTACCGACAAAAGTAGTAGAAATACTGCAGTTAATCAGCGAATCACAAAATTTATGGTATATGACAGATTATATCCGACAAGTCAGGCAAGAAAAATTATGTTCTATCAACCATATAAAAAAAATGAATGCACCAATAGATGATACATATAAGAATCTAGCGAAAAATAAATTATTGAGAATATATGTAATAAATCCGACAATTGTAAATCATCATAATAGTTTACCGAGCACAATCATCAAATAATATTATCTTTTGACAAAAATACATATAAAATAAAATACATATAAAAATTGATTTTTATGTATTTATATAATGCAATATGATACATATCCAATTATCACTTCTGTAAAAAATAAACTGGATTTTTTTTTACATTCAAAAAAAATACCACATATCATTTTTCATGGACCATCTGGAACAGGTAAACGAACAATTGTGAATCAGTTTTTATCGAATATTTATGGACATGATAAAGCCAAAATGAAATCAAATATAATGTATGTAAATTGTGCACATGGGAAAGGTATAAAATTTATTCGTGAAGAATTAAAATTTTTTGCAAAATCAAATATACAGTTTAATTGCGGAGTGATGTTCAAAACAATTGTTTTATTAAATGCTGATTTCCTAACAATTGATGCACAATCGGCATTACGTCGGTGTATAGAGTTATTTAGTTTTAATACTCGTTTTTTTATTATTGTAGAAAACAAACATAAATTATTGAATCCAATTTTATCTAGATTTTGTGATATTTATATTCCTGAAACGATTGGTTCAAATGGTTCGAATATAAATTTGCATCAACATACAATTCAAAAGAAATATACATTTGAAGAATTAAATAAAACACGTATGAATATTCTTTCTGAAAAAATGTCTTGTCATCTTTTTACAAAAGATGGTTTGAAAGAAATTACTCATATAGATTTAGTAAATTTAGTGTGTCATTTATATGAATCAGGTTATTCTTGTATAGATGTTATCGAATGGATAAAAAAAGAATGCAATACATGTGATGAAAAAGAAAAATCGGCGATTATTCTAGTATTTTATAAAATTAAATCAGAATATAGATCCGAAAAATTATTAATGTTATATATTTTAGATTATACTTTTTTGCGTCAAAATAAAGATATCAAAAATATAGGGTTTATGTAATATGGACGATTTTGTTATTTCGAATTTACATGAGTCTAGAAATGAATGGTGCAATCGTTTAGTTAGTATTCTTACACCACTTATTTCTGAAGGTATCCGTTCCATTTTTAATGAAGCTTGGAAACTATGTTTAGAAACAGATGAATTAAATAAATATTTGATGACATTTCAAAATTTGCTTTCTCGTATTCCAAAATGGAATTCAATCATTATTGAAGAAGAACGAAAACGAATTATTGAAAGAAGTGGATGTAATTATTTAGAAGATTTGATAACATGTGTTCATATTATACAATTGAAAGTGCTTACATGTATTCGTGTTGGAAATCGTCAAAAAAAAATTGATATATCGATTCCAAAATTAGATATTTTTTTACATAAAGTATACATTCATGTTGCACGTAAAGTTTATATGAATGTTTATTTGTTTGAGAAAAATATCACATCTCTTCAAATACAAAAACATGGTCGTGAATTGGAAATAATTATTCAAGAATGTATTTTAACTGCTATACGTGAGAGTATTCCAACTGAAGACATAATAAAAGCATATATGGATGAATCTGTAGAACTAGAAGAAGAAGTGATTATTGAAAATATAGAAGAGCCTGTTTTATCTGGAGATAAGGATTTGGATTCACTGGATGCACATAAGGATTCATTTGATGTTGATGCAGATGCGGATGCACATATAGATGCAGTGGATAAAGATATGCCAAGTATCGTGCCATCTATTAAAAATATAGATGATTCTCCCGTTATTACTAGATTATCATTTAATGATTATGATTCTGTATTGAATTCAGAGAATAAAGAAGAAACTGTTAATGCACCAAAAACGATTGAAAGATTGGAAGGAATTAGCACAGAAAGAGCAATACAGAGAAAATTAGAAGAGGATGATGAATTAGATAATAAAATACAAATTCATACAGATAATATATCGTTAGATGAATTAGATTTGTTTGATATGGATAAAATAAATGGCTCTGATGATTTTGTTTCATTAGATGATATTGAAGAATTGAATTAATATATTCAAAAAATACTTAAAAAATAGTAAGTGTCTATATATTATGGAAATTGTAAAAAATGTCTTTATAGAAAATTGTAATAATTCATCTGATATTAATGAACATTTGCCTACTTTATATAAGTATGCAACAGAATGTGAAACAATTATTGAAACTGGAGTTAGGAGATGTGTATCATCTTGGGCATTTGTATATGGTCTTTTGAATAATAATAAGGATATTAAGAAAATATTATTAAATGATATAACTGAATGTCATATACAACAATTGGTAAATGCAACAAACGCAACTAATGTTGTATTAGATTATAAATGGATGAATAATTTAGATTTGAAATTAGAACATAATTATGATATGATTTTTATTGATACATGGCATATTTATGGTCAATTAAAACGAGAACTAGAAAAATTTGCACCAAATATAAATAAATATATAATTATGCATGATACAACGGTTGATGAAATATATGGAGAAACAATTCGAATGAATTGGAATGCAACTCAACAATCGATTGAAAGTGGTTTCAGTATAGAAGAAATTAATTGCGGTTTAGGTAAAGCAATTGACGAATTTTTGGAAAAAAATAAAGAATGGGAACTATTTGAAAAATACAATAATAATAATGGTTTAACTATTTTGAAGAGAATAGAATAGAATAGAATAGAATAGAATAGAATAGAATAGAATATAATAGAATATAATAGAATAAAACATCGATTATCAATTCGTATTTTATAAGAATAAAATATGAAACCTTTTATTTATACATACAACATGGAGAACTTATTCCTTTTTGCGATTTTCACTACGATTTTCTTTATTATAATAAAACTAGTTGAAATGAAATATTTAGAAAAAGAAATAAAACCATTGAAATATATTATACGTGATGCGGTTATTGTTTTCACTTCAGCATTTGGTGCTGCATATGGATTTTTCTATATGAAAGGGTCTATTAGTGATTTTTTTAATATTGTTACAGAAAATAAAACATTGAATATGGAAGCTACGAAAATTTTTACTGATAGTCCCGGATTTTAAACCCTTGAAGAATTAAAATGGGACATTTTAATTCGTAAAGGGTCACATACTAGTAACGATTTAAAATGACGCCCTCTGGGGCGTCCCATTTTAAATCTTCACTGGTATAAACCCTTGAATATTACTCTAAAATGGGACATTTTAATTCGTAAAGGGTTTAAATCTTCACTGGTATAAATTATTCGAATGGTTAATATTTAAGCATAACATGGCATTATATCAATATCAATCAAATCAATCGTATTTTTTATTATTTTTTCATCCATTTTTATTTTGAATTGATGAAAAAAAGGGTCGTCCAATTGTGCTTTCGGTGTATGAGAATGAACAGTTCTTGCAATCATTTTATATAGTTTAAAGTTCTCATATCGTTCATTTCCATTTTTCATATATAATACGTTTTTTCCATTATCGTCCGTAATCCAACGAATAATTGTTCTTTGCAATTCGTCTGGCATAAAATCAGTTTCATTCTCATCATCTACATCTAATATAAAATCATATATGGAACATCCAAGACGACATAAATCAAAACTGTAATTTGGATCTAATCTAGGTTTTTTCTTATTAAAATAGGGTTCAAAATTATATTGTGTATGAGCATCACCATCTGATGCAAAACTATCACTACAAAATGTTTTTCCTTTATATTTATAAATAGCTCTTCCATAATCGATAATCTTAAATATTCTTCCATATGTTGGCACTTTATAATATGTGTTTGAATACTTGTATGTAATATATTCTTCCTCTGTTTCAATAAACATAATATTATTTGTATGTAGGTCATTATGTGTAAAATGAAATGCTTTTTGATAAATAATTAGATTCATAATTACTTGAAATAATGCACTTGCACAAGAATCTATATCAAGTTGTTTTTTTACAAATAATTCATCTAATGTTCCTTTGCATTTCTCTAGACAAATCATCTGAACTGGAAAATTATATAAAAAAGCATTTAATTGTGGTTCTTCTTCATCGTCTTCTTCATCGTCTTCATCGTCTTCATCGTCTTCATCGTCTTCATCGTCTTCATCGTCGCCATCGTCTTCATCGTCTTCATCGTCTTCATCGTCTTCATCGTTGTCCTCATTATCAGAATAATTTATATCACTATTATTCGAACTATTGGTAGAATTTGTATCAGATGCATTCTTATCATATATACAATCACTTGTATCAGTTGTATCAGTTGTATCATTCATAGTTGTATCATTTGCTTCATTAATCTCAATAATGTTATCAATATCACAATTATCTAATAAAATATTTGAATTGTTATGAATCAGTAATTTATTTTTATTATTGCGAGAACCGAAATTTGCAAATGGATTATTTACCTCTTCAATTTCATATATTTTTCCCTTATTTTTTATAAAATAATCGGATTGACCTAAATAATCAATATCATCTGCTGCATTAAATTTATATTTTTCTTGAATGCCTAAAAAAGAACCATAATAATCGATTGCATTTTTACATTTATGATGATGTAATAATTGACTCGATAAATAACAAAAAAAGTTATCTACATAGGATGCATTATTTGGATTACTTAATTTATTAATCGATTTATTATTATAAGACGGTAGAATTACTAAATCTTCTCTTTTATTTTTATATTTACCTATTAAAAAACGTATTGGATCTAATAATGGTGCAAATTTAATAAATATTTTGCGTTTAATTAGAGAACCAGTTAGAGAATCACTATTTACATAATCAATTACTGTATTCAAATCACAAATATGATATTTATTATTTAGTGATATAGAATCATAATTTGAATCATTCATTTGAAAAAATATATCATAAATTGGATTATAACATTGAATTTTTGATATATGAAATGGACAATAATTATATTTCTCTTTATACAAATCGCCTTTTTTTTCATCGCCTTTTTTTTCATCGCCTTTTTTTTCATCGCCTTTTTTTTCATCGCCTTTTTTTTCATCGCCTTTTTTTTCATCGCCTTCTTCGGAAAATTGTTCTAAATTTTTGAGAATAGGTTTTGTTATTTTTTGATAATTAATATTGAATTTAGACATTATATACTTCAAAAGAATATTATATTCAAGTGATTTAACGAAATATCAAATATATATTAAAAAAAATATTCAAATATATTCAAATAAAACTATAATTTTATTTGAATAACCTGTATGTATATGCGTTCTAAATATTTATTAAAATACATTTAAATATATATAAATGACATTGGAATTAAAAAAATTTGATATGCGTACAATAACATTTAAACCTGATGAAAATAAAGGCCCTGTTATTGTCATGATAGGACGTCGTGATACTGGAAAATCATATTTAGTAAGAGATTTATTATTTCATCATAAAGATATTCCTATAGGAACAGTTATTTCAGGAACTGAAGCTGGAAATGGGTTTTATGCTTCTCATGTTCCTAAATTATTTATTCATGAAGAATATAATACGGTTTTAATCGAAAATATATTAAGAAGACAAAAAGTTGTCCTTAAACAAGTAAATAAAGAAACGGAACAATATGGCAGAACAACAATCGACCCTAGAGCATTTGTCATATTAGATGATTGTTTATATGACCAATCATGGACACGTGATAAGCTAATGAGATTACTTTTTATGAATGGAAGACATTGGAAAATAATGCTTATTATTACAATGCAATATCCTTTAGGTATACCTCCCAATTTGAGAACAAATATTGATTATGTATTCATTTTGAGAGAACCATACATGACAAATAGAAAAAGAATATGGGAAAATTATGCATCAATGTTTCCAACACTCGAATCATTCAATTCTGTTATGGATCAAACAACAGAGAATTATGAATGTTTAGTGATAAATAATAATGCAAAATCAAATAAATTGAATGACCAAATATTTTGGTATAAAGCCGAAGGCCGACCAGATTTTAAATTAGGTTCAAAAGAGTTTTGGGAAATATCTAAAGGAATGGGTTCTGATGATGAAGATGAAGCATATGACCCAAGTAAATCAAAAAAGAAAACGACGGGTCAACAAATCACTGTTAAAAAAGGGAAATGGTAGTCAAATAAATACTGATATATAATATATAATATATAATGAATGAAATTAATGCTATTGTAGGTGATACATTATATGAAATTAATAGTATACCATTAAATAAATTGTTTTATACTGCAAATATGAGGGATTCTAACAATAATTATTCTGGTTTTATAAAAGTATATGATAAACTAAATACAGTTGAAGAAAATGATTTTCCAAACAAATATTCTAATAATAATGTGGATTTACTTTTAAATAAATGCAGTTATTTCACAGAATATTATTCCGGAGAAAATACTGTTAGTAATTTATCAGGTTATAATAAATTATCCTTTTTTGTTGTTGCAGGTGGTGGAGGAGCAGGAGGATCTACTAGTAGTGCCTCAGGTTCATCGGGAGGGGGGGGAAATATGTATAGATTTAATACCATATATGGAAAACCAGTAAGTTCATTTACATATAGAATTGGATCTGGAGGTACTGGTGGAACTAACGGTGGCAAAGGTGGAAATGGTGGTAACTCAACATTAAGTGTAACATTTACAGATTCAACTATATTTAATGTTACTGTTTATGGTGGAAATGGTGGTGATGGTAATGGTGGAAGTGGTGGAACTAATTCAGGTATTAGTACTACTACCATTGGAAATATGAATGTTGAAAGTGAAACGAATTATTTAGGATCTACTGGTGGGAATGGAAGAGGATCTGGTGGAAGTTATCAAGCAAGTCAACCATACCATGTAATGAGTGGATTTTTTGTAAATAGTATAACCCTCAATAATATGCCTGTGATTACTAATATTGTTTCAAATAATCCTAATATATCTTATTCTACTGCAATTGGTTGTGGTGGTTACGGTATTAGAAAATTGGCCAATTTAGATGGTATAAATGGTGGTGATGGATATATTCGTTGTTATTTTGCTTAATAGGTTCATTACAAAAAAAGAAAACAACAGGTCAACAAATCACTGTTAAAAAAGGGAAATGGTAGTTCATGAAAATAATTACTTGATAAATAACTTAAATAACTTAATATAATATTTTTATACATATGAAAGTATATGATAGTAAACGTGGTAGATTAGGAAATGCTGTTTTTAGATATTTTGCAAGTACATTATTTAGAATATTATATAATGCTGATAGGACATATAATGAATATGAATGTAATAAAATAATTTCAGATGATGAATTTATTAAATGGTCAAATTATATATTAAATACAAATATTATTCCAGATATTGATTTAAATTCAAATTATATGTTTGATGGATATTATCAACACGATAATATTTATATTAAATATAAAAAAGAAATTATTAATTGGATTATAACTCATCCTGATGAATTATTATGGACAGATGGTAATAATAATTATAATAATGATTATCATTATAAATCAACATCATATAAAAATATTGATTTATTAATAAATCCATATTCAGAAAAAATATATCAAATTGTTATTCACTTAAGATTAGAAGATTTTATAAATAATTCAAGTGTAATTCATCCAGAATCAATTAAAAATATATTAGATAAGATAAATGAAAAAAATATTTGTATTGTAGTAAATAAACCAACATTAGAAATTGAAATTAAATATATTAATTATTTTAAAAAATATTATAATGTAACTTTAGAATCAAATTCTATTATAGAAGATTATCATATAATGAAAAATTGTAAAATTTTAGTATGTTCTTGTTCAACAATAAATTGGATAGCAGCATTTTTATCAAAAACTGTTGAAAAAGTATATTTTCCAAATTATAAAAATAATGATAGAATTCATGAAACATTTAAAAAACCAAATGAAAATACAATTTTATATGAATTTAAAAAGTGTTCAAAAAATGAATTGGAAGATTTTTTGAAAATATAACAAGAAAAGTAAAGAAAATATACAAATAATTATTTATACACCCTTGAACATCTTAAATGGAACGCCTTCAGGCGTTCCACTAGATGTCTCAAGGGCAACGTTACCGATAAATCAATTGAAAAGCACGGTCATCAAAGATGACCGTTCCAATTCAAATGTTCATCGGTGTAAAAAGGTTTATAAATAATTGGCGTTTGAAATGTTAAAAGGTGTAAAACAATCGTCGAATCGTCTCTAATAATCGAAAAAATGGTGTATTATTTGTATCATGTAAAATATTGTTCGCAGTTTCTTCTATTACATCATGTAAATGTATATTATTTGATTCAATATATATACAATATATAATAAATATAATAACTGCAATGCTGATTTCATTGAACCACCGTACTTTTTCTTTACGAAGTAAAAAAAGTGGAATTATTTTGAATAAAATAATAACTAAAATATATTTGAATAATACTGGAATTGTCGCATCATGAAATAGTAAATATACAAATAATATAATGTTCTCAAATAATGCAATAAGTAAGGCAAATCTTGGATTGAAATATGTTTTGACAAATGTTGATTTTATGCATAAAATAAACAAAATAAACCATGCAAAAATCCAATACGAAAACAAATAATCCACACTAATATATTTTATCATTTACTTGTCACTATATAATAATACATACCCTAAAAATATTCCAAAGAAATTTTTGGAAAATAAATCAAGAATATTATAAGCAATATTTTTGTATTTGTATTTCAATATGGAAGAAAATCCATATAATGACCAAATTGTAATAAAATAATAAAATGTAATTCTTCCAATACTCGTATATTTCGCATATGTTTCGTATATTAAATAAAAAAACATACAAAATGGTATGAATCCCAATATTGCACTAGTCAATGGTCTTAATTTCCCTATTTCTGCTAAATAACCAAAAAATAACATTATTGCGTTTAATGCAAAAATTGGAAGCAAAATATAAATATTTGATTTTGCCGTTGAATAAAATGTATGTGTATTATTCTTATGATGTATACTATATAAATACATGCAATATGTAAATAACATTGAAGGTGTTGTAATGACCCAATCAAAATATCTATATTTAGTAATATTTTTAATATTTGAAAAATTGAAAACTAACCAAAGATAAAAAATACTCTCTATAAATTGAACAAAAAATTCTATCCACAATAAATGTTTGATAAAAGACAATGATGGACTAAATTCCATTGAAAGAACATAAATATCAAATATTTGTGTAACTACTTGAATGAATAAAGAAATTACGCTAGTATCATATATTATACTCATTATAATATATGAAAATATATTTTATCGTTTTTTTCGTTTTTTTTGTAATCACAACATGTAATCACAACATGTAATCACAACATGTAATCACAACATGTAATCACAACATGTAATCACAACATGTAATCACAACATGTAATCA